ACCGCTCTGAGAAATCTATGATTATCTCTTCTTGCTTCAACGAGGCTGCCCAAGGGAACGGCTTGGTTTTCGCCAGTAAAACTCCCCATGAGTGGGAGTCTTACGCGGTTCGATCCGCAGCCGGCAACTCCCCCAGGTCTCACATCCTCTCCACAAGCGTCACTTCCGGCAGAGCTTGCCGTAGTGAACCGATTGTACTCAGTCGATGCGCGGCGAGCAACGGCTGGCAGAAAAGAACGGATAGAAGCAGGAAACAACAGATCTCAGCGAGCAGTTACCTACCCTGATGATTTCCACAACCGGAATGATTTCGTTGTGGAACCCCGTCACGACCTTTATCTTTTTTTCCCTTTACCAGAAAGTGATTTTCCTTCAACCACTGCCGATTCGACTGATCCCTATAGTGCCATAACAGAAATCGTGGTCGAATACGGCGAATGGTACGTGACATGATTAAGCCATTGGTTTCTCTTGTGGAATATCCGGTTGCGCGGCCATCGTCGCCTTCGCATTTTCCGACAGGAACCGCTGCAACAGATCAGCTTCCTGTGCTGTATTTTTCCTGTTCAACTCCGCCGACAGCGCCGCGTTCTTCCGTTCCAGGTCAGACGCCGCAATCGCATCCTTCCGCCGAATATCCGCACGGGCGCGCTCATCATCCATCTCCGCTCGCTTGCGCTGCAACTCATCCTGCATCGCCATCTGCGCGGCCTGTCCTTCGTTCGGGTCAGGCGGTTCCGGTTTCGGCATCAACTGCGCGGCCTGCGCGGCCATCATCGCAATCTGGTTTTCGATCTCGGGCGACATCTCTTCACCGGGCGGAATCTGCTGCCCCATCGCCTGCTGATACATCAACATCGTTTGCATCGCCACATGCTCGGCGATGTGACTCATAATCACCGTCTGAATCTCGGAACGCTTCTTACTGCCCGCCGCACCCACAAACTCCGGGACTCGCTCCAACAGGTCTTGATGCACAATGATGTGCGCCGTATGGTCTTGATCTTCATAGGCTTTTACCGGCCCTCCCGTCAACATCGCCGTACCCTCGGTGACCGGATCGGCGCGGGGTGGGGGTTGCTCGGGCGGCATAATCTCATCCGGGTTCTGAACGCGCATGGCGATCAGCATGTTGTGGTTCACCTTGCGAATGTCGTACAGGTCGGGGTTCCCGTTCGCCAAATCCATCACCGCCTGCGCCAGGGCAATGCGATGGGTGGCAGACACTACGTTCGGGTCGCTGACCGGGATCACATCGACCCGCTCATCAAAGTCCTGCGCCATAATCGTGCGATCCTGGCCGGGAACTTCATACGGGTAGCCGTCCTCGGGAAGCGTCTCGTAGCACAGTTCCGCAAAGCGATGCAGTTCATGCTGCTGACTGCGATGCAAGCGCATGTGAATCCCGGACATCACCTTCAAGCCCTGCTCAATCAACGCCAGGGTCGTCCCTACTGGCCCATTGGTGTTGGCATCCCCCACCAACACCTCCGTCGCGCCGCCCAATCGTCGGCCCAACTGATCCAGCAGCCCCAACAGGTTAAACAGAACCGCCGAGGGTTCCTTGTACGGCATCGGGAAAAAGGCTTTACTCAGTTCCTCGGTGGTCGATTCTACTTCCTTCCACTCACCGGGGGAGATGGTGGTGTCCTTCCCGAGAATCTTGGCATCCCGACTGCGATACCCGCCCGGAAGGTTCGAGAAGTGCGCCGCATCCAACAGCGCCCGCAACGCGCCGGTCGCTGAGCGCGTTAGCCCGCCCATCACATGCAGCAATCCAAACCCGTAGAAGCCCAAACCCGGCAAGAACTTGTAGTGCGTGACGTGCTGCTTGGGTTCACGCAGCGGGTCGCCTTCCTTCCAGTTCCGATAGATCGCCAGTACCCGGCCCTGCTCTTTCTCGACGTGAATCACATACGGCGAATCCAGTTCCTCGTCGTCATCAATCCCAGGGAGCTTCATGAAGCAGGTCTGCTCCAGGATCACATGCCGTTGCGCATCATCGGCCCAGTGATGGCGCGATCGGGAATCTGCTGCATCAATCTCATTCATCAGGGTCGTATCGGTTTGTGACTCTTCATCTGAGGGTTCCGACAATTCGATGTCCTGATAGAACCCATTGATTTGCAATTTGCGCACATCGTTGTGGGTCATCCGCAGAACGTGCGTGGTACGCGGCGCGGTCTCCAGTGAATCGCAGTGATAGGGCACTACGAAATCACCGGGGTTAATCAGTTGCCGGATAATGCGTTTCTTGAGCGGGCAGTAGTAGAGCTTGATGAACGAGGAACCGGACAGCGGCAAGCGAAATAACATCTGATCGGTGATCGCAAACGCATCCTTCATTTCGATGGTGTAGGCGTAATTGGTGTAGTCCTGTACTCGCTTGGCCTGTTCCTCTTTCTCCTGACTAATTGCGCCCATCACGATGGTCTTGCACGGCCCGTCGGGAGGCCAGATTTCACTGAGCGCCCGCGCCTGGAATTGCAACACCGCTTCCATCAGCAGGGGATGTACGACCTCCGCCGCCCCATCAAAGGTCGCGCCGCCTTCGACATTCTCGGAGACACCGAGTAAGCGCACTCCCATCGCCTCGCGTTCCAGCCAGTCCTTACGACTTTCCTCGTCCCAATCGAATCGCTCACAGACATCATCGGCAATCCGATCCAACTCGGTTTCGCTGAGGTCTTCCGCCAGATTGCGTGAGAACTCGTCACTACCGGGAGGAAGCAACGTCCCGATCATCCCCTCTTCTTCGTCGGTGAGAATCTCACTTCCACCCTGCTCCATCAACGCAAAGATGTTCGCCATCTCCGGGTCGTTTGGGGCAGCAACACCTTGTTCCTGCGGCATCGGCATCGGGAGCATGTTCGAGGGATCGGCCTCCATCATCGGGAGCGCCGCTTCATCCATCGGCGGGAGCATACTTTCGTCGGGGATCATCTCAAGTTCTTGCGGGATCATGGTGTTCTCTCAGTCTCACGACTGTGTTAGGCGGCTTTCAGATTCGGTTGCTGTTGCGCATGTTTGACTCGCGCCACGGCAATCGCAAAATACTCGGCATCCCTTTCGATCCCGATACTCTTCATTCCTTCCAGGCAGGCGGCTTTCAAGGTGGAACCACTCCCCATAAAGGGGTCGAGGACAACCCCGTTAGGAGGAAGCACTAATTTTGTAATCCAGCGCATAAGGGAAGTTGGCTTACAGGTAGGGTGATAATTATGTCTTTTCGTATCCCTACTATTTCCGCTTCCGGTTTTTATGTTGTAGTTATCGTCTTCCATTAATCCACAAGCGACTAAGTTTAATTCCTCACATCCACTGTCACGATCCCGCTTTGTCGCCTTCCCGCAATAGAATAACGGATCGGCATCCAGGTCATCGTCGGAATAGCCGAGGTGTGGGAAGAAACGGGCGGCGCTTCCTGAATCGCCTGGGTAAATTGGGCCTTGCTTTTGATAATTACCTTGACCTGGGCGATATTTGCTTACAGGTCTTGCGCTACTTGGTGAATTACATGATTTACTTTCAGGAAACATCTGACTCACCGCTTCCGACCCGTCAAGCAATAGATTTGGAGGCCAGCGGCCCTCTGGATGATTGTGTTTCTCAATCTCCTTGAGACCCCATTCATGTTCAGAAACTGTCTCAACAGGTTTTCCAATAGGTGCGGTATCACTGATATTTTTTGCCCAGGATTCATTTGTTCCTACCCGACACGCATCAATATGGATTGCGCCGGTTCCGTGTTTTCTGATATTATCCACCATCCGGCCTTCCGGCGGTTTCTGCGCAACAGCCGCCGGTTCCATTGCGGGCTTTAGCGACTGCTTTCCATAAAACCAGCCTTCCCATTGCGCGGCTTCCGGGGAAGCGGGAGCTGTTAATCTACAAATAGATTCCATGTCTGCTGTTTTATTCCCAATTAATCTTCCACCCCTCATGTCTTTTGTGCATCCTATTTTATTTGGGTTTGGGCCAATATCTTCTCTTTCCAATCCAAGACTCTTGTCCAGCATTTTTGAGAGATTCGTGGCTTTTGGGAACGAACTACCGTTGACCCACCCAATAATCGGGTGCAACCAAAACCCTTCATCCTCCAGCGCAATCATCAGTCGATGTACTGTTCTCGATCCGCCAAACGCGACTAAATACCCACCCGGCTTTAATACCCGATAGGCTTCTTTCACCCAGGCGCTATGCCATGCCTGCATCTGCTGACCTTCGTTATCGCCGGGTAGAGACTTATGTTGTGAGTCGAAATCCTTACCCATAAAATTCAGCAAATACGGCGGATCGGTAACGATAGCCTCTACGCTATTCGCCTCCATCTCGCGCATGACCTGAATACAATCCCCGTGATAGAGGATGGCATCACCGACAACAAGAGGTTCAATCACGCTGTTTATCCTTTGTAATTTCCATCATCATACTCAACCACCACTCGTTCTTCGCTACTTGTTCCCAGTACGAGATGCGGTAGCGTTCGTTCAGGATCGCCCCCACCCAATGCAGTGTGCTTCTCATTCCCGATACTCCCGGATGACCTCGCCTTCTGCTTCCAACCACTTGAATCCCGGTTCACTCCGATCCCCGGTCGTCCCATTCAACCGACGTAAAAAAACCCGCGTTTGCGGGTTTCTCATCAGGCTCACCTCGATCTCTACCGGGGTGATTCGCGTCACCGTCACCGGTTGACTTTCGATGCCGTTTTTACTTCGTTCACACAGATACATCCACTGTCCGATCTCAACCGGGTAGCTACGCATAGACCGCCTTCTTCCGAGGGAGTAAACGAGAAACATTATCAGGAAGTTCATCCTCGTCATCCTCAATATCCGCCGAGGGTTGAATCATCCAACTCTTGGTCAGCCAGATAAACGCCTGACTGATTGTGTCTGCCGTGTCATTTGGGTTGCCGGGGCGGAAGGTACAGAGTTCGTCAATCACATCGTCTGCCCACTTCCGATCGGGGTAGTACACGCGTCCATCTTCAAACAACGCCTGCGCTCGATAGGCTCGCGCAAACTTGTCGCGTTCTGGATTGAACGCATGGATCGGCAATCCCGCCCGTCGCAGGTCTTGCACCAACGACATACCCGAGGCTTTTTTCTCGATGATGACCTTATCCGGTTCATACTCCCGGTACGCCAGTAGCGCCTCTTTGCGCAGGTCTGAGTAATCAATGCGACCCTTCCACGCCTCCAGTAGAATGACGTTCACGTAGTCGTCGTCAGGCCGCTGAAACACACCCCAGGTCGTTCGGGCGCTGTAGGAATTCGACTTAATATCCTGCTCGGTGTAAGCGGTATCCCAGGACTGCACAATGTACTTGCAATCCGGGAGCGGCTGATGATCCGGCCACTTCTTCCACCAACCGCGCTTGAAGATTTCGCCCTCTTCGATGAAGGGCTTCTGCTGATACAGTGCTTCCCAATCGCGCAGGGGCAGGGTGCGCTTAATGCTTTGCAGGATGCTGAGAGGAAACCGCTCCGGCCAAAGCGCCTCGCCCTTTTCATTGATCGCCGGGAGATTCAGAACCGTCCAGTTCTCGTGCTTCTGATCGCGCTGCAACCAGCCTGCGAGGTCGTCCAGATTCCACCGGGTCTGACAGACAATGATTGCGCCATCGCCCATTAAACGAGTGTAGGCGACAGCGGTAAACCAGTCTTTCAGGCGGCGTCTATAGGACTCAGAATCACTATCTTCTCGGTTTTTCGTCGGATCGTCCACTATGATGCAGTGAGCGCCGCGCCCAGTCATTGCCCCTCCAACACCCACCGCAAAATATCCACCGGTTTTTGGGGCTGCAAGATTAAATTTATCAATCGCTGCTGAGTCATCAGACAGCTTTGCTCCTGGGAAGATATCTTGAAATAAAGGATCAACTAATTGATTCCTTACCTTGCGCCCAAAGTCCGAGGCTAATTCCTGTCCGTAGGAAGCTGTAATTAATCGCTTGTCTGGATTTCTTCCTAAAAACCAGGCCGGAAAATACTCCGATACCAACATACTCTTGCCGTGTCTCGGTGGAAGCTGGATAATAAGCCGCTTAATCTCCCCGCGTTCTACTTGCTCCAGGTAATGCGCCACCAGCCGATGATGCGCCGCTGGTTCATACCCTGCCCACTGTAAGCAGGCGTAGGCCAGCAACGAATCGTGCGCAAACGCCAGAGCCGGGTCGTCATCTACAATCACCGTCGGGACTGCCGGGAGGCCCACCTTCACGCGCCCGTACTTGTGCGATATTTCTTTCAGGTTCTCTTTGCGTTCCTCGAACACCTTAAACCCTAATTGTGTCGTACACCCACAGCAGGTCGCCTTACCCTTCACCAACGAAAGCCGACTCACCAGCGTTTGATTCCCGCAATCGCAGGCACACTTCCAGTAGGTCATCTGCGGCCCATCCAGGCGCTTCCTGACTTCCCCAAACGCAAACACCGTCAACTTCCCAAACCGCTGGCCGCGCAAATCCTTGATCCGCCCGTGATGCAATGGAGTTGTATCAATCGGCGGCGGGGGGACAGGATTCTCTTCGACCTCGGGGCGATTCCGATACGGATCAACCGGCTTCTTCACCTTCCGGGCTTCCGTCTGCTTCTTTCGATACGCATACCCACACGCATACGAGCAGAACTTGCGAACGCGCCCACACGACATCCTCGGCCCAGAACTCACCGTCCCACACTCCAGGCACGTATAGGTCTCAATCGGGATCGGGGTTCGTTTAGGATGCGCCTTTCGATAACATTCCTTCGAGCAATAGTTCTGCTTCGAGTACTTCGACCAACTCTGAAACTGCTTACGCGGGATAACCTCCCCACACTCCAGACAATTCCGAACCTTCTCTTCCGTTGAATCAACCATGTCTCATCGTTCTCAACTGTTCTAATCGACGTTCGTCCATCGGCTTCTTCCACACCCCTTCACGCTCCACATACCCACGCTCAGCCATCTCTACCGCAGAGCGACATCGCCGCCCATAATCCGGGCCGATGTCCACGTAATTCCCGGTACGATGCTCATCAAACCCACTCAACCCCGAAAACACCATCCCACACGCCCCGCAGGTATTCTTCATAGAACCTTCCTCTTGAATTGCGATTCTGACGCTTACCTAAGCACCACAAGCAATGATCTCTACTGAGGACGTAAAAAGATGGGTCTAAACACGAAAACGCCTAAAATGCCCTACAGTGAGGCGTCAGAATTGATTTTCAAATAAACGCAAAAATAGCCTTCTCTCGATTGTTCCCAAAAAGCGCGTTTTGTCAATCGTGCTTCCCCCCGCTAATCGCTCGTAGCTTCGGGGTTTCACTGAACGCACCGCCTGCCGCTGTGATAAATCCTTCAAGGGAATCTCCTGATCCTGCGCATCCACCAACATCAAAGCGATACCCTGTTTGTCATGGGGCGTAAAATACAGATTCAGGCCCGTAAGATAATCTGCCTCCCGCCCATACAAATCGAAGACCTGATCAATCAAGTCATGCACCGCAATCCGCGTCAACTTCCCGTTCGTTTTAACCCGCATGTCGCTGCTCCTGTTTCGCTGACTTTGATTCGCTTACTTTGCGCTGCCGAGCGCGCCACCGCTCCTGCATCAGACTGCTGTAATCCCCTTTCCACACCTCATGTGAATCCAACACCAAAACCCCTTTCTCCCTGCGCTCCACCTGATTGTTGCAACGCAATATCCGCATAGCCTTTGCCACTCTGGGCTGATCTATCCCCAACGACAACCCAATCTCTTTCTGCGTCACCCGTAACTGATTCCCGAACCCGGTGTTCGCAATCAACCACAACCAAACACGCAATACATCCAAGTGATATGTTCGCTGCGCAAACGCCTTTAATGCAACCTGAAAGAGACGCACATACTCGCCTTTTCCCGCGCTTTCCATAGGAATAACCTCACGATCATCTTCAACTTCAATAACTTCCCCGTCTTCGAGTACAACCGCTTTAATTTGTCTAATTGATGATAACTTTTTCATCTTTTGTCCTGTTGTCGAAATGATAATCAATGACTTAGCTGAGATTTATGTGTGTAGGCACATACAAGTATGTGTGTAGGCACATAATGCGTTTCGTTTTAAATCAACACTTTAACCCATTTTTCGATGTTTCCCTTATATACTTAATGGGGCTGGCGACACGGGAAGCCAGTCCAAAAGCCGGAACGCGCCCAATACCATCAACGATGGTGCCAGATACCCGTACCCCTAACAAGCCTCCAGCGCCTCAGAAGTATCCAGCATGGAGTCGAAAAGGGTCAAATTTTGAAAAATGCTCGAAAAATTCGAGGGGGTAACATACATATACACACCCGAGGCGCGAGGGGTGCCGGGGGGTCAGGGTCGCGCCGGGGGGGGGGAGGGGTGCGCCGGGGGCGTGTGGGGTGTGGGGTGGGGCGCTTTTCGCTTTGCTGCGGTCTTTGCCGGATTTCCGCCAGGGTTTCCCTTTCGCTTCGCTGTGGCTGGTATGATTGCGCGATGCGCGCCAATTCGATTGCTTACTGGTTCGCTTCGCTCTGATAATTACTGATTACGCACAATATCAGGAATTTTCTACGCTATGAGTAGCATACTCACAACAAGCGGCGCGCTACGTGAAATCTGGGAAGTTCGCAAGGTCTAGCCCTTGCAGATTTCACGTAGGATATTACACTGTTTAATTGCAAGTTACTGATTATATTACTTATTCCTATTCCTGTTCGGTCCGCTGGTCTCTGACTCGCATTCCAATAGCTGCTTTTCGCGCTTCTGTTCTAGACTCATCAGCCATTCGCGAGCTATCTTTTCGCGCTGGTCGTCGATTAAATCGAGGGGCGCGTGGTGTCTGATATCGCCGTCGATATTAATCTGTTTTCGATCGCCGAATTGACTGGCATTATATTTTGACGCCAACCATTTAATTGAATCCACTTTTAGTTTACGCGCTTGGACTTTTTCTGGTGGTATGTCTTGTTCTAGGTCGTCTATCATATGATCTACCAGGGTCTCTGACATATATTTACGCGATTTTTGGTAATTTAATCTGAGCGTTTCATCCTGGTCTAGCCAGAAATAAATAACGTCTATTCGTATGCCATGCTTTTCGCAAGCTTTCGTTAGCGTTTTTCCTCGTTTTAAATCGCTATTAATTCGTTCAAATATAACAGGATCGAATGGCGCATATTCTTCGTACTCTCCTGGATCGACTTTATTAAAAAAAGCGCTTTCGCGCTTGGGGACGTGTGAGGTTTTTTTGGTCATTTAGGCTGCCTGGTTCGTTTTCCTTTCCCTAACATCACCTAAAAAAAAATACAAATATTTTTTAAAAAAGGTGTCTGGAGGGGTTGACCTACCATCTTGCATAGTAGATAATTCAATTGTAGGTTTTGAAGTGATAAACAAGGTTCGGGGTGGTCTCGAACCTGAAACAAGGGGAACATCATGAAAACCAAATCTTTCCGTAGTCCGGCTGAAGCGATGGCGGCGTTTGAGTTGGCGCTTGCTAATCATATCAATGAAAAATTCGAAGAAGGTCTTTATTTTGGTGACAATGATCACTGTCTTGCTGTCTTTGGTGAAAGCATCAAATCAGTAGTCGGTATGGATGCGCCTTATTTTGTGCATGGCATTGATGGCACTGTTATGAGTTGCGCGTCGTTCTCTGAAGCGGTTTGGGGAGCGGCGCTGCTGGCGGGAATCGATCAGCGCATAAGCTTTTCAGAATATAAAACCGCTCGTGGTGGTTGGTTCTTTGTAGAGTGGGATATCGAGCCGGTTGCACTTCCTGTTTCTGCGGTCGTTATCTCTGAATCTGATAACAAACTCGAACTGCTGCCGGTTATCGCTTCGCCCGTCTCTGACATGATCGCCCTGGCGGGCGACATGCTCGCCAGTCATGGGCCGTGTTCGGTATCGGTCCCTTACTCGTTCTATATGGCGTATGGAAGGGGCGGCAATCGCCCGTATTTCCCGGTACCGTTATTTCTGTTTCCTGTCGAAAAGCGTCCGTTCGCTCGCCCGTCCGCGCTTCTGATGCGCTTACTGGATCGGGCGGCGTCTATCGCCGCTACGGTTGCTCCTACTTCTCCTGCTGTCGTTCGCTCTGATGTTGTGGCGCGCTCGCGCTATCTCGAAAATGGGCGTGACGGTTCGCGCTTCCTGCCTTGTCCGCGTCAATGGTCGGATCACGTAAAAATCAAGGGCAAATTTGGCGCGTCATTCCTGAAAAAGTGGGATGAAGCGGCGCGGTATGCGGGGTCTGCTATCGACGCCATGATGAGAATCCAGAAAATGGGCGTTCCTTTCTCGTTGCACCTGGTTTCTCACACTTCCGGGTGTGATTCGGAACGCTGGTATGTCGGCGCGATAACGAAATTTGATCGTTTCGGCTACGTGGTTAAGTCCTGAGATTTTAATTGACAGCGCTCTGCTGATAACAGGGCGCTAGGGGAATAAGATGGAAAACTTTTTTAGTAGTGAATCGCCACATTCATGCGGTTTTTATACCAGGCGGAATTATACATTCTGCTTAAGCTTCTGGACTCTCATGGGTGTCCGGGTGAAGTGATCGGCTCGGTCTGTCAACAGTTTGATAATAACTATCCCGACGGTCTTTACACAGCGATCGCCTGGGCTTGGAACCAGGTCGTTTCAAGGGGTGCAAAATGAGTAACAAGCGCAAAATTCAATTAGAGCGTTTGTTGCGCAAACTGCGGCAAATTGAACCTGATTCATATAAGCGGGAAAGATTAATTGTTCTCGTTAAATCAAGGCTTGGTCTGGATGAATCTGGTAATAATTTAGTTCTGGCCTATTGGGCCGAAACAATGGGAGTTTGATCAATGAATACTCAATCATCCGCTCGTCAAAATTGGCGTATCGCTTTCCAAGCGGCTCGGTCTGGTCGCGCTCTTTATCCTGAGCAAGCTTTTAGCGTTGAAGCGCTGGCGCTTCTCAATGCATTGAAACGCTCACCGTTAAACGTCCGGCATGATCGGTGGCTCTCGAAGTCGATCGCCGATATTAGCAGGGCGTCAAAATCGGCTGCTGGCGTCACTGAAACGGCGCGTTGGTTGGTGCCCGCTCGGGCCGCGCTTTATGCGTCATGGCATCTGCATAGGGGTGCGTGATATGGCGACTTATCGCACTGTAGTTTATATGGATTCTTCTGACGCTGATGAGGTACAGGCGATCATCAAAAAAGCGGAATGGTCTCGACGGGGTGCGGCGTGGGTTCTCCGCTATCTTCAACAATGGGATACCAATGAAGGGGATATTTCTGATAGTGCGCCCTGGGGCGGGAATGATGACTTTGAGCGGTTTCCCTGCTCGCGGTCGGGCCGTCTTGATCGGCGTTCTAATTCGGCTGAATGGGTGGTTAGTTGGAATGATCACCTTGATTATATTTCTTTAACCTTTGTTAATTGGAGTGAATAAAATGGATAGCGCATACGATAGTTTCGATTTCGAGTATGAGGGTTTGCAGTTCAAAGCGAACCTTTATTATGACGATAGCGGGATAATCCCATTTAAGGAGTTCGATTGTTATGGAGTTGTTTCTGATTGGACTTCGCGCGACAAGGCTCCGGGTGAACGCGAACTATATTCGGATCGCGGGGATAAAAGATTTTTCGATCACGCGGCAACCGTCGCGCTTTTTAAGTCCTGGGGCGCTACTGGTGAAGACGCGGATAAACAGGCTAAACAGGCGTTTGATCGGCTCCGGGGTTGGTATAACGATAACTGGTTTTACTGTGGCATCTCGATCATCCTGTGCGATGACTCCGGGGATGAAATAGACGGAGAAGGTTATCAGTTCGCTTTATGGGGTATTGAAAGCGATGCGGACGGTTATCATCGGGAAGTCGCCCGGGAACTGGCTTCTGAGGTTATCGCTAGTTATCAAGCTGGTATGATGGGGGTGGCGGCATGATCGCGATATCCGAAAAACTCGCTACTCGGTTGGGGATATCTCCTACTGAAAAACTGCCCTTGGTGGCGTGGCCTGGGTGTTATCCGCTGGCTTATTACAGTGAAGATATGTGTGTTTTTTGTCCTGACTGTGCGGAACGATTGAGGGATGAAATAGTTGATGCTGACGTGTATTGGGAAGGGGCCGCTATGCAGTGCGATGAGTGTAATACACTTATCGAGTCCGCTTATGGTGACCCTTGGGCCGAAACTGATGAAACTTTGAATAACGGGAGTATTGAAAATGTCTGATTATAACGGTTGGAAAAACTATCAAACATGGAATGTTAATTTATGGCTACAGGAAAGCGGCGTAACTGATGATTTTTTTGAGGAAAGTCGGCGTATGGATATTTATCAACTAGCTGATCACATCAGACAGACGTTTGATGAAATTTGGCCTATACCGGATGAATCCGGGCCGCTCGCCGATTTGCTTGGTTCTGCTCTTGATGCTGTTGATTGGTGTGAAATTGCGGAACATTATGTCGATGATTCTGATGACTCTGATGGTCTTGAATTTACCAGGCTCGCTAAAATCAACGCTATGATAAAGGGGTTAAATCAATGAATAACCAATTAACTCTTTCTGAGTGCAAAGCGATTATTCGGAATGCTCGCAATAATCAGGGATATAAGTTCGGCTCTCCGCTGGCTGCGTTCCTCTATGATTCTGACTGGATGTCGTGCTGTAACTTTGAAGGGAGTCTGGAGGGTTTCGGCTGGGCGGGCGCGTGGACGTTATCTCATCCTCTGGATGGGGAACTGGCGCTTTTCCGGGAGTGTAGGGACACAGCAGTAACATGCGTTGTGCTTTATCAGGATGATAGCGGGTTTGTGTCGGCATGGGCGGAAACCCGTCCAGCCGATAAAGTTGAAAAGGCGCTAAATGAAGAGTTCTATCCGGGCTGTTTTTCGTGCGGTGCTACTATTCCGTATGGTGAAGGATTGGAAATATACGATGCTGTTTATTGCGAAAATTGCGCCTGCGAGTGCGATGTTTGCGGGCAAGTCGCGCTGACTGATGATTGTATCCTTGATGTGATCGATCAAGATACTGGGGAGCAAGGGCGCGTTTGCTCTGAATGCATAGAAGTTTCTGCTTAGTCTTGTTTCTTCTGCCTGCCCCTGCGGGGGTAGGTTTTGGAAAGATGGCTTTTAGTGCTCCGGGTGGTCTGGGGTGCTTGTTCGGAGGGTAGTACCATGTTGAATAGTTACCGCTTTTCAATGATTGAGGTTCGCCAGTTGTCGCGGCGGGCGTGGGAAGTGCGGCGCTTTGAAGCGGCGCGTCTCTGTATTCCGGTTCTGTCGGTGTCCTGGCGCATGTGTCTGGTCGTCGCCAAAAAAGAGGCGCTTCGGCGCGATACGGCGCGAGTCAAGCGCGAATCGGCGGCGCTTTATCGCGGGGCCGCGTTAGTGCGCGTTGGGGTGCCCATGTATGCGGCGTTGCCGGTTTCTCGGCGTTCGCTCGTTTCTGTGGTCGCTCGCGCGGCGGTTCTGGTTTTGTCTGTTCTGTCTATTTAGGGGGTCGTCATGATTATTGATCGTGTGAAGTGGGAAAGATATCCGTCTATCGAGTTGGGCGGCGTGGTGTTTTACAGGGGCCGCTATAAAGGCGCAACCGCTTTTCTTTGCAAGCGGGAGTCCGGGGAAGTCGCCGGATATTTGGGCGGGCTTGCGCCCTGCTGTATCGGCGTTTATGCCGATATCGATCAGGCTTTTAATCATCTTGAGGGGGAGCTTTATGCCAATGCTTAATCTTCAGGGTTTTGCTAGTAGGCGGAAAATTATTCCCTTCCATAGTAAACGGGTCGCGGGTTGCTGGCTATTAGAACAGGGATTTAAGAAGTCCGGGGCCGCGTGGGTTTCTGATGATTCGCGGGCGATTTGGGTTGAAGATTTTGGGAGAGCGGGCGGTTTTGTCATGCTGAAAAAAGGTGAAAACAATGGATAAGATTAAGTGTGTCGTCCGGGTCTGGAAGGGCAAACAATTCAAGCCTACACCTATTCTGATTTTTCCCTATGATGCTGATGTGAATTTCACAGTCGGCATGTGGGAGCCTGTAGGGCAACATGGGAGCGGGAATTATAGTTGTGTTATGTCGATGACTCGACCGGCTACTAATGAAGAGGCCGAACAAGTTTGTCGGGAGTATGAGCGCTATTATAGCGGGTGTGGAGGTGACGAACCTTTTACGCTCGTGATTATTAAAAAAGCGTCCGGTTCTAAGATGTCGGCGGCATTTGACGAACTGCGTCGTCATATCGTTGAAAACGGCATAAATGCATGGATTCCTTTTAAGGTGTAATTATGAAACAAGATGAACTTAAGCAATTAATTAAAGCCGCTCTTTCTAGCGCGTCTCAGCGGGAACGGGACAAAAGAAAAGCAGGCAACGATTATTTATCAGGGATTTCTGAGGGTCGTTGTCAAGCATTGGATGCTGTGCTTGGGGCACTTAACGGCAAGCCTTTAAATCTTTCTATTCTAGGTGACTTATGAAAACTTGGGAAACTCCTAGCAGTTATTTCGGCTTTAATCCGGTTGGTGATTTTGTTGTTTATGTGCGCCACAGGGAATCGAATCATCTGGATAACTCCAATTTTGAGACGATTAAAGCGCATCTTGAAAAAGTTGCGGCTGGCCTGCCAGAGCCTGATGAGCGGGCCGATCGTGACGGGTTCGGGTGGGTTTATACCTGGTCGGCTACACATTTCGGCTATGGGTGGGTTGAATATCTCATGATCAGGGAAGACGCACCGGCGGCGCTAATTGAAGCGGGGCGGGAAGTCGAAAAGCGTCTAGCTGACTATCCGGTTTTCGATGAAGACGATTGGGGTGATAGGCAATACAAGGGAATTCAAGATTATTGGGAGGGTCTTGGGCTACGCGAGAAAATAGAGTATTGCGTGGAAGCGGGGCTTTCATGCTTTGCGGCGCGTGGTGAATGTACAGGTCAATTATTCGACCTATTTTTTGATAAACCGGATTTCTCTTAAAACTGTTCGCCCGCTATGAGCGGGCTTTTTGCGGGAGCGCTAAATATGAATGCTGGTAAATCTGTGCTCTGGTTCTCCTGTATCTGCGCTACTCCTGTTGAATCGGTTTGGTCTGCGCTGTCTCTTGAATCGCAGTTTAACGGGGTGCTTGAAAAACGGGCCGCGCTAAATGATGGGGTTTATCCGCTAATGCAGATAACCAACCTATTTCCTCGGGGTGGTTATTTTGAAGCGGGTGGTTGGGCAAATATGCGGCGCTTTGGGGTGCTTCCGGCGCTTATCGATCGCTACTATGTAGCGCTTCCGTCCTGGCTGCGGTCGCTTGGCATTTAACTCAATCTCAATCCAAGCTCGCTTATGGCGGGCTTTTTTGCGGGTGCCGTGGGTGTCGGTACGTGGTTCTGTGTCGCTTGTCCAGGGTTGCGGTTGCCGGGTCTGGATGCGTGTCCGGGATGGGGCGGCGGGCGGGTTGTTTCGGGGTGCGCTTCTGCTGTCCAGGGTTGTGGGTCTGGTTGTGGTGCTCGGCGCGGGTCTGTGTCGTCTAGCGGTTGCCGGGTCTGGGTGTTTCGCTGGCTGATTGTTCGGGGTGCGGTTTTGGTTTTCGATCGTTGCCGGTTTCGATGTTGCGGTTTTGAGGGTATGGGGTGGGCCGAAAAAGGGGCGGCGAAACCGGGCACAACTGGGCGGTATCTGGTCGGGGTGCGGCGGCGGCACGGGCGCGTCTCTTCAACATAGTGGCCGATACTGACCGGCTGATAGTTCGTTGTCATAGTGGCCGATACTGACCTCATCATAGTGGCCGATACTGACCCAAAATAAATTCAAAAAGGTGTTGCATTATTTAGTATGGATAGGTATAATGTTCTCACTGTCAAAGAGGAAACAAAGTGAGCAATTCAAACACTGATGCTTCTCGCGCATCTCGTCAGCGAAATAAGGATCGCTGGCTGCTGGAACAAAAGGCGCGAGGCGCTAAGCAGATTTACGTTCTGCTCTCAAAAGAGGATGCGGAACGCCTGGATAGACTGGCTTTGATCTACAAAACGAAAGTCAATGCAATTTCATTGGCTTTAAGGAAACTCGAAGGGGATAGTAATGTTGATAGATGATTACGGGAGCTTAATCTCCATTCCATACTGTTTTGCAGCGGTTTATTTCTGGAATCATACTGAATACCATTAAGGGGAATAAGATGTTTTACGTGATCGAAACTGAATATGTGGGGCCGAATGAAAACCCGGACTCTCATACTTACCACATCCAAACCTGTCCTGGCCGAAAGAATATGAGTCACGAACCTGCTGTTAGCGGTTGGCTCGGAACGACAAACGACTGGAGTCGAACTGCTCACGGGGAGTTTGAGACCATCCAGGCCGCACAAACCAAAATCCACGAACTCACGGGCGGCAAATACCGCGAACAGGAATTAGAGGAAAGCGACCTTGTTATCAGCATGGATGCTGACGGCAACGTAACTGACTATATCGTTTATTCGGTGCTGGATGGCGATCTTGAGGAGTTGGATGCCGAAACCTCTCAGACGTGGTGTTACGACTCAATGCGAGAGACGATTAAGGCTTTCTCCAGCGGTGATGAAATCCGCGTATGGATTCAGGAATGTGCGCACGATTTAGCGGCGGATGGCGGCGAACTGGATGAGGATGCGGTTGAGCGTATGGCTATCGACTACCGCAATGAACTCAGGAATGACGAGTTCTACCAGGATGCTTTCACGTCTGACTCAAGTTGGGGGCCAGGGGATTTTGAAGCGTTCGTTGCTGAATGCGGGCTTACTGAATCCGATCCTGACGACTTTTTTGGTCAACGCGCTTGGCGCGTGTGGGATGCGCTAAACGACAGCCAAAAGCAGGTCTTTATTGATCGTTATAACGATTGGCTTGAACAATAAGAGGTTAATCATGAATAGCGTAACAATGCTGAAAACCAAATTACCGAAAGGGTATCTGTTTGAGAATCAAGCGCCTCTTGGTAGTAAACCAAACTGGAAAATCATAAAAGCAACAAAAAATCGCTATCCATCTTTTGTACGTCATGAAGCAAAGAGTGAAGCAAAGGGGTAAGCATGAATACCGAATTTATTAAGTTAGCTTTGGAAAACGCACCTATAGCGGCGAACGTCAATCCTGATATTTACGGGTTTGTCGTCAAAGATGAAGCAAATCGCCTGTTTGTCTGCGCCCGATGTGGGGCGCGAATGATGGCAAGAGGGTGCTGGAGGGGAACTGAAACAGAACGGGTGGTCTGGCGCGATGAAAAACCGGATGCTTCTCAATGCGTAGGTTGTGACGAAACGATTAACTAACCAATAACTCGTCCTGGTCATAGGGCGAGTTCAAAAGGTGGAAAAATGATCGGGCAAACGATACTGACTCATGAAAACCGGGCGGTGGTAATCAATGAACAGGACGGTCTGTTCTGGGCTAATCTCTACGTCAACGCCAGGAATGGTCTTGCTAACGCCGATATAACGCTTATGCGATGGGAAGGAAAAACCATGAATGGCGCTCGTCGTTGGGCTGAAAAACAATTGAAAGGGGAATCGAAATGATCAACGAAAGTAGCTATTAATAATCAATAGCTAGTAGTCGGTTCTAACAGATAACTCCCCTGCGAATCAGGGGAGTTCGGAGCAAATTATGAAAAAAATAATGATCATCGGATGGATGGATATCGATGGTTTTACTGAAACTGGAAAATTCATCTACCGGAATGGAAATCTGGTTCCTGAGTTAATTCCCGTCAAAAAAGCAAAAGCATGTGTATGGTCGTCTAGTGAAAAACGATTCAATGAGGGTAAACGATACGCTGAAAAAAACGGGTATCAGTGGATGATACTGGACGATACGAAAGATGTTCTTAATGCAGCAAAAAGTCTTTTAGAGAGAACTGAAAATGAGTAAACCCACATCCTACGCTGAAATCCGCAGATTGGTTTTCAAGGCGATGGAAAACGACAAATCGTTTATGTCGGATACGGAGGATGACAAAGAGCATCCACAGGTCGCCGATATGCGCAACACGGTCAAGGGTCGGATGCAAGCCTGGGAAGCGATTTTAGACGCTGCGAAAGGCGAACCTGCCCTGCTGAGGCTACACGCGGAAGGCTTCTAACCCTCGCCCGCTTCGGCGGGCATCAACTGACCGATACTGACAGAGAAAATGAACAATCTACCCAACAAAGCAGCATACGCTAAAGCATGGCGCACCTGCGCGACCCTGGCGAAAGCGGAACCAACAAGGCAGGTGATCGGTGTAAATTGGTACCCTGAACCTGCCAGGGACGTTCTAAGGGGGTTTCGTGCCGCACTGCATTCACGCATCAATACCCGTGGTGGTCTGGTGGTTCGGGAAACGCGGCGGGCTGACAGCAAGCGGGTCTATCGGGAATTAGTGCGGCGCTATACGTCTGAATGCCGCTGGTGTGGGGCGTATATGCCCTATACACGCCATGCGCAATGCTTTTGCAGTTCTGATTGTCGCCAGGATTACTTTAGTTGAGGATTCTATGAAAAAGACCGCTACTGACCTCATAAAAAAGTACCTGAAAAGCGCACCTACCAAGGTGACCCCGAATCCTGATCTTTACGGATTCATTATCGACGAACGCTTTTTATGCGCTTACTGCGCCTCGCGCATCATGAAGTATGGGCGCTGGCAATGGGTAGGATCGAAAATCATCTTTGCTGATGATCACGAAAAACCGATAATTCCATGTGTGGGGTGTGTTGAGAAATTATGAATATCGTCGCGCAAACCATCCTTGAACAATTAGGGAGCCATCGTTTTATAGCGATGACAGGGGCCAAAGACTTTGTTGGAGGTTATAACTGCCTGCATTTTAAACTACCCAGTAATTTTGCTAAGCACAAAATTACTGTAGTAAAAATTACACTGACCGACGCCGATCTGTATGATGTCGAATTCGGTAAAATCAGGAGAGGCTGTTATCAGCCTGTTGAAAGCCATGAGGGTTTGTTTTTTGATCAACTTCAAGAGGTTTTCACGTCTGTCACCGGATTGGATACGCATCTATGACCATTAACGACCTGCTGGCCCTGATCCCTGAATCGCCCGATAAAAGCGATGAAGCTTTGGCCGCTATCGAGTCGATTACGACCTATCCGGCTGAAAACCGGATGCGGATACATGTTGACCTTGCTCATGAGTTTCGGCTGTTCGTGACCGTAGCTGATGAAATCACGATAGCGGCCCCTTCCTGGAAGTTGTTTACCTGTGACAAGGTTAGCTTTCTCCAAGCCTTGCGCTACGTGATTCATGAGGTTGACGAGGCGATCAGCGAAGGCTTTTATGATCCGCCGAAACCGTCTCCCTTTGATTGCTTCGTGTTTCCGAGTGCCTCTCCCCCGCTGAATATGGACTTGCCGGTATGGGATGAGAAGCGCAAAGAATGGTACGACGCTGAATACTAAAAACCTTTGAAAATTTCCCCTTCGCTATCGTTGTAGTAAGCAAGGGGAATAAACCCCACAAGAGGAAACTATTATGATAGCAGGTGGCGCAAACCATATTGGCGACAATCCGAACGGGCAACGTCCTACGGGCTACACACGCGGTGAACTCCCGCGAGGCCGGGTTATTGCTGATCGTTCCAAGTGGGTAGGGAACGAAAATCACGGCTGGACAGGCCGGATTTACCTTATTGAGTGTTCGGATGGTTTGTGGTTGTCGTACCCGCAACCGACGCACCAAAAGGATTGGGCTAGTTACCTGCTTGACGACTCAGAGCCGGATTGGGTAAAAAAGCAATACCAGCTTTTAACAAGTTGATTGTGTTGCCGGTAATTTTTTACCGGATTCTGATCGCATCAATCAATCCAGCCTCGCCGCCACAAACCCATAAAACTCATCCTCGGCCCGCTTCCGGCGGGCATTCAATCCAGCCAGGGTCAGTCCAAGGCCATCGGCAACCTCGTTAAGACGCTTCCCGCGAGTTCTCAGATAAACCGCTTCAATGACCATCGCTGACCGCCCATTGCGCGCCCGTAGTTCCTGCATCGCAATACTGGCGACTCGCGCCATATTTGACGGTTCTACATCAATCGGGATCGTTGATTGAAACCCGGTATGTCCTGGCCCGACTTGATCGCCCCAACGATCGGATGGGGAGCGATGCGAGTAACCACTGGCCGAAACTAACCAATGACTCCAAGCATAGAGTAGGGCTTTACAATGCTCGCGCTGAAGCATGTTCAAGCTTTTTGTCCTCTTTTCTTAGTTGCTCGCGAAGTTCATTGCGCCGCGCCATCAAAGAGAGTCGCGCCTTGTTCGTATCCAGTTCAAGTTGATCGCATATCCATACAAAACTGCCAACGCTGAACTCATCACTCTCAAACCAGCGGCGGGCCTGTCGGTAGTAGTACTGCTTTTTAGGTTCATCGATCAGACAGACATAATCAGCCAATGCTTGCCGCAACACGCCTGCCCACATCCCGCGTTCACGGGTGTAAGACGTGTGCGGCGCGATATCTGCCCACAGTTCAACGGATTTACGTTGTCTGCCCATCAGGCTCCGGTTGAACCGAATCCTCCGGTGCCGCGCTCAGTAGAATCCAGAGCATCAACCACTTCCAGGTCGCCGAGAAAGCAGGGAAGGATAACCAACTGCGCAATCCGATCCCCGTCTTTGACAGTGACCGGCTCTGACCCAGCATTCAAGAAAATGACACCTACAGTGTCTCGATAAGCTGCGTCAATCGTTCCAGGCGCGTTGCCGATCCTGACTCGCTGTTTCAGTGCCATTCCGCTCCGAGGGGTGACGAATCCGACCCAGCCAAAGGGGATGGCGATCTGGAGGCCGGTACTGATCAACACCTGTTGGCCTGAAGGGATGTCGATAAAACCGACCGTGGGAAGGTGCGCCTTTAAATCCAGCCCCGCATCGCCGGGTCTGGCGCGTGTCGGGAGGTATTTGGGATCAGCAACGACGGCTTCGATGGAAAGTGGGATCATATAGCTATACCAAAAGTTTGGGTTTCAGTTCGGTGATCGGCGCGGGAATGTCTCTGTCCATTGAAAAATCACTGGCCCGGAATACGGCGGGTTCTTCGGAGTAATAAGTCAGATTCGGTGCATCAATATCGGGGATTTCGCAACCCTGAATTGCTTTAGCGACCGCCAGGTGTGTGGGATGGGTGTACAAATGCAGGTCGCCGAACATCCAATGCAATGCGCCCGCTTCGTATCCGGTGTTGAAACTCAGCCACAAAAGCAACGCCCAGTACTGAATCCAATTATGGGGTGTTCCCAAAAGCACATCCGCACTGCGCTGATAGACCGTCATCGACAGGCGACTCTGGCGAACAAAGCACTGAATAATCGTTCCGTGGCAGGTCGTTGGTGTATGCGGATTATCATTTAATTCAGTAATATGCGCCATTTCCCAAGGATGCCAGGTCGTTGCGATCAAGCGACGACTGTTGGGGTGAGTGCGTATCCCCTCCAGTAAATGATGAATCTGATCCCAGTACACGTTAGCCCCATACCGGCGCAACTGGTCGCCATATCCGCCGAGGTATCGGTAATGCCGATCCAATTGTCCGTCCCACCAATCCCGTAATTCCTCGGGGCAAACCGGGCTGTCCGAAAGAAACCACTCCATTTCTCGAATCGCTTTTTTCCAGGCCGTTCGGCGCAACGTCACTAGCGGGGTGCGGTGAAATTCGATTTTCGGGTAATTGATGATCGACAGGGTATCGTGGTTGCGGGAATGCACCTCGTCGCCTTCCATCAGCAACGCGGACAGCATGTCTTTGTAAACCAAATTCGTTATCAAAACGCTTCACTCCTCCAGCCGCCGCCCTCCCGCTTCGGGATCGCATAAATCGCGGTAAATCGAAACGGGAATTGATTGGCGGCAATACGGATTTTGGGTTTGGCATCCCCGATCCAGCGGGACTTTACTTCGCGGCACTCCAATTCCCCGTTCTGATGCATCAGAAAAAAGTCGGGGGTGTAGCGCACGTCGGGGGCCAACTTGAGAGTAATACCTTCAAACACATACCAGAGAATGTCCCCGGCCTGCTTTTGCGCCTCCAACTCCAGCGCATACGCAGCCTCGGTTTTATTCATCTCCCCGGCTTTTAATCGCCCGAGCGCGTAGAGTTTATTTTTCACTCCACCCATCCATCGTGTACTCATATTCGTACAGTTCACGTAAAAGATGCTCAACGATCACCAGCAGCCGAGCGACAGCATCCAGCCCTGGCGTGTCCGGCGTTTGCTGGTCAACCCAGGATTGAATATCGCGTAACTCGTGCCGAATCGCGGTATGTAGAACCTGCTTATCGTCAAGCATCATCGACTGGCTCCTGGCGCGTAACCTCATCAATCAGGAAATCAATGATAGAGCGGGCTTTTTGCAGGTCTTCGATCCCGTTCTTGTTTTTCCAGCGCGTGACGTACTTCACGATCTCACCCTCGGCCCACGGCAGTTCATTTTTGACAATAAACTCCCAGGGCTGGATGGGCATCTCGTAATGACTTCCGCCGACTTGTTTGATGATTTTTCCAGTCCGATGAACGGTATTCGCGTTGATTGATGGATTTTCAGTCATACAAGAATGTCCGTAATCTATAGCTAGGAAGAACCAAGACGTATGTTTTTGACTTATTAAACATATTAAATAACCTAATGGGTTGCTTGAATCGCTTGGCGCTCGGCTTTATGGTGCGCAACGTGACAGGGAACACATAGCCAGCGCACGTCTAGCGGGCGGGAATAGTCGTCATGATGAGCTTGCGCCGGGGATGCGCCGCAGGATTCGCAGGGTTTTTTAGTGATCAATCCATCGCGAATAGCGTTACCTGTTAGGGTATGCGCCCGTCGTTTTAATGGGTTGCGGGATCGGTAGGCGCGTTTAGCGCGGTTTAGCGCAATATGTCCGCGTTCGGTTTCAGCATAGGCTTTTCTTGCTTCAACGCGATGTGGGAGATTGGCGCGTTGCCGGTCAAATTCGTGGTAGTGATCGGCGTTAGCGGCGCGGGTTTCCTTGACGCGCTTCTTTGTGCATTCCTTGCACTCGTAACATTGTCGAGGGTAGAAATCAGACGTGGGCTTGGATAAACCGCATTTTTTGCAGGTGCGAGTCATAACGAGGTTCCTGTTGAATACCGGAACCGCCACTACTGGTGCTAAGCAGAAGGCGGCGGACTGTGAAGAGTTAGCACTACCGGCAACAGGAACCGGCCCACCTTTCGATGGCCCTACACAGCCCGCCATTGAGATACGGACATAAAAAATGCGCCGTTTCGCAAATTGGACGCTATGCGCCTGTTGATTCGGGGTGCTAATCCCGACTCCCGATTTTGCGAGAGTGGGATAATTATAGCGCAACATCATTGATGTAATAACTAAAAAGGAATTTCTTTGTCGAACCCGCCGTCATCCGCTGGAGGCGGTGCTTTGGGGGCATTTGCGGCTCCCTGCTCACCTCGCGGTTTCGGGTCAAACATGCTGACCGCAACGGTGCCTGACCCTTCCTTGCCTGCCGGGATCGGTACGCCTGCTGGGCTAAAGTCCCGATTCAAGAGGATCATTTTGCCGTTATCGTCCATCTGCAATACGCAGCCGACGTTCCTCCATTCCGCTTTGGTTTGCCCATTGCGATCCGTATAGGAACCCATCTTGACGCACAAATCTTTGATCTTTTTTGGCATTTCTTGTCCTCAAAACCCTATCATACCATTCTGGATGGTAAATGCAAGTACACTAAGCCGCGCTGTGTGTCAACCAATCTGGATTTAAGTGGCCGAAATCTCGCGGTTCGGTACAGGGTTTCTTTTGATGGCAGACCCCGCATAGATCAATATGCCAGGTGGCATGGTGATTCAAGAACCGTCGTCTCCCGTACCGCTCCCCGCACTGATAACACACCCAGGCCGGATAGGGCGGGGGTGATTGATCTACGGCTTGAGGGCGCATGGCAGGGCCGGTATTTCGTGCGGATTGACCGTATAGCGCAACGCTTCTTCCATTCGGCGCATGGATTCCGGTTGCTGCGTGTGTTCAATCGGATGGTGCTGCCGGGAGACCCAGGCCAGGGTGCCGATCATGTCGTAGGAAAGCAGGTTAATCATCGATTACTTCTCCGGTTGGGAAATCCAGGGTACGTTCCTGCACCAGCAGGTAGCCCTGGTGGCGCAACTCGTCTTTGAGATTGTCAAGGTGATCCTCGTCTTCGGCATCTTCAAAAAGGCATTCGCCGGTGACGGGATCGGCATAGGTGAGTTCGATCACGCGCTCGCTCGATCCTGTAGCCGCTTTATGCGGTTACCGGCGCTCCAGTACTGCATCCAATCCAAATCTTCCTGACTCACGCTCAGATGCTCCGGCGCATTCGATGCATCCTTTTTTGGTGGAGGGGTTTCCCGCAAAGAATCGACAGAAACCCAGCCTCGGTTTTGGAGATAATAGATATCGCCGCCTCCGCGCAACGTCTGTAGCGCCTTCTTGATTTTCATTTTCTTTTCTTTAAATTCACTAAACAATTCACTCAGCAGCATCGGTCGATCGCACTGCTTTATGTAATTCAAAACCACATCAGCAAACGGGAGTTTTAAATCCGATCCCGATTCGGATTGTTCGGTTTTTTCCATTGCCTCATCCACTCTAAATCCTCCTGAGTCGTAAATTCACGATCAAAAATCACCCGCCAGCCGCACGAGGATTTGGCAAGTCGGCGCTCTTCACGCAACGCTTCAAGAAGGTGTTTGACGTAACTGCGAATAAAGCCGGACTGCTGAACCAGGGTTTTTACGGAAACCCCATACAAGACCTCGGCGGAGTCACACAGGGCATAGATCGCTTCCTTGTCGGCCTCGGCGTTCGGGTACGGAAAAACCTGATCCTGCGATACGGTTCGCCATCCGGCGCTGTCCCGGTAGATCAATCCATGTCGCCGCCGAAGCCGCTGAATCGACCGGCGCATCTGCATCGGCGTTAGATGCAGTTCCCGGCGCATGGCGTAGGGATTGGCCGGTTCGTTCTCCCGGATATAGCCGATCACACGACCGTCAATTTCGTTGCGATGCAGCGGTTGCGCTTCGCTTAACATTTCATAACCCCATTCTGACTCTTGCCTGGGCGCTACAAGCGCCGATCGCTACCGAGGACATAAAAAGAGACCTGTTCATCGGAAAACGCCTAGAATCGCCTCGCAGGGGCCTTAGAATTGATTTTCGATTTTCAGCGTTTTCGATAGACAGGCATTATACCAGATCACTATCCTAAATGGTAGGTCAGTGCAAAAGAACCGCCACGTAGTCTGTGCATAGATGCTTCTGAAAGCCGAACCGTCCGCCATGCCCTTTTTCGCACAGCTTCACCGAACCTGCTTCATCCCCCGGCATCGACATCCCGTGCGAGCAATCGGTACAGCGCACCCAGGCCGGTTCTGGGGCGACTTTTTTTTCAGGGTCATTCAGGGTCGAGATGGAAGCGATCGTGGCGTTAAACGCCTCCTGGATGCCCTGGACGTGATCTATCGTCGCTACGTTCTCGCGGAAGTACGCCAGGATCGCCGCTTTGTTTTGGGTGATCCATGCGACCTGCTTCTCGGACAACTTGGCGCGAGGACTCACCAGCAACCGATCTCCGGGCTGAATGACGACCTGAAATCCGGCGTCAATGATGCGGTCAATGGCTTTTTCGATCTGCGAGGTATCCGCTTTAGGTGTAACCTCTACCTGGTCTAGCAGGCTCATCAGAAACCCTCTGGGTGCACGTAGATGATCGGTAATTCAGTCGGCCCTTCCAGGAATTGCTGGCTCTCTCGATGGAACCAGAGCGGGATCGTCGCCAGCCAGCCGTTGAACCGGTTCTTCTGAATCGAGAGGGTGGTGTCGGGCGCGCAGGCCAGCCGTGTATCCATCGGAGTGCCGTTGATCTTCTCGTCCTGCTGCGCCGCAAACTTTTCCTTGTTTCGCCACACCACCACCACGTTATGCGCCATATCGACCAATCCGCCCGAACCTTTCACGTCGTACATCGTCGGCGCTTTGTTCTCATCACTCGGCTTCTTGGGGTGAATGACGAGGTGAACGTGAACCTGATGCTCACGCGCAAACCCAATCAACGCCTGTGCCGCCGCCACCTGCTTGTCGTAGTCGTCGTAACTGATACCGAGCATCATCAAACTGTCCACTACAAACTGGGTGACTCCGTGCCGCTGGCGCGCATACTTGAAAACCTCCAGCACGGTTTTAATATTCGATGAACCGACATGGTGATAAATCACGCAGCGATCCTCGATAGCATCGGACAACCGATCCAGTTCTTCCGGGATGAGTGTTGACCGGCCTGCCAACTGCTTGCACAGGCGATCAATGGTTTCGTCGGCGCTCATCTCCAGACTGGCAATACAGGCCCGCTCCTGGCCGGGTTGATGGATGGCATAGGCCAGGATGTGAGAAAGCAGGCTAGTCTTCCCGTGCCCCCCAAAACCCGTCCAAACGGTCAGGTGATTCGGCACCATGAAAAACTCACTCGCCTTCGACCAGGGCAACATCAATCCCTCAGGTTCCCCATTGCGCTCCGCCTGTTTCCGCATCCGCTCTTTGAGCAATTCAACGCCTTCCCGGAAGGTGATAAATTCTTCCGGGCTAAGGTAAGCCGATTGACGCAGGCAATTCAACACCTGCTCAGTCGTAATGCCCTGCATCAAACACTCGTTGATGTCCTTGTGCGGGAGCTTGACGAGGCGGCAACGATGACGACCCAGACGCTTAATCAGACTGATCGCACCGTTCTCGCCGGGTTCATCCATGTCGAAGTTGATGAAAATCTCATCGAAGCGACTCAGGTTGTCGCTTTCATCCTCAACCCATTCCTCCCCTCCAGCCCCGTTCGGTACGCTCAATGCCGGAACGCCGAATTGATGCCAGGTCGCACAATCAACCTCGCCCTCCGTTAATAAAACCTTCCGGGCATCGGGTTTGATGAGGTGCCAGCCGAACAGAATGCGCTTGCAATCCGTTTCCAGGCGAATCCGCTTCTTGAGCGATCCGTTCTTCTGTTCCACACGCTGTAGCGCCAGATACTTGTTGTTGATCAGCGTCAACTTCCCGTCCGGGTTCTTGATCAGGTACGGAAAGACGATGTCCGCCGGGTTATCAGGAAGATCATAAAAGCTGTTGGGCTGTTCCAGGATGTGAAACGCCTTGATCGTCTCGTCGGTCAGTCCTCGGCCATGCAGATACGCCATGACCGGTGATTCCGGGGCAGGTGCCTTGCTGGCCGGAGGACGGTTCGCCGTTGCATAGGTTTTCGGCTTCTTGAGTTTCGGGGGCGGGCTGACCCCGAGGTAGTTACGGACCTCGGTCATCGCCTCGCTGATCGACAAACCGAACCGCAGCGCCCAGGCATCCAGTAGATCACCTCGGTGCTCATCCTTGAACGCCCAGTCGCAGAACATCCCTGCTTTCGCACCTGAGAGTTCACAGGCCAGCGAATGTCCAGCGCCGCCATGAACGTCCCCTACGCGCCATTCCTTGCCTTCGCGCTTTCCGTTGGGCCACAGGTACTCGCAAACCCCTTGCGCGTCTTGTGCGAGCAACTGGGCCAGTTCTTTCGGGGATTCGACGATCATTCCCAGGGTTCCTTTGCGCAGAGCGCATAGAATTCAGGCAGGGTGGGTGGGAAAGGTGATTTGCGTTCCTGAAAGCATTTCAGTAAGCCGCGTTCCAGGCGAACCAGCGGGATGCGGGAAAGGGCTTGTGCCCAGTAACTCATGGTCTCGGTGATATTTCCGTCCTCGTAGCAAATCGGCCCAAAGTTATCCGTCCACTTCTGCCCATAGGTAATCTTCATCGACTTCCAAATCATGGCGATGATTTCGTCCTTGAGCGCCAAGTCGGAGATCATGAGTGGCCCGCTACCATTGCTCGGCTTGAGATGAGCGGGAAGATTGGGTTTCATTAAGCCGCTGCTGTTCGAGGTTGCGCATAAGGGCTGCTTCGAGGGCGTTGTCGTCTGCGACGGTGTGTTTTCGGGTTCCATTGTGACCTCCGGTGTGGGGGGTGGGGTTATTGACTGGAATCATCCAAGCATCTTGGAATTCTTTGCCGGCTCCAAAAAACCGCTGTGCTTTCATCACATATTCCGTGTTGATCCAATTCTTTGAAGCAGCGTATCTCACGTAACGATCAAGCCCATCGCTCATTTCTTCAGATGTGTACCCTTCGTTGAGTCGTGCATTGAAGGCGCGATAAGCTTTTTCCTTGGAGTTGCCTCCTGCTCTTGTCGGGTATCGTTTCCAAAGCGACTCGAAGATTTCTGGATAGGCGTTTTTCGTCTTGGACGTTTTTCGCACATCCCCCCCTTGGGGGGTAGGGGGGTTATCTTTTACGGTTCCATTTACGGTTCTATCTTTATATAAAAGGAGTGCGTCATCGTTTTTGCCGAAAATTCCGACATAGGCTTCCGAAAATTCCGACATAGGCTTTTCCTTTGTCGGGTTTTCCGACATTGGGATAGATTGTTGATTTGACTCTATTTCATCTCCTGTGTCGGAAATCCCTACGTCGGTTTTTCCTATGTAGGATTTTCCGACATTGGCATTGCTGTTATCTGCATGATTATTATCATCATCTTTACCTATGTCGGAAATCCCTACATTGGTTTTTTCGACATAGGGTTCTTGATGTCCTATGTCGGGTTTTTCGTTGTAGGGTTTCTGGTTTCCTATGTCGGTTTTTCCGACATTGTGTTGTCCAATAACAACCTCTAATTGCAACCGATGGCGGGCGGATTGTTTATGACCTCTTTCGGTGCGCCGGTCTTCGGAAGTAATTAAGCCGTACCTAACCAGCGCAGCCAGATGGGTTACAACAGTATCTCGATTCATGCCGCAGTCATAGGCAATCGCCTTTTGGCCGGGCCATGCTTTATCTTCAGTGTTGGCGTAATTAGCTAACGCCAAAAGAACTAATTTTTCGCCGGATTTGATTTGCTGCTTCCATGCCCATTGAATAGCGCGAAGACTCATAACCGCCTCCTAAAAATCAAAGCTGGCGGTTTGTTTCCAGACTTCACTCACCCGACGACAAGCGGTGTCGAAGTGCTTTGGGTCAATCTCAATCCCGATCGCCTTCCGACGCTCCATGAGTGCAGCTACCAAGGTACTGCCTGATCCCATAAATGGGTCTAACACCGTTTCCCCGGCAACCGAACTGGACTCGATCATCTGCGCCAGAATATCCACAGGCTTTTCGGTAGGATGGACTTTGGCGCGACCGCTGTTTGGACGTAGCGATTTTAGAATACTGCCCCGGCGCATCCGGGCGGCGAGTGCGCCGAATCCCTTTTCTCGATTAGCCTGACTGATCTCATGGACGGCAAAGGTGATCTTTTCATGCTGCGGCCCCCAAGGGATTTCCAGGTTCCCCATCCCAAATACCCCCTTATCCCAAATCAACTCAATCTCGGAACACAAAGGCAACCCGGATACCACTAAGGGGCCAAAAATATAAACGTGGCGACTACGCCGCAAGACACTCAGCGATGCCTTGATGTAAGGCGTTACATCAAAATCCTTATGGTCATTCATTAATTTTTCATGGTTATTGCTGCGATTTGATTTGAAATCAACACCATACGGAGGGTCAGTCACCAACAAATCCGCATCACCTTTTTTCAGGGTTCTCAAGACCTCTAAGCAGTCGCCTAAATACAGCGTGGCGTCTCCGATAACTTCTTTCTTAATCATGTGCTTCTCCAAAAAAAAGACGGCAAAACCCTACCGCGATGAGTTTTCAGCGGTTCCTTGGCCTATTACGGGAAATTACGAGGTGTCGCTTGTTGCGACAGGGGGATTTCGGGTATAATGGGTCTGTTCATGATGTTCTCCAAAGCGTGATCATGGACATCGCCGGGAAGCCTCGTCACCGGTTCCCGGCAACATACTATCTTCGATGGTAGCCTACTTTAAACCGGTTGTCTATCCGGTTTTTCAACCCCCTCCTCGCCGAAGTACTCGTTCATCCAGTACTCGTTCCAAATCAGCCGACTGCACATTGCTGTTCCGGCTTCCTGTATGCCGGTCTCATACACGTCCGCATCGGGTTTTGTGCAGGACTGATCTACGAAATTCGCGCATTTCTGACACAACCTGCTCTGTCCTGGCGCGACCTTGCGCTTGCCTCGGAACAGGTTATTCATCCAATCACCTCCTGGAACTTAGACCTCCAGCGTGGATAGGAGGTGTAGGGATTAAGGCGAACCTGCTCTGGATGCCACGGTGGAATCGAAATGAAGCCACCAATTGAATTCCAACGGCATAAAATCATGCCGTGATCATCCAGAACATATTGGTTCGCCTCAAGATCGAACCGGCAACGATAGAGCGGTTCAGAACCATCTGGTTCTCCACCAAGATGAAAAGGGAGATCATTCTGCATTTTCCTGCTTCCCTCGCGCCGCATAGAGCGCATTGAGTTTTGAGACGGTCTCATTCAGCGCCAAGCGTTCCTCAGCCAGTTCATCCTCCAGGCGACGGCACCGCTCCGTCTGCTGCTGCTGGATATGGCGCAACACGCTGATCTGATCGTCCAGGTTCATCGGGCGCTTCTCAAACAACCGACGATCCGCCGCACACTCCAGGATCGCCAGCGCCTTCTTGCTAGGCGCTGTCCGGCCCGATCGCCAGTAACTAATCGTTCTCACCGTCACTCCACACAGCCGCGCCGCCTGCTCGTTCCCCAGACCTGCCTTTTCCATCAGTTCTTTCACGTTCAAATGAACACCTCCTCCACGTTGTACACCTTAAATCGCCAACATCTCGTGCATTGGCGTTTATCCTCCTGCTGATCCCGATGATCCAGATAGCCGCAGGCCAGACAGACCCCAATATGAGTCATCTCGCCCATGTTCCAGCCCTTTTTAGGGCCAAAGAGTGCTTCAAGGTCTGCAATGACGATACTGAAATTCATGTTAAAGCCCCGTTTGGTGAGGAAAAGGACGATACCCAGGATTGTTGAGTAGTGGCATCCCATAGTGTTGATGGCACTCGTTCACTTCGGATAACGAGTTCTCGGCCCCGCCGACCCAATTCCGCAGTCGGGGATGGTAGAGACAGTAGGCTTTCACCTCATCACTTGAACTTATTTCCCACTGATTACGAAACTCCAGCGCCTCGGCCACACCCATCTTCACGGCTCTCGGCAATGGGAGTCGAGTGAACTCGTCATTCGTGAGGAACAGATAAAACGGATTTGACTGTTCATCGAAGAACGAAATCTTCATACCGGCATTGTTGTGGATCACTTTAAGCCCTCCTTAATGATGACCCTATTTTGCATGAAGATTCATGCAATGTCAAGTCCAGGCATAAAAAAACCCCGGTGAAGGGGTTTAGGTCTTTTCCTTTATTTATCAGGTTCTTCTGTAACCATTCCCTTTAACTTCTGTAGTGCGTCGTAAACAGCATCCAGTGTTGAAAATACGCCCTGGATGCCCTGCTGGTTTAAATCCTCAAGCCTGACAAACCGTAACAACTCAACAAGGCTTTCAGTATGCTCTAATGTATCCAGCATCTTAACTTTACGCACTCCAAAATCCATCGGTGACTCCTTGTGGGAAAGGCTTACCCCCCCCCCGGCTGTTGTTTTATAGCCGCAATAACGCCCAAAACCGAACCCTTCCTGAATTCGTAAACGCGCTCAATCATTGCGGGTTGTTCAGTATTTTAACAAAAGTTTCAACGGCTGTCTTGACCCCTGAAACGGCGCAATGCCTTTTCTCAAAAAAATACAAAGCGACTTAACACTTTTACTCCTGAAAAACCTGGTTTCGTAACTCTCTTAATAACAGGTGTGTGTATTTATCGACACGTTCAAAGGTGTCGGGAGGGAGTAAATTCTTTGCCGCACGGACAAAAGTTGTCTCATAATTCTCACTAGTGACTTGCTGGAATTCCTTTTCCAGATCAGAAAACGCCTCACCAATCTCTGCGATCCGCTGTCCGCACTCAAAAAATCGCTTGAGGGTTTGTACAGGAAAGCGGCCCTGCTCATGCTCCGCGCCGCGATGCTTGCGGATATTGTTCTTGTTGGGGCGACCCAAACGGTTGTACAGTTCTTCCCGCTCCTCCTCCAGTTCCACCTTCTCCGCTCGCAGCGCCAGCCGTTTTTCTTCGATGGAGGGAAACAGGTACTTGCGCGCACCTTTTGGGGTGTGTACGTCATAACTGCCCCGACTCCCATTCAGTGTCATCGTTTTCACGCTATCTCCTTCAATTCAGTTACCGGGTATGCCCAATCGCCGCGCTTCTCCCAGTACTCACAACTGGCCGACGCCTGGGTAGCGCGATAATGCAAGCGACCTTTCAAGAACGCCGAATGCATCCGGCAGTGTCCCCACAATCCCGAGGGGCGCAGGTCGTGTTGATGTCCCCAAAACCGGCAACTCTCACAGCGCGGCTCTCTGGCCCACCAGGCGTCTTCCAGAATCATCCGTTGTCCTCGCAAATCAAGGTCGTGATCTTATTCAACTGCAAGCGATGAATCGCCCGAGTCGCCGCCACATACAGCGCGTTAAACTCCTGTTCTGGGCCGGTCACACAACGAATCCCGTTTTCATCCTCCTCTACCTTAACCCGAAAGAAGTCATCGCCCATCAACACCTGCTCGAACTCAAACCCCTTGCTTTTGTGGACGGTACTCAGCACAACATCTGCATCCTCCATCGTCTTGGTTTCCCCGGCCTGTTCTAGAGTGCGACAAATCCTCGGCAACTCCCGATCGTAGTTCTTCACCAGCTTCACGTAACGGTTCAACTCGGCATCGGTTTCTGCTTCCTGGGTTAAGGTCTCCCAGTCCTCGTAGGGCTTAATCTCGGGGTGTTTCACCAGGGGATAGTCCTCGTCATACAGTCCCCACACACTCTTGGCGCGCTCAATCGCATCGCGGATCGAACCGACGACATGAATGCTCCGGCCTCGTGAAACCGCCTCGACCGAATTCTCGAACACGCCCGCATTGGTGCGACTGATGTGTGCGTAGGGTTGACGGGCATCAATCAACCCAACCTCGGAACGCACTCGCTCGGTGCCTCGGACGGCAGGAATATCCAGGTAATGACTGTGCAGGATTTGAGTGGCGATCCGGGCAACCACATCCCCGAAGCGATGGGATTTTGTCATGTAGCACAAACCGCCCTTCGCCCGCTTCATCGCATTCGCCGCACCCCGCCAGTCATAAAGACCCTGGCAGTGATCGCCGACAACGACGACCTGGCAGGTCTGTTGAAGCACAATATCCTCGACACAGGGATTGGTGTCCTGGTACTCATCCACCATCAGGAAGCGAATCCCCGGAATCACCGGCTTCATCAACTGCCACGCCTTGAGGTACGCATCGTGCTGCATCGGGTACGGATGCTGTTCATCCCAAATCGCCGCCCACAGGTCAGTCGCCAGACTCAGCAACCGCTGGCGATACCCCATCCAAATCGCTTGGGTCAGCTTCGGCAGTTCCCGATCCTGCCACGCCTCCAGGTCTTCGAGGGATTCATTCGGATAACGGGCGCAATGATCTTCAATCAGGCGACTCTTAAACCAGTTCTGCGGGCGCAAACTGTCATAGCAATGCTGGATCGTAAGGGCCTCATCAGCGCTGTGCATGAAGCGATTTAAGGACTGGATCGCCGCAAACGCCACATGCTGATTCGTGACCCCACAGGTGGCCGTCACTCCAAATTCCTTGATAACCTGAAAGGTCGGCCAGCGCGTGTTCAATCCACTCATTTGCTGCGGGCGCAACACCCCGGCCTCGCGCACCGCTCGGAGGGCGCAGGAATGGGTGGTTTCACACTGCGTCGTCGGGATAAACTTCTCGCGGGCTTCATCGGCGTTGCGCTTGTTGAAACACCAGAGCTTTCCGACCTGCGGTTTCAGGAAGGTCAGATACTTCAACAGCGAGGTCTTGCCCGACCCGGCGAAGGCATTGACCACCAGGTTTTCCCCGGCAACCCACCGTCGGCCAATCTCGATTTGTTCGTCCGTGGGCGCAAAGGGTGGGGCAACGGGTGTCGGCAAAGGCGAGGGAGTCAGATGAAGTTCCTGCTGCGGGAGTGGTTTTCTAAGAGCGGCTATGCGGGGCATGGCGGTTCCTCGGTGAGATGAGGAACCATTTTACCAAAAAACCGAGGATTTTACTATCCTGAATGGTGAATAGAGGTGTTTAACTACCGGGTGGGAGCCAATGGTTTTCGCTCAACCAATCTAATACTTCCTGCCATTCCTCTTGCGTGAGATTCAGCAGGACATTCTTTGCTACCTCAATCGGGTCGTGTGCCGGGAATGGAATCGCCAGGTCACGCAGCAACTCCAGTCGATCCTCTTCCGGTGCGTGATTCCAGGCAAAGCGCAACTTCATCATACAGGCCGATCCTTTTTCTTGAGGTCGGAATAGGCTGGTCGCGCCTCGATATTCAGGTCACGCATCGCCGCATCCACATCCTCACGTTTCGGAGTCGGGAGTTTTTTTAGGTAGCGATCAATGAAATAATCATGCGGGACATTGACGCGCTCACAGGCTTGCAACCCACGCTCAATCCACGCCAGAGGGCGCTTGTAGGTATAAGCCAACTCCCCGGCCTTGGCCCAAAAGAACCGCTCTAAAACAGCCTCGTGTTCGAGGATTTGGATAGAGGAAGCGTCGTAGGACATTAGAACAAGTCCTGATAACGGTTCATCATTTCACTCAGGGGATGCGGGGTCGGACGATCTCTCTGGTAGTCAAATAAGGGTTCGGGCAACCCAAACACGACGCCTTCACTAAACACATCCAAAACGTGCAACGTCCAGCCCTGAATGTTCAGAGCATCATTAAACCGCTTGGGAAGGCGAAAGCAGACGTAGCCGCGATCGCCGATGGAACCGTCCTTCTTCTGTGGAACGCTGACCTTTAACCCATCGGTAGCGATCCGCAGCATCCCCTGGTTCGAGTCGCTATCAATCAGGAAATCGACTCGATCCCGGTTATGCAAATCCAGACGCTCCATGAGCGACTTGCCGATGCTAAAGCGTACCTCTTTGATCGGCGTATCCTCCGAGGCTTCTTGAGTGATCGGACGGCAATTGGCGATGGTGGCGGACAACAGGGCATCCGGTTTCTGAGTGACGCGGACGGGTTTGAATTGGCGAACGGACTCAAAAGACATAGTTACTCCGGTAAATGGGTTTCCGCTGCATCATCCTACCATAAAAAATAGTAATTTCCAGAGAATCGTTGCATTTTACTATTTCGGATGGTAGTATGGCGCTGCTTTTCGAGAAGCCACAACCCCAAACTGAGAGCAATTATGAAAATCAAGGTTTCCTGTATTGATGCCAATCCGCATCGTGATTTGAAGCGTAACCCATTAAGCGAAGAACAGATTTCAAAATTGGTTGAGTCAATCTCCCGCACGGGATTTTGGGACAACCTGGTGGTTCGGCAGCATCCAGACACACAAGACCGATATCAGTTGGCCTATGGGCATAACCGGTTAGCGGCCTGCCAGCAAATCGGGATTAACGAGGTTGATCTGCCAGTTCGTGACCTGACTGAGTACGACATGTACTGCTGCATGGTTGATGAGAACAACACGCAGCAATCTATCACTCCGAAAATCATCTTTGAAAACGTCACGGCTGCGCTGGCCTTGGCGGAACGCCTGCTGAGTTCAACTGAAAATGTTGAGCAATTCAACGAGTTGCTAAAATCAGGCAAGTATTCCACGCGGAATACATCCTTTTTTTGGAGTATTGAGAAATACAACCAAGCCAAATCCTCCATTGCTGAAACCGGTGACGGTCTAGGGATCGGTTTCATTAAGCACTTCATGCCATCGCCGCCACGCGATGAGACATTACAGACTGTGATTGACTCCTACTATGCCGACCGTCGTAAGAAAGCAGCCGAACAACGCCGGTTAGCCGCAGAACAGGCACGACTCGAAGCCGAGGAACAGGCAAAAATCGCTGAGGAACATGTGCGTCAGGCACAAGCAGCAGAAGATCAGGCGTATCGTGAGCAAGAGGAAGCGCGAGAGGCTGCTCGTCAGGCTCAAATGGCGGTAGATGAAGGTATCAAGAAGCGTGACGAGGCAGCACGACTCAAGGCGGCGGCAGAACAGGAGCATCAACGTACTGCACAACGCACCGCTGCGCATCGTGAGAAGGAGGCGGCGACTCAACGCGCCAAACACGAGAAGGAAGCCGCCCGCCGTACCAAGGAAGCCGAGAAGAAAAAGACGGAGGCGCAACGCGAGAAGGAAAAGTCCGAGCGGATGGATTATGCCGGAGTTGATCGGGAATTGCTTGAGAAACTTCCTAATCAGAATGTTATGACCAGTATTGTGAATCTAATTAAGACTAAAAAGATTCCAAAGGAATTTCATTCTGAATTAGTGAATATTGCGCTTGAGCAGGACTGGACTGGCGACCGGTTTAGCAATCCTCCTCCTACTTGTGTTGCTATTCAAGGGGCGTCTTGGTGGGATATTCGTTCGGGAGAACGCGCTAGACGCCTTGAGGAATCTTCTGTTCAAGCCCGTCTTGAGCGGATGCGGAAGCAATTTGGCAGTACTCCTTTTCCTACGACGGTCTTTTCTGTTGTTGAAAAGCTCAAGACTTCCAATTCAGCCGCAAAATTAGATTTAACTCGTTGCTCAGAATACTTTTGCACTCTTTCTCCTGACGAATTGGAGCGATTAGTAAAGGTTTTGGTGACGATTAAAGAAGATTGCAATCAATGGATGGATGCAATAATCGGGAAATTGCTTGATTCAAGCCGCCCAAAAGAAAAGGATATCACTCCGTTAGCTGTTAAGTCGCTGGAGTTCCAGCCCGAGGAAGTGCAATGAACGATTGCGAGAAGATCACCGAAGAACTGGCGTTTACGATAGACGCTGCAACAAAATACGCTGATAAGGGCGGTAAGCGAATTCGCACTTGCGAGGACGAATGGTCATTGATTATGGCTGGAAACTTTCTGAAAGCTAATAATCTGACGATTGACTGGTGTGGGCCTGATCTTGACCCCTTTGGTTATGAAACGATATGGGAATACTGTGCAGGCGAGTATTTTGGTCGTGACCGGAAAGCGCGAGAAAAGTCAAACTTTGTTGACTCGCATACGCATATTATGCGGAACGGATTTAATCGCCTGAAAGAACATCTGTTTGAACAGTTCGGTCGCGTGTTATTCGTGGTTCCACGAACTGAAAGGAATCGCTTGGTTCAGGTGATTACCTTGGATCGAGATTATGTTATTAACTCCAAGGGAGATACTGCATTAAACATTTTCCTTGGTCGCGATAGTAAGGCGGTAAATGGTCAGTTAATGGCGGTTTATCGGAGAAGCGCAATGATTTATGGCCCGGATAGCGCAAAGATGCAACTCTCCGAGAATCTTGAATCGGTTATTGCGCAACCGCTGCCGACTCCTCGGCAGAATTCGATGTTCTCGGCGCTTACTGATCAGTCTATGCCTGAGTATCCAGCAGCAGCATAATTCATTTATAAAGACCCGGTAATTCCGGGTTTTTTATTAATTAAATTCAAATAAGGAATTTTAATATATGAATAAAGATAAATTTATGGCTTGTTTAGATGATGAAGCAACTGACAAGCAGATTGAGGAACTCAATACTTTTATAATAAAAAGAGTCGAACAACGTCCTATCTCTAATGAAACTTTAGAGTATATTGAAATAATTTTAAATAAATTGTATCCAAAAGGTATTTGTACCTACAGAAATCTTAGCAATAAATGGAGATATAAAGATACGCAGTTATGGTGTGATATTGCAGAACAAGCTGCGGCATTTATATCAAATGATAGTATCCGTATTGAAATACAAGGAGGTTATCCGTCAGATATTTTAATTGATGACTATAGAGAAGGTAGAATTTACATTGCTGGAATTGATTATAATCATCGACCAGAATTAACAATTATTAGAATCGACGATGCGATTGAAAGAATGATAAGTGACGAAAGATTTTGGTATAGATAACCTGCATAAAAAACCCTCCTGGGACAACCCACAGGAGGGAACCTACCACCGCAGAGCTACCCACTACAGAAAATGGAACCGCTCAGCCTCGACGTACTTCCTACCGAAATCCCGCAACGCCTTCGTCACCGCCAGGATCGTTTCCCGATCCAGGTAGTTTTTCTCAACACGTTCCATCATATCCACCAGGAGCGCCTGTACCGCCTCGCGCTCTTTCTGTGTCGCGTTACCCATTATGCCCCCGGAAGCAACGTCGCCCGCACCGCTGCATCCTTCGCTTCGAGCAGTTTGCGCAGCGCCACCGTCCGTTCAGGGCCAGGGTCTAGGTGATCGCACAGATAAAGCGCGATATCGTGAAACAGGATGGAGGTGGCTTGCAGATGCTCCGGGAGATGCGTGTAGGCAAACCACTTGAGCATACGTTCGCCTTCTTGCAGAGGTCGGATACTCTCGTCTTTCATCATTCCGCCCTGATCGTCTCAATCCACGCCAGGAACTCCCCGGCATCCGTGTAGATGTCATCCACCTTATTCTTATGCATCGCCATCGCCAGCTTCTTAAAGTGGCCGGGTTCGATGCCGCAGGACTCCTTAATAGAAGCCACGATCGCGGCCTGATGGTCTTTCTCCCCGTCCGTCCGCACCAGGGAGTTCACGTATTCGCCGAGCGCATTTTTCAGCGTCGTCAGGTCATTGGAAGGCAATTAAAAGTTCTCCGGTTTGAATGAGGAAATCAATATCTTCTTCGAGGGCTTCGACGGTCACTTTGCCGTCGTACACACCCATGTTGACGAACCCTTTCCACTTCTCGCGCAACTGTTCGTCGGGCATATCCACAGAGGCGCACCGCACCGTCGCGCTAAAGGCTTGTGGGGTCGGGCGCAGTAACACCTGAACCGGGCCGGACTTGCCGATCGCCCGTTTTACCTTGCGCGAGAGTTCATACGGCCCCACGTTGCGCCTTCCATTCTTCGTACTCCGCAACCACCGCCTCGGCGTTCGGAAGTTCTTCAAACAGCAGGCCCAGGGCGCAAAACAGTCCAGCGATCTCCGAAGTATCCAGTTGTCCCTGCAAAACCTGCATAACCTCCATCACTTTGTCACGACTAGAACCCGGCAAAAACTCAATGAAATCGTCACCTTCGTAAAACATAGGCACTCCATAAAAAAGACGGGCCTTGCGACCCGTCAATGTTCCACCACAACAAGGAAAGCGCAATCTACCATGCTCAATAGTTGCTTGCAAGATTTTTCTTCTATTCTGAATAGTGATCAGGTAAAATACATTTAAAGCGATAAAAATGTAGGCCAAATCGCTTTTTTGGACACCTTCTTACCCGCATTAGGTATTGCCATGCACAAGGAAAATCAACACATTGTTGTGATTGATCCTAATAATTCACGAGACTTTTTCATTAAGTTACGTGAAAAGTCTGGCCTAACGCAATCGCAGGCGGCGCGAGAATCCAAAATTGCGCAACAAACCATTTCTTTAATGGAGAAGCAAGGGATTCGTTTGCGCACTAACTGGGAAGTGGCGGGACGTTTATTAAAAACCTATGCAAAACATGGCGCTCCATCCTGTTTTGCGCTGATTTTTAATAACGGAACCTTGCTTACGGAGGAAGCGATTCCGAGTCTTTACACACACGAGCAAACGCTTGAATTGACGAAGGATAAACTCAGAGACCAATTGGCGGAACTGTTAAAGAATCTGGACGGTTAGCCAGGAATCTCGTCGCTCTAAACCCTTGACCCGCAGGAATGCGGGTTTTTTCTGTTGATTCCTACCATACAAAATGGTATCATGGGTTTCGTTTTTAGGAGAGACCCTTTGAAAAAACCAATGGCGACTCGACTGAAGTCAGATGAACCGCATTTACCGCATTGGCCGATTCCTTCTGCACTTCCTGAAAGGGTAGATCGGCTGAATTGGACGGGAGCAATCGCAGTGATTGCATTAATGGTAGTCATTTCAATGGTGTGGTGAATGAATCTATCTGAATTGTTTTCACCAAAAAAACTCATTCGTTCGTTTGCTTGCTGCGCCGCCGATCGGGAAATGAGTCTCGATGAGATTCAGATGCTAGAGATCGCGCAAGAGCAACACGCCGACCAACTTCTCAGCGACCCGGTTGAGTATGCCGGGATGCTAGAGAACCTGGATGACCCGATGATTGTTGAGCGGGTGGCGAGCGCGATGCATCGGCTGTTCAACGCGACGGCATTGGAAGAACACGATGCGGTCATGCAGTGGCGGCGGGCCTGGGCCTCGGTCGCCGATGCGCAAGCGATCGAACAACTCAACGAACAATGGGAGAGCGACTTTGGACGATGAATTTGATGTTGAAGAAATCTTCCGGCAGGCCAATGAGCGGCATAAAGCCGTGGCTTGTTCAGAGTGCGGCAACGAACACGATCACGTCATGGCTGACCCGAATCACTTGCTGGAGTGTTATGAATCCTTAAATGAGTACTACCCGTTCAAGGCGGGCACTTTGGCAACCTGGAAGCCCTTTATGAAGGATGCGCGTCTGCCGGTGGAAGGGGAAGCCTGTGTCGTGTTGGAGGTGTTTGATCCGCCCATCAAGAACACGATCACTGACCCCCGTACCCGGCACATCGTTAGTTTTCAGCAGGTCTCACTGGTGATTGGGGTGATCGACGATGACGGGGATTTTTGGCAGTACGCCGTGGATGGGCGGCGCTTCATGCCCTGGCGGGGTAATGCCTAATGAACATGCTTACCGAGATGAGTACGCTGGAGTATTTCGCGCTGCCGTATCTGAATCAGAGCGGACTGAAAACCCTCCGGGAAAGCCCGTTCTTGTTCAAGCATCCTCGGATTCGGGAATCCACACCCGCGCAACAGTTTGGGACGTGGTTTCACACGCTGCTGATGGAGAATGAATTGTTCTGGGAGACGTATATCCCGGAACCGGTCTTTCAGCACGACGGGCGCTCACTGCCTGGAAAAACGGAGCGCCGCCTGTTTCGGGAAGCGTCGGAAGGGAAGGGCGTCATCAGTAACGGGGATTACCAATTACTGAATCGGATGCGGGAAGCTGCATTGGCTGATCCGGTCGCCCGTCAGTTGTTCGCCGCAGGTAAGGCCGAGCAAACCCTGATCTGGGAGGATGAGACCGGGATTCTGTGCAAGGCTCGGATTGACTGGTTGCCGGATGCGGTGGAACACATGATTGTCGATGTGAAAACCGCCAGCAGTGCCAACCCGAGCGAACTGCAACGCAGCGTTATCAAGTGGGGTTATCACATTCAGGATGCGTGGTATCGCCGAGGCTATGCCCACGTATTCGGACGGGAACCCGATTTCATCTTCTCTTTTCATGAGAAACCCAAACACCCGGAGGATGAACCGATCCCGCCGGTATTGATTGAACTGGATCGCAACTTCCGGGCGGCAGGACAGCGCGAAGTGGCGCGTCTGCTGACGCTCTATCAGGAGTGCGTGAACAACAACGAATGGCCGTCGTACACGCAGGGGATCACTCTGCTGTCACCTCCACCTTGGTTTAAGGAATGAAATGAACGATGGTAGCCCCTACAACAACAAGGCTAGTCGCACAAGCGACTGCTCCCGATCAATCGGGTTGACGCTTCTCAGGGTGCCTTTGTAAGCGCTTCCCTCCACGTCCGAGTCACCCTCGCACCGAGGGCCGATTTAATACTAAACCTAGTTTAGTGTTATTGTCAACAGGATTACAAATGAACGAATTAGTCAGCAACCCGTTTGGCGAATCCCAGGCTGTTTCTACCGTAGAAACCAGTGCCGGGGCGGCAGATCAGTCTCGCGCCATGAGTGAAGTTCAGGCATCGCTGGTGATTGCCAAGCGCTTCCCGCGTGATCAGATGGCCTGCATGGATCGTATCCTCCAAGCCTGTACCCGCTCCACCCTGGCCGATGAGGCTGCGTATGCCTTCCCTCGGGGTGGGCAAATGGTGTCGGGGCCGTCGATTCGGCTGGCGGAAACGATGGCGCAGTTGTGGGGAAATATGGATTACGGCATCAAGGAGATGTCGCGCGCCACCAAAGACGGCATCACCAGTTCCGAGGTTCGGGCGGTGGCGTGGGATTTGGAAACCAACACCCGGCGCTACATTGATTTCACCGTCAAGCATTGGCGGGACACCAAGAGCGGCGGGTACGCCCTAAAGGACGAGCGGGACGCCTACGAACTGATCGCTAACCAGGGATCACGCCGGTTACGCGCCTGCCTGTTGGGGATTATTCCTCGGGATGTAACGGAGGCCGCAATGAAGCAGTGTGAGACCACCCAAATGAATAAGGGGGGTGCGCCTCAAGACCAGATTAAGAAGTTGGTGGAAGCCTTTGCTTCGTTTGGAATCGAGTCCGATCACATCGTCAAGCGCCTCAAGCATCGGCTGGATAGCGTGAACCAGGCGGAAATCCTGCAACTGAAAAAGATTTACGCCTCGCTGCGTGATGGGATGGCGAAGCCCTCGGATTTCTTTGAGGTTGCTCATGATGAGGCCGGAAAGAAGGAATCCGCGCTCAATGAGAAGCTGAAAAAGCCTGCTGCTAATGACGCGCCTGCGCCGGTCGCAGAAACCCCGAAATCCGCCTAACTTATCCGACCCCGATCGCTGGTCGGGGTCAAAGGAACGCTCGTGCTGCCTCTTACTTACCAAATCAAACAACACCTTCACCAAATCAATGACGGTTCCACCGTGAAGGATTTATGCAAATCGCTGGATATGGATCGAGGTGCAGTTCTAGCGGCGCTCATGGAACTCCAGCATGAAGTTATTCAGGGTGAAGATCAACTGTGGTATCTGGATCGGTGCGCAAAACTGGAACCGCCTGAGCCACGGGCTGAGGAAACAAAACCGGTTGAGGCCGTCATCCCGAAAAAGCCAGCAAAACCCAAAAAGCCGGTTGCGCCCATTCCAGCAGCAGAACCTGTAGCAAAACCCGATCATCCAGCAATCATGGCGACACAGGAACCCGATCACAGTCCATACATATCGAAACAGATTATTGATTTTCTGGCCGAAGAGGAAAAGGCGGGGCGCGGGCCGTACTGTTATCGAGAGATTGCTGATCGTTTTAAGGTCGGCATTACGACCGCGCAATCGACGCGCACCACGATTAAAAAGCGCCACCCTGAGTTAATTCCACTTCTTGATCGAATGATCGTCCAGGAAAGGGTTGCTCGGAACCTGGCGTCCGCCAACAAGGGGATGCGTGTACGTTTGGAAAAGCACGGTCACTATAACTGGAAAGGAATGCTGGCCTTCTTAAAGCAAGAGCAAGCCGCAGGGCGCGGCCCGTATGCCTCGCAGCAAATCACAGACTACTGGGATGTTGCGCCTGCGAATCGAACCCGGACTCGCCGAGCGATTGCCGCTATTCGTGAGTATGGCGCACCAGAGGATGTGAAGGTTGTTGACCAGATGATCTGTCTGGCGCGTAAGGATTTGCCGTCTTTTGAGGAGGTTCAAATGAACCCGCAACCCAAGAAACCCGCTGCGCCCATGAAGAAGGCCGTCGCTTCTGCTTCAATCGAAAAGTTCGTGCTTCTGGATGAAATTAATGCGGTTCGCGCCAAATTACAACAGAAGCCTAAAAAGGCATCGCGTTGGGCGGCGATTTGCCAGGGGTTGCACGGGTTACTCGGTGAATTGGATTTTTCCGAAGACAATTCCCTGCGTATGGAGTTAGCAGAAATGTCTCAATATTTCCTGGGTGACGCCCGTGATTGACGTGGTGTGCTACCAAGAATACGAGATGCCAGAATCTATCTGTCGGCACGAAGCAATTCGGGTCGCCAAAAAGCTGGAATCACCCGTGTACGTGCATTACCGCTCCGGGCGCACTGAATCCGTGAGCGGTACGGCGCTATGTGCAACGGACTGCGTGATCTGTCATCCGTCCGAGAAGAATACTACCCTGGATCAGCTCGTCATAATCGCGCTCCAGAAGATTCAGAAAAGCCCTGAATCCTTGGAATTCTATCTGCGAGACATGTATTACTTTGGCTATCAAGATCGCCAGAAATTCGCACATCATCATCGATTGAAAGGACTACTGCATGAGTAATGTCGTATCGCTGGTTAAAGCCTCGGAGAATCCGAATCATTGGACGGCTCAGGACTTAATGGATCACTTCCAGAAGTTCTTAGACGATGGTTACACGCCTGACAAATTGATCGTGATTGGGATTACTGATCAATCCGAGTCCTGTGATATTCGCTACATGAATAAGGGTTGCAATAGTTACGAATTACTCGGTACGTTGGAGTTGATTAAATCCGTTGTTTTAACCGACCTGTTATCTTGAGGGAATAATGAGAAAATTAGCGACGATAGAAGTCATTAAGACGGTAACGGCGCACCCTAATGCCGACAGTCTTGATCTGGCGACGGTGCGGGGATGGCAGGTGGTTGTAAAGCGTGGGGAGTTCAAGGAAGGCGATCATTGCGTGTACTGCGAGATCGACTCCGTACTTCCTGAACGTGAGGAATTCGAGTTCCTGCGTAAGAACAAGTTTCGGATCAAGACGATCCGCCTGAGAAATGAATTAAGCCAGGGGATCGCGTTTCCAATCAGTATTCTGGAGCGCGTTCCGGGTGCAGAGTATTTGGCGCTTTCAACGGGCGATGATATTACCGAGGTCTTGGGAGTGACACTCTATGCGCCGCCGATCCCTGTTGATTTAGCCGGTGATGTGGAGGGTAAATTCCCGGCCTTTATCCAGAAAACGGATGAGGAGCGGATTCAGAATTGCGCTTTTGTGCTGGAGAAGTACAACGATTTGGAGTGGGTAGCAACGGAGAAGGTTGATGGAAGCAGTGTAACTTTTTTCATCAAAGATGGGAAATTTGGCGCGTGTTCTCGCAACTGGGAAATGAAAGATACGCCGGGAAACCTGCATTGGAGGATAGCGCATCAACTGAATTTGCCGGAAAAGATGCGTGAAGTAGGTCGGGACTTTGCGCTTCAAGGCGAACTGCTTGGCCCCAAGATTCAGGGTAATCCTTACAAGCTCCCGGAGCATCAGGTGCGCTTCTTTAGTCTCTACTGGGTGGATCAACAGCACTACGGAAACCATCACCAATTGAAGGAGATGTGCGCTTATTTAGGACTGAAAATTGTTCCGGTCATTCATTATGGCGACATTCTACCACGCACCTTGGAAGAAGCCTTACGCACTGCCGAGGGGTTGAGTGATATGGGGGATACGGAGCGTGAAGGGTTGGTGTATCGCCCTTTACAGGAACGTGCTGACCCGGCGCTTGGACGACTGAGCTTCAAGGCGATTTCCAACCGGTTTTTGCTGCAAAAATGATTTTTCCACCGCCAATGCGGGCCAGTGGCGGTATGAATAACGCCCGCAAATAGCGATGCCTTGCTCCCCTTGCAAATACCTGGGTAGGCGCTATTCGATTGGCCCACGAGACGGGCCAAATTTCTTTGCGCGAGGAATTATGGAATACGAAACTCATATTTTAAGTCTCATTATTCGTCCTAAAAACGAACCGATTTTTAGCGAAAACGCCACGATTATTAGTCTGGATGACGAGGCGGCAGGGTTATTTGTAAAGGTTAAGCAGTTATCGGATGGTTTGCACCCTGATCAGGTTCGGCTTGATACCGAGGAATGGCCGGTGCTGAAAAAAGCAATCGACCAGATCGTTTCTCTGGCGGAGAAGTACAACAAACATGACTTTGAGAATCTGCAATGAATGAACTTCAATTTACCGAGAATCCTACAACCCATTACTTCACAAAGCTCATGACAGAGCGGCGAGAGGCGCAGATTCGGCTGTACGGTGTACTGTGGTTGCTCGTTGAAGAGGAAGTGATTAGCGAAGGGAAGACGCGAGAGTTGGCAGGTTATCCGCTGCACAAGATGATTGATGAGTGTTTGCAGTATCGACAAGCGTTGGAGGAATAACGATGGAAAACCAAAGTGATTACCTTAAATATCGCGGGAAATGCAAAGAGTTTGTTGATAACGCGATTGCGATTGATTCCTCCTTACGTGCGGTGAGAGGTTATTACCATTGTCCGATGTGGGGTAAGCAAGCGCATTGGTGGTGTGAAAAGCCGGATGGAAGTATTTTTGATCCGACAGCAAAACAGTTCCCGTTCGGTGGCGAAGTGGGGGATTACGAAGAATTTGATGGTTGGATTGTGTGTAATGAATGCGGAAAAAGCGTTGAAGAAAGTGAAGCGAAATTTGAGAGTCGTTACGCATTTTGTTCGACGAAGTGCATTATGCGATTTGTTGGGCTTTGAGTAGAGATTAAATCATGCCAAAATACAGTGTTGAAATCCGTGAAATTGAAGTATATCTCATCGAAGGTATTGAAGCCGACGATGAAATTGATGCAAAAATGAAAGCGCTTGAAGTCATTGAAGATAATAACAACAAGTACAAATATCATTCGGACTCTGATTGTGAAGAGTTAGTTTATGATGAGGAATAAGAATGACCACGATTAACCTCTACGGACAATTCACCTATCACGATGACGCCGAGATTATTGGAGATCGCAAAGGGTTGACAGCACTGTGTTCTGCGATTAATGCAGCGCTCGATGATAGTCGGATGAGTGACGATAACGCGCATCGTATTGATGTCTTCGCCAGTGATGGTGAAGGATATATGCTATCGGTGATTCTCATCGAAGAACCCGAATCACGGTTTCCTGATCCAGCGTATATCGGTAATGAAATCGATAAAGCGTTTGGAAGAATTAAGGTAGCGCCCGAATAACTTATCAGATTTTCCGCGAGAACTCGACCCTTTAGGGCAGGAAGGACATCAACTATCAAACATTCGCAACCGATTGACTGGTTCTATCTCTCTCACGCAAGGAAGCCATGTTGCGAATCTTACCCTTCCAGCCGTAGATCGGATTGAGGCGATAGCGCTTGTTCATCCCTTTGCCCGACACCAGCACGACCTCCTTCTCCACAAGCACCTTCATCGCCCGACACACCGAACTTCTGGCGATGTCAAGCTGGTCAGCAATCTCCATTTGAGAGATGTTGACGTAGTTCTCATAGTCCATTTTCGAGAACAGGAATAACAACATGCGCAGCGATTCTCCGGTCATTGCGCGATCTGTTGCCAGTTCGCCAATCGGTTCTTGAAAAAGCATAAAGAATTTCTCCTTGAAGATCGGCTTTCGGGGAATAAACACCGTACAACCTCGTAAAACTTCTCCGGTCTCGCTATCGACCATTTCAATGTGGCGTGTTGTCATACTGATTGACCTGTTTGAATTTACTTTATAGTAAATCAGTATGGCGCAAACGGAAATCTTTTTTTCGTAACAGCCTGATTCTATTCAGCGAAAGTTCGTTCCTTTTATGTCTATGTGTATTAGGGTAACCAATACACGCACTCAACACATAGCAATCGACATTTTCGTAGCGTACCACCTTCATCGAAGCTTGTCGAATCGTGGCCTGTTGATCCGTTCCGGGTAAGACGCGGAATGATTCAATCGGTTCTAACCCTAGCACGGCCCGCGCCCTACCCTTCTCGGATCGCCGTTGTCCTGAAATGAATCTATCAACGAAAATGCTTGCAAATGACTATCGCTCTGATAGCCTAACGCGAGTCATTCGATAGGAGTCTGATAGATGATCCTCACGGTCGGGCATACGAAAGGTGGAACAGGAAAAAGCACGATCGCACTGCACTTGGCGATGGCGCTCGCACAGACCAAAAAGGTGTTATTGATTGATGGCGACGAACAGCGATCGGCCCTTCACTTTACCTCATTGCGAAACGAGGTCGGTCAGCAGGACTACACCACTGTCGCTCTCTATGGAACGAGTCTCTTACTGCAAGGCCAGTTGCTTGCGCCGAACTACGAGGAAGTCTTGATTGATGTCGGCGGGCGAGACAGCGGCAGTCTTCGTGCGGCGCTCACCCTCTCTGATCGAGTGATCATCCCCAACGCACCTCGCACTTTCGATGTGTGGGCGATGGAGTTCTTGCAGACCCTCGTCAATGAAGCCAAGTCGGTCAATCCCAAGCTCCAGGCCCACTCGTTCATCAATCTGGGTGAAGTGCGGGGCAGCGAGAATCAGGATGCTATTGAAGTCTTGCGTGAGTTTGAATCGCTACCCACTCTCGTCTCGATCATCATGCGCCGAAAGGTCTATGCCGAATCCCTCGCGCAAGGCAAGGGGGTGTTTGAGATGAAGAACGAGAAGGCGAAATCAGAGATGAATTCGCTTCTATCGGAAGTCTATCGGTTGACTATCAGTTGAGTAGCAAAGGACTCTCACATGACCATCGGAAGAAAGCCAAAAGATACTCGCTTGGAGTTCATTCAGCGAGGGGAAACACAGAAGAGCGGCGAACCGTATGCGATCACCTTGCGCTTGACCCGAGACTTCCTGAATCGGATTGATGCGAAGGCGAAGAGTCTGAATATCACTAGGAGCGCATGGATCAAGAGTACGCTGACTAAAGGATTGGAAGACGATTGAATCGAACTATCCGGTAATCCCGGATAGTTGAACTTGTAAGTATTCCTTACAAGATCGAAGCCACCTTTTTAGAAGCGTCGTAACAGGCGACGGCACAGGGCTGATCCCCGCGCCGATCTTCTTCTTCAATCCGCTCGTCGGCAAGCGCTTCGGAAAGCATAATTGCGGAAATCTCCTTAAAGCTCAAATTATCCCGAATATTGGCCTTTGCGGGAAGATTGCGCGCCTTACGAATATCCCCGGCAGTCCCGCCGAGTAACGGCTTGTAGGTCGCATTGGTACACATCGCAAAACCCTTACCTGTCACTCCATGCTCCTGCAAGACCTCGGTATGATGGTTCCGCACCACCTTACTTTGCATCCGGGCCGCCGCCTTCTTCTGTTCCTCAATCGGCGCTTTCGTGCGATCCATCACCCGGTCGATGATGGACAGGTCGCCTTCCTCAACTTTCAGGAAGGTGTCGTTGACGATCCGCTTGAAGTCAGCAGAGAGGTAGCCTGCGTAATCGACCGCGAGAATCTTGTGCGCCCAGGTGCCGCCGTTGTGGCGACCACGACGGGTTTTATAAATGTCAGATTTAACGACGTTTAGATTTTTAGCAACAGCATCAATGAGTTGCTTTGTTGTAGGTAAAATAACCCAATGCCTCGGGTCTTGGTTTGGTGGACTCCCCGCTGCCACATGGAGGTCATTCAAACAGACTAAATCCCCATCGGTGCGGATGCGGTGCTGATCCAGAGTGAAGGTTGTGATAGAATTCGATGAATTCATGTCGTGAACTCCTGAAAGTATGAACGATATGGATGCTGGCTTGGAGGGCGATTCACTTCCAAGTCAGCACTTATTCTACCTCTTTTTACCCCAAATTACTATCTTTGATGGTAGCAATCGGTTATAATAGAACCTCAATCCCCACGAGTAATGAGGTTTGTGATGCAGCGCAACACAAAACAAGTTGAAAAGATCGCCAAAGAGTTCGGTTTTTCTATCACATTGATTCGTCAAAGAAATCACCTCTGTTTTCAACTAAAGAGAAAAAATGCTATTCGGTTATTGGTGACGGCAAAATCACCATCGGACTTCCGCGCATTAAGAAATGTCCGAACGCAAATAAAAAAAATAGCGCAATCGCTCCAGGGGACTACCATTTCTAATGGTATTCTATTAAACTAGAGGTTCTTTTTTAGGAGGTTCTATGTCAGAGATCGAAAACGAGTACCAAGCTGTGCAAACCGAGTTGCCACTAGAGGTAAGCAACCAGGAACGATTAGGTTATCTGCTGAACAGCATGACCTTTCCTGATTTGCTGAGCGCCAAACAAGCGATTGAAAGCAAGATTGCTGATGTTGCGGCCAGCGAAAAAGAGAAGCTGGTCGAAACCGCTCAATTTATTTCCGGGTTCTACGGGGTTAAGCCCGAGGAACTGTTTGTGGCTCCGAAAAAGCGGGCGGCTAAGAAGGAAACGGCGACGATCATGAAGTTCCGCCATCCTGATGACCCGGAAAAGGTCTGGAGCGGGAAGGGTCGGAAGCCCGAATGGTTTGTTCAGTTGGCTGAACAAGGTTTGGAGCCGGTCAGTCTGGCGGCTTGATTTTTAGGACTCGTCGCTTCCCTTTTCCTTAATTAAGACTGAGCGAAAAGCAGTGGCGAGTTCTACCTAACAAGCGCGGCATCGCTTGAATCGTCCGGCCAGACCCGATGGGATACTTGACGACGGCACGTAAAGAAGCAGCCGTATCGTGCCTCTGCCTGACAGCCCGGAAAGACGGGTGTTTTTTTCGTTCATTTCTGAGGGTATGTAATGCGAGACCCTGAATCCGAGACCCTAATCCTATCCGGCTGCAAGGCGCTCGAAGGGTGTGAACTCCACGACACCTGCCTGCGCCACCATCACTTTCTGGAGGCGGTTTACCCCTACCAGGATCGGTTCTCAGCAAATCAGACCTGTCGGACTGAGGACTTCCCGCATTACCTTTTGGATAATCGTGATCCTGAGATCGTCGTACAAAACATCATCCGCGCCCTGAATTCTCGACCGGGAGAGACCTTTGAAGATTAAAGCCCTACGCAATGAACTGCTAACTCCGATTCAGACGGTGATTGGTGCCGTCGCCAGCAAGTCCTCGATGACTGCGCTGGAGCATATTCTACTGCGAACGAATGAACAGGTTACGGAGTTCGTCGCTACTGACTTGGAGGTGGAGATTCGCGCCAGTTCGGAGGCTGTGGTATCGGATGTTGAGGGTGAAATTACCCTGCCCGGAAAGCGCCTGTATGACATCCTGCGGGCGCTCCCGGATCAAAGCGAAGTCACCCTAACGATCGACGCAGGAAAAGCCGCCGTTAAGAGCGGTCGGAGCCGGTTTGCACTGAATACCTTGCAAGCCGACCTGTTTCCGCTATCTCTCGATGAAGAATTCTTGACCACTTTCACTGTCCCGCAAAGCCTGTTAAAACATGCGCTGGACTGCACGTCGTTTGCAATGACGCACGATAAAGACCCGAGAATGATGATTCGGGGCGTACTGTTCGACTGTCTGGAACGGGAACCCTTCCTGCGGCTAGTGGCGACCAACGGGCATCGGTTAGCGGCCTGTGATCTGCCCGGTGCGGAGATGCACGTAGAAGGCGAAAAGCAGGCCATTCTCCCGAAGAAAGGTTGTGCGGCGATCCAGAAGGCGCTGGAGGATAACGACAACCCGGTGCGCGTCATGATCGGGAAGAATCACCTGCGATTGGTGGTCGGGACGACGACGATTACCTCCAAGTTGATTACGGAACGGTTCCCGGATTACCTTCGGGTGATTCCGCGCCAGCATCCTTATTCGCTGAGTGCTGACCGCGAAGCCTTCCGGGAAGTCCTGCATCGGGTGAGCTTGGGGTTGGATAAAGAGGCGGGGATCGGCCTGTCGATCAAAGAGGGGAAGTTACGGGCGTTCTCGCTGACCGAAGATACCGAGGATGAATTCGACCTGATCGACCACAGCGGGGATATTGAGATTGGCTTTAGCCCGTTCTATCTCCAGGATGTGCTGCGCGTACTGGAGGGGGACACGGTGGTGTGTGGGTTCCACGGGACTACGGATTCGTTCCTGATTCAGGATGCGAGCAAGGAAGATCAGGTGCATGTAGTGATGTCGAGGCGCTTGTGAAAGACCTGCTGTTGATTTTTGCGGTGTTTATCGGGACGTTTGTCTTTATCATCGGGGGCGCTCTGGCCTTGGGGCGCTCGTTGGGTTGGTTGTTGGGGGTGGGGTGATGCAGAAATACTACTTCGTGCTGGCGGCGCTGGAAATTAGGGAAATTCCTGCAAATGATGTGATGGCAGATAATCTGCTGTTTCTTTCGGTGGCGTGTCGGATGGAGGAGCTGCGGATGGACTTTTTGGGTTGTCTGGATTCGGGGCTGTTATGAACTGCCAGATTCACGAACCACTCGGGCGCTGCTGCTGCAATTGTCGCTGGCAGTTAGCGGCACTCGCACATCCCTGGAATAAAGGTTTTGCGAAGGGAAGGGTTACAGAAGTGATCGGCTGGCTGTGTACCGAACCGACGTTTCTGGAAGGGGAGACGCCGGGTGCGGTGTTCTCGGATTCAAAGCATGGATTGTGTGAGATGCATGAGGTTAAAGTAATCGAGGAGACAAAATGAACGAGTTAATTTATATCGTTATCGGAAGAACTGGAGAATATTCGGATCAAGTAGAATGGATAGAGGGCGCTTATCGCAACGAAGAGAACGCCAAGAATCGCGTGATCGAATTGGATAACCTGATGCGATTATATGGGTATTGCTCACTGGAAGATAACTCGATGGAGTATGAAGAACGCGAAAAGTTAATTAAGTTAATGAAAGAAAACCCGAATGGTGATAGCGAGTTTTGTTTTGATTACACAGGAACGCGCTATCATTATGTATCTGTTTGTGTGAAAGACTAGGAACGAAAATGACTGCTATCGAAAAAGAATTGAAAGACAAAATACTGGATTCCATTACTGCCGATAAAGAGCGCTTTTTTGAAGCAGATGGAAAAACGTATATGCGCTATGATCGGATTGAGGTCTCCGTAGAGAATGGAGAATTGAGCGTGGCGTTTTACTACAAGGACGACCTTCTGTACAGCAACGAAGCGCCTGCGACCGGGGTATCGCGGTTAGATGAACTAGGGAAAGTATATCTGGGTGGACTGTATGGTGGGATTGAAATCAAACTGGATTAGGAGGGTGAATGCTAAACCCAAAGACCGGCGAGCGGTACATCACCGCCATTAAACTGATCGACATCATCTACGAATTCCCATCAAAAAGCCGGATCACATCGAACGCAGTTGGGAGCCTGATGGTGGAATCGGAGGATGGTCGATATATCGGGTACATAAATATTGGGGCTGAAACAGCGGAGAAATTAGATGACACTCGATGATTTTATTGATTCACGCCAGCAGCAACTCATTGAGTTTCGTGCGTGGTGTATTCGCAATAACGACGATCAGTGCCGGGATGAGCCGGACTGGGAAAATGATTTTGTGATTTTTATGGAGGATATACACGAACCAAGCATGTTGATGGGAGAACTTGACCCTGAGACGATGGAGTTTGTTGAGTGATCATCAACGGTGTAGATGTTGACCCGCGTATTGACCCTCGGGATCGAGACCACGTGTACGGGAAGCCGCCTGCCAAACTCTATCATCCCGATATTCCTGGTTGTAGTAGTGGGGATTGCATTTTCCAGGATAACTCAGGTGGAGCGCAGACTAACGGCGGATGTGCTTGTAGCAAGGAGTTAGCGAGGACGGTTGAAGGAAGGAAGGCGATCCGGGAAATTCACTGGTTGCGCCATCAATACCAGGCAAGCCATGAAGAACTGCGGCAATTATTCGATGCGTACCGCCTGGGGGAACTGAACTCGCGTAGGGATGGGTTTTGATGATAGACGCCTTTTTTCAAAAAGGGGGTTGACAATACTATTTTGTATGGTAGGGTGTGATGGTCGGATTGGCAACCGACGATCAATGTCAAAGACCCGTTCTGAGGGGCTTGAAGTAACCAAAGCGATTTGGCATTGAATCGTGAGGTTGTCCGCCAAGACCAAGCTCCTCAAAACGGGTTTTTTGCGTCTAGCATCCGACTTTGCTTTGGGGAGACCGTCGATGACCACCGTACCCTGAGCGAGAGCGTTACGGGGGAATCATGCACAGCGCAAATGATATGAGTGACCGAAGAAAGTCTTGATCGAGTCTGGATGTATGTTGGGGAAACCCTCGCAGGCACAGAGATCAGGATGGACGTTCGGGGGCCGAGACCAGCATGGGGCGTGACAGGAGTTGCGCGTAATGAGGCCAGTGGGCAAAACCGTGGGGCTGATGAACTCAGGGTGATGCTTTCTCACTAAAGGCGTTCTTTTGAATGCCTTTAGGTGAGTAATGTGAGCTTCCCGGAAGCTTCCGTAGCCTAGGGTGATCAACGCTATATAAAACGAAACCAACACTACAGAAACTACATACAGAGGTTGCTTTCTACTATACAAGATAGTATAATGATTTCCAGTCGCAGATATTGACGACAACAGCGCAGCGGGGCTGTGATCCGCACGAGGCATTACCAATGGCAACTAAGCCAAAGTCAGTTGATGAAATCGTCTCCCTCAAGCCACTGAACACCAAGCGGCTTCGACTCACTATTCGCGGTATCTCTCCCCTTATTCAGCATCAGTGGGCTGAAAAGTCTCTGCGTGAAATGCGCGAGAAACATGCTGGTAAGAAGACCAAGGATCGGGATGTTCGTGATCCGCATCAGGAAGGTATGGATGCGATGTACAAGACGGATGATGGAAATCCGGGTATCCCGTTGCTCGCAATAAAAGCCTCCATGATTAACGCGGCGCATAAGGACATCGGTATCGAAAAGACCCTGGTGAAAAAGTCCATCTTTATCCTGGGCGGTGGAGCGAACCGGGTGCTGCCGATGGAGTGTTCTGATCCTGTTATCAAGGAGGATTATGTTCGGGTGGGAATGGGTAGTACTGATCTTCGGTATCGCCCCTACTTTGATGATTGGCAGTGCGCAATCGACATTGAATACGATGCTGACCTGATGCGCCCTAATGACATCGTGAATCTGATTAATCGCGCCGGGTTCGGGGTCGGAATTTGCGAATGGCGTCCTGAGAAGGGCGGTGATTTCGGACGGTTTACAGTGGTTACTGCTGAATAAGTTGCATGACAGCCAGGGACGGCTTTTGGCAGGCGAGGTGTGTTAAGTTGCGTTGAGTTATGGTTCGGTGCGGTATGGCAGGCAGGGCGCGTCAGGGTGATGCGGGTTACGGTAGGTTCTGTTACGGTAAGGCAGGCGAGGCAAAGTGGGGTACGTTCGGTTATGTTATGATCAGTTGGGTTACGGTATGGCAGGCGTGGTTTGTTCCGATACGGCAGGGTGTGTTGGGGCATGTTTTGGCAGGTACGGTATGTCCTGGTTCGGTAAGGTAAGTTTGGTTCCGGTGGGTTGTGGCAGGGTGAGGCAGGCGCGGTTTGGTCGGTCTGTGTAAGTTGTGTCATGGCAGGGTCAGGTTCAGTGGGTTACGGTACGGCAGGCTTAGTTTGGCGTGTCGGGGTGTGATGGTTAGGGTAAGGCATATCGAGGCGAGGCAGGCGAGGCGTGGTCGGTTAGGGTGAGACATGTTGAGTCTGGGTTGGGTGGGTTTTGGTAAGTTCCGTTACGGTATGGCAGGCAGGGTGAGGCGGGGTGCGGTAATTGCGGTTTGGTTTGGCGCGGTCAGATGGGGTGAGGCAGGCGAGGCATGATGGGGTCGGGTAGGGTACGGTCGGTTCGGTTGAGGCGTGGTTTGGCAGGCGAGGTTTGGAAGTACGAGGCAGGTCAGGGATTACCAAGTCATTTGGAGAGTGTTATGAAATATGTCTGGAAGAATTCGTATGGTCATGAAGTCCCTGCTGAGGATGCTGCCGATGAACTGGAGCGTATTCGTTTAGAGAACGAAGGCAAACTGATTCCAGTGAATGTGGTAGAAGCTTCCGAACCGAAAGAGGCTGTACTGCATCCGTGCTTTGAATGGCGGAACAGCGTAGCGGCGAATCGGTATCGTGAGTATCAGGCTCGCAACCTGATTCGTGGAATTCGGATTATCAAGGACGACGATCAGCAGATTCCGCAGTTTGCGAATGTACGAATCACCAACGAACAGACGGGTAAGAACGAGTCGTTCTATCAGAACACAACGGTACTGATTAAGCGCCCGGATGAACTGATGTCGGCGATTTCTCTCTTGCAAACCAAGTTGTCGGCGATCGAGAACTCCATTCAGGAGATCGTGCATCTGGCAAAGGAACACCAAGACGAGGATCGTGTGAGTCGATTGGTGATTGCTGCACGAGCTATCGAAACCGCCCGTGCGGCGTTGCAGTAATCCTAAAGCCCCTTCTCAGGGGCTTTTTAGTACCGCTTTTCCTCCAGCATGACCTGCATTCCGCGACTGGGAATGAACATGCCATCTATCGACTTGGCATGAGCGCGTCTCCGGTTCATCATGGCATTCCGAATCCGCTCCTGCGTGATCGCAATCCGGGGATTTGTGCGGTTGAACTGGGCAATTTTCTGACGCGCCAATCGCGCCATCTCGGTGTCCTGAGACTCGTTTGCAAAAACCACGGCCCGAATGAGCGCCTGCGCCCGCCGATCGAGTTGACCCTTGTAGTTGTAAAGCAGGTTATTTTGTTGATAAACATTCGCAATTTCCGCTGGTGAGAAGCCCATCGCTTGCATCACCAGTTGCCGCCCATTGACCTCGTTGATCAACTTATCCCCACGCCGAGTCATCACGCCCTCGGTCTCGTAACGCCACGCCTTGACCATATTCGCCAGCGGGGAGGGTAAAGCCGACTCAAAGCCGCGATAGGTTAAGTCGGTGCTGCCTTCGCTCAGCCCGCGATTCATGTCGTGCATTCCCTGCGCAACCTTCGCACCCATCCCGAACACCGGGCCTGCGAACTGCCGCAGATACTCCATCGCCAATTGCTGACCCTCTAAATCACCGGGCGGCTTCCGAATCCACAGGCGAATCAAATCCAAACTCAACCGTGATTGCAGCGACATCGGCTCACCGGCACCAAACACCGTACCGGCAGGGCCGTGCATCACCATCTCCCGGCCTTGTTCGCCCAAGGTATCGGTCAGTTCCTTATTCAGCCACAACTCGAAATCCCAGGGATCGTCGTCATCGCCGAACAGGGCCTCGGCCATCGCCACTGCACCGACGACAATCGTGTACATCGGCAGACCCATCGCCCCGCCGAGGATCGCGGTATTCATCATCATCCAGCCGAGGCGCTTCCGAGCTACAGCCCTTTCTTCGGGAGCGACCCCTTTGCGGAACGGCATCGACTGATAGATGTCCCGCGTTAAGCGCCAGGTCATCAACTGCGAGTAGGTGCGGAACAGGAACGCCACCCGCGCCCAGTCCGAACGCATGAAGCGCGCCCGATTGGCGTTGGAGTATTCGCCCTGGGTGAACGCAATCGCCTTAAACGCATAATCCATCGCCTTCTGATGGGCCTCTTCACGAGGCAGGTTGTTCAGTCTTTGTCGCATCAGTCGGTAGGCCGCCAATCCAGTGACCTCACGATTCGAGACCTCGGAGTGGTGGAACAGGAACCCGCCGACACGGGTGGCGAAGTCGGCAAAGCGACTGGCCTTACCGCCCATCCCCGGCTGCATCAGCATCGCATCCTCACCCAGTCCCGCCAACTGCGTCGTTGCCGAGCGTGAGACGCGCCCCGAGGTCTCCAGGAAGTTCAGGAACCGACCCATGTCGCCTTCAAATTCCCCACCCAGGGTCTCCATCATCGCCGCCTCCAGCGGGGTGATGGCGCGATCAATTTCGTACCCCTCCTGCTTCATCTGCTTGACGGCTTTCAGGTATTCCGTCTCGTCCTTGTAGGTCATATACCGCACGTCATCTTGCGCCTGACCGTTCTCATCCAGGACTTGCCGGGTGGCCTTAAACGCCATCAGATTCGGCGAAACCCCCATCTGTCGCCGCCGATTAATGACGCGGGTATAATCACCCATCGCCTTATGTACCTGCTTAAAGGCTTTCCCGCCGCCGAATCGCGCTGCCAATTCCGGGAAGGTCATTAGCGGCACTTGTGAGATGTTGACCAGGGCGGTGGAGGGGTTGGTGAGATACCAGAGGAACCCGAGCGAGGTCGCCCGATTCGCCCAGGTGGAGTTGGAGGGGTTCATTAGCCAATCATAGCTTTTCCAGAGTTCCTGGACGATCTTACCGGCCTTGGATTGGTTCTCTAAATCCCCATCCAGTGACCGTACTTCCCGCTCCATCTGGTACATCAAATCGGTAATGATGTCTCCGTAGTGTAAACGAGCCAGCATGTTCGCCGATCCGTTCATAAACTGTCCATAGGCCCTCAAAGCGTCCTGATTGAAGCCAGTCACGGATTTACGCTGTAACCGATGCTTGCGTATCGACAAGTCCGGCAGCGCCTCCAGATAGAGGTTGTAGATTTCCTGTTTGAGGTTTTCCTTCTCCCGAGGATTCTGAACCGTCTCATCCACGAACTGATAAAGGTCACTCACAAACGTCCCGCTCGGTGCCTTCTCGACCTCATCCTTAATGGCCTTATAATCCGTATTGACTGTCCACCCTTCCTTCTCCAGCGCATCCTTGGCTTGCCGCTGCTCCTGGATGGTCTCGAAACGCGAGAAAGCAATTTTCTTCTCCATCACCGGCAGGCCAGCTTCATCGAATTTCTTTTCCCCGGTCGCCCGATCCATCGCCTGCTGCATTCGATGGGCATACACGTAATACTGTCCATAGCGGGTCAGTGGCGCGTAAGGAACGATGCGAGCGCCCGCCTCGGCGTAGAGTTCAATCGACTCCATGAGCGTCGTTTGGCGTAACTTGTAACTGCGATTAATGTCCTTAAACAGCATCCGAGCATCTTCGGGTAGCGTTGCCAACTCCTGCTGCATCGCTTCGTGCTCTTCGGGAACAAACGACTTCTGTGAAACCCGATCCACCAGGATGTTGATGGCGCGGCGCTGTGTACTGATCAACAAGTTCTTGAGCTTCCCAAAGGTATCCTCATCCCGACTTTCCAATTCAGCCAGACGCGCATCCTGCGGCATGTTCTCCAACTTCTTGCGCAAGTGGAATAGCTTTTTCTGGTCTTTACTGAGGGCCTGATACGCCTTCTTGGCGCGAACCACTACCGAACTGACTTCCTGCTCAAAAGGCGTCAGTGGTGCATTAATACTGGTCAGGCGGCGATGCCGTTCCTTCGTGATCACATCCTCTTCGTGCATCTTCTTTTCGAGCTTCAACACCTGCTCAATCACCAGACGCTCTTTTCGAGGCGCATCATTCAACTTCTCCAGCAGTTCCCGGACTTCCTGTACCTTGGCGTCCTCGGGGTCACGACGGGCAGCGCGATCCAAGGTGGTTTTCACCATTGACAGCCCGGAGCGTCCCACTCGCTCCTTCATGGCGGCGTACTTCATATCGTTGATCTTTTCGTAATTATCGAAGACCTGTTGAATCGCGTCGGCCAGGATCGGATTATTCTTTTTGAGCGTGTCGTACTTCTTGGTCAGGATGTCGTACCACCGCTCGTATTCGCCATACAGTTCGTCCGTAATCATCGGCCCTCGCTCTTCACGAGTCTGCTTGGGCTTACTGACATCGACGTGATAAATGGTGGAGCCGTGCAGAATGTAATCCATCAACCGCGCTGAGTTGGGGTCGCGGCCTACCTCTCGCTGCCAGAGTGGCACCAACCCGTCGTACATGTCGCGCTTAACGCGGCTCTTGTCACCGTCCATTAGTGAGGCGATGTCTTCGTATTCCGAGGCGGAGGGTAGTAAGGCGGATCGTCCCTGGGCGTCAATCTGGTTCTCCTTTACCGATTCCCGTCCGGGTCGCGTGATCAGGCGTGATGCCATCTCGACCAGTTGTTGCCGAGTCAGGAACGCCAACCCGCCGCCGAAGCTGTTACGTCCGGCATCCCAAAGCCGCTGGAGGAGCGTCCGGTTGTCGGGGTTCTGATCGAAGATTTTGGTGCCGATGTCATCGAAGGTCTGCGTGTCTTGCGCGATCGGACTGGAGCGAGAGAAGGCGATACGGGCCGTATCATCATAAGTACCTCGATTATAATAACTCTTTATATCCTTATTATCAAACACCACAAAGATATTATCAAGCGGCCCACCGTCATAGGTATTTAAAATTACCAACCCATCATTATTCTCAGTTTTAGCCTTTTTGAGTAGGTCATTATAAGTTATCTCTCTATATTCATTATTATGCTGGTCATAAACCATCGGGTTACTCATCCGAATATAAGACGGATAAACTGTTGGGTTTATTTTATTATTAACGATGGAAACGCTCCCAAACTCACCTTCTTCAAGTTTCTTTAAGAAATTATATGCGCTTTTATATCCTTTATTATCATTTAGCGCATCTTGAAAATTTCCAAACCTAAACAAAGACATAATAGCATCAATTCTTGATTCTGATGTAAAAATATCAGATTCACCAAAATCACTATTTTCATTAAAAACTTCTCCACCAATAGTGATTGTCGATTCCAACTCAATATCACCAGTGTAATACTGAGAATTAGCTGTGCTTGCGCTTCCTGCAAAGAAAAATCCCTTTCTTGCTGATGCGGCTTTAGTATTCTCACCTAACTTTCCGCTATCAAACTCTTCAATTTCTCCTGATTTTGACCCATGATAGACTTTAGCAACAAAAGGCTTTCCTGTCTCAAATGGCTTTGCTGTCTCAATACTTATGTTGTCCTTATTTTCTTTAAGCCAAGAATATTCAGGCCAATTTGTCATTTCTTCGTCTTCATAATAAGCAAGCGTTTCATCTACATCCTTAATTCTGAAAAGTTCACTTATCATATTATCGAAACTAGCAGGGCCGGGTATAGATTTACCATATTTAGCCTTTAAAAAGCGCCTTAATGGCCCGGAAGGATCGCCTAATTTAATCTTCTCATTAAAAATTACTACTGAATCTCCATCTTCATTTTCTAGCGATGCCGGGTCTACATACTGGAAAACAGGATACCCTCGTGACCACCGCTGAAACTCAGACGTAGATTCTTGCGCAAAGCTCGGATAGGCGATCTTGCTGCCTGAGATCACCCAGGAGGATTCGCTTGGCGAACCGCTGTCCAGCATCCGCTGTGACTCCCGCGCAAAGCGATAGACGCTGTTCAGGGTCAGGTCTTGAGTAAAGGCGTTATCCATTCCGAGTTTTTTCAGGAAGGCACGTAGGGCTTGCAGGATACGATCACCGAGACTCTTGAGTAGCTTGACCTGCTCGAACTGTCCGTTCTCCAGCAATACCGCAAAGATTTCCTCGCTGCGTTGGAATTTATCCAACTTCGGTTGCCGACCATCGACCTGTTCAGTCGCCGCTTTCACCGCCTTATTGCCGACCTGTTCCAGTCGATGCAGGGCATTCATCAGATGCATGAACTCAGGCGCTTCCCGTAGATTATGGGTTGCCCAATGCGCAATCGTTTCGTGCATCAGAACTTCGCGGGCGCGTTTCAGGTCTGGGAGTTGATCGGCGATCAGATAGACGCGCCGGGAGACCCCATCGTAAAAGCCTTCAACGGTTTCGGTACCTGCGCCTAAGCGATCCACCAGTTCTTTCGGAAGGTCGCTGATGGAGTTGACGACTCGGACATTCAGCCCCGCATGACGCCACAGGGCTTCTTTTGGGGTGACCAGGGACTCGGTGATTTGGGTGGGAGAAACAGAAACCCCGACTTGCGCCGGGGTCTCAGGGTTCGTGCGGGAGAATCTTAATCCGGGAGGCGTTCGACTAATCGATCCATCAAAGGATCGAGCGAGGCGGAAATCTCCTTGCTCGATATACTGTTCCGCCAGTCGTCGTACTCCTCGTCCCCGCCGATCATCGCCTCGAACATCTCGGGCGGCAGTGAGAGCGGACTGGATGGCGTCTGCGGAGATGCCGCGCTGTTCGGCGATTCGGGCAAACTCGGCAGAGAAGTCGGTTGGGGTGCTTTTATCATCCCTTACTCCAAGAATTGAATAAAGTTCCTTTTCAGGATACCACATAATCGCCTGCAAGTCAGCCGGGGTGACGCCCATCTTATCTGCAACTTCCGTAAAGAGGCGAGTCATCCAGTAACGACGAGTCGCCGTTTTTGGATCGTCTTTCGGATTAAATGCCGCCTTAACCTGACGCGCTGCTTTTCCGGCTGAGTCAAAAGGCTCTCCGACAGGGAAGGCGTTTTTCTTGCCTCTCCCTTTATTGTCATACTTTCCGAACACGGTTCCAGCCAAACTCAGCATTTCGTCGTTGTCATATTGATAGAAATTCGTATCGGTTAGACCGAGTGCTTTTTTGACTTTCTTGTTAGAGACTGCTTTCAAAAACACTTGTTTTTGCGTCTCCGCTTCTTCGGCGGAATTAATGAGGTCGCCTGTAATGCGTCCCCACATCCGACTGAACCACAAATCAATCGTTGTGGTTTCTGGATTGCCGGAAAGATTCTGGAAGAAGGAACCGATTTTCGGCCCCATCAACATAGAACCAAAGACCTCGGAATCCATAAACATCTGCGAAACGCCACCTCCCTTCTTACCGATGAGTTGGCCTGCTTCCTTATTCGAGAACTTCGTGAACATCAAACGCATCGTGCGATCCACGCCATGTCGTCCAATAAGATCGTTAAACAACTCAAGATTCTTATTGATCTGTCCTGCACTGCTCCCAATCCCGATCATCGGTAACTGACCAGTCTCCTTAAACTGACTGTACGCATTTTCGGCTAATTCGATATTCTTAGAGACCTGCAACCCCTGACTGGTGGCAGCAAGACTGTAGAGGAACACGAACTGCTGTTGCGGGTCTTTCGCCAACTCAGGATGCACCAGCGCCGCCAGTTCCATCATCTCGTTGATCTTGGTGTTGTACCAATCACTCGCGTTGCCGGTCTTCTTGAGTGCGGCCTGTGCCTCGGCTTCGATAATCTGCTTAATCAGCGCATTATCTTCCGGGTTGTCCTCAAGAATCCGTCCCTTCCGAGCGGCGCGAGTCCGGGCTTGCAGCGCTTGTGCAGCTTCACGGACCCGACGAATTCCCGGTAAGCGAGTAGCGCCATACAGAATATCAATCGAACTGGCTTCGCGGGCTATCGTCGGCAAAGGATCAGCGATTTCACGAAGAATCTGATCGCTTTGCGCTTGTGTCAGGCTCGCCAGCAGTTCCGGTGATGTCACGTAATCAGGATCAAACGCGGCCTCGGGAGAACGAATCTGCGTGGCCTGAAACACGATCGGCCATTCCTGGCCTTTTGTATCGGTGCGCAACACCCCATCATAACCTTGCTCAATCAGGGATTGCGTGACCCGCTGCATCTCCCGATCAAACCGCTGACGGTTTTCCTGTTGAGACAGGGTCGGATCGTTCGTCGAAGCCATCCCGGCCTTCTTGACGAAATCACTCATTCCCGTGACGCGCAAGGGGTTTTGCAGTTTCAGGTGTGCTGCAACAACCGTATCGCCCCACCGTTGTGCGGTCTCGTTGTCCGGGGTGAAATAGAATCCCCGCCCAAAGAAACCGGGATCGGTGCGTGAACCAATCTTCTGTTCATCGAATGCGCCGAATGTCTGGTTCGTGCCGTGATAGAAGGTCTGGTCAGGATCAAATCCCATCGCCCGAGCGCGTTCCTGGCGGGTCTCCAGGGACATATCCAGCCCTTTCTGAGTAGAACGCACCCATTCTACTGCTTCATTGAGTTGTGTCCCCTGATAACCCTGAGCGCGGGCCTGTTGCAGGTAACGCACCGAAGCAGGTACCGAGGTTGTCCCGGATTGCTTGCGCACCTGTCGCGCATGATTTCGCAGACTACTCTGTACCAGCGTCAGAATATCACCGTCCTTCATCAACACCTTCACACCTAAGCGATAAAGGATAGCTTTGATGGCGGAGATAATCTTGCGATACAGCGGCATACTCTTGGGCGCATATTCCACGAAATACGCCAGCAGTTCGTGATCGTAATTCTCGGCGGTTAATTGCCCTTTCTCGATCAACTGATCCACGAATTGCTTGGCTTTTCGCGCAACCGGACTGCCTTGCTCTGCCAGTTTCTTGATTTGGTTTACCAGGTCATTAAAGCCAGGGCGACCCATCAAGCTCGGCATTCCGAACGAGGCGACCACTGCATGAACGAACTTGATCATCGTTTGATGCTGGCCCAGGTACCCGGTCATCTCCATTAAGTGACCGGCCTCGTGTGTCAGCATATCCTCCAACATCGACACGCTAACGTGCGGCAACACCAGATGGATATTCCCGTTCTGGTCGATGTACGCGCCGATCTTGTCGGCTTTCACTTCTTTCGGGACATGCAGGGTATCGTTGTGCAACCGAATCCGTCCGGTGCGAATCAGGGTATCCGCATCCTTATCACCCAACAGGCGGCGCAGAATTTGATCGGCCTGCGCCTCGGTGGGGGCAGCATTGTTCGGAGCGGTACGGGAGAAGCGCGGGTCTTGTTGTGCCGGATTGAAGCGTTGCGAGAGCGGAATGATGTTCCCGTTGTCGTCGTAGGTAACGGCATCCAGGAGTTTGTGGCTCACATGACTGAACTGAGGATCGTACCCCAGGTCACCCAGGTTTAAGGTATCGAATTGCCCGCTCTTATTCGTGTTCCATAACTGCCGTGGAACCTTAAGAGCATCCAGTTCCGTATTCGTTTCTTCCTGCGACAGTATCCGATTGATCTTAACCGACCCCGCAATACGCCATTTCCCTAAATCGGGACGATCCGCAAACAGGGGGTTAGTGGCGTATTCGTAGTAGCCGCCTTTAGGGATAAACCGCAAACCGGACTTCTGCTTGTTGATACTGCCATCGGCGTTGCGTTCGGCAGTATCCAGATATTCCTGATGGTAGTCACGATCCGCATCCATCTCGACTTCCGCAATGACGGTATCGAACTCGTGGACATTTGGATAGGCGTAACCGTCCGCCACTTCCTTGATAAGCTTCTTGCCTTTATGAATGACCTTATTCCCGGCCTGCGGAAAGAACGGAAGTTCTCCTCCATGCCAACCCGGACGATAGGCGACCACCTTGATAGACTTTACGGTGGGTTTTTTGATATACCCGCGCTTGAGTAATTCGTCTCGAACAGTGTCATTCGGGATGGGTACGGAAACGCCGGTATCTGCCGGGATGTACTCGCGGCCATTGGTGCCGGTGAAGTGGTAACCGCCCTCAGTGGCGTCAATCCATATCCCAACCGGAAGATCATCTTTAGCGCCCACAAACATTGGATAGAGCTTCCCGTCCCGCATCCTGAACGCTTTGTACGCTTTAATGGTCTTCTTGGGTGGCGGGGTGCGGCGAACCTGATAACCCACATTCTCTGAATCATTAGTCAGGATCGGCAAGTCTGAGGCTTCTGCTGCCTCATTCACCAATCGTTGTGCGGTTTCCATATCCCCGCGTTGTACCGCCTCCAGATAGGCGGCATCCTGATCGTTCTGTGTACTGCTACCTAACATCCCCAACAGGGTTTCAATTTGATTTGGTAGGCTCTCCACAACCCCATCGCCGGGAACTGCGATCTCGATATCCTGACCTCGTTCCGCCGCCAATGCGATGCGATGTCGGCCATCTGCAATACTTAAGCGATTTATATAAGGCGTTACACCCACCATCGGATGCGCGTCCCAAACCGGGCTGTTACGCAACTTCTCCAGACGTTCCGGCTTATGCACCAGGGGTTCGTTGTTTTGGCGCTCAAATTCATCCTTAAGACGCGCCGCGTTCACACGAATGATTTGGGTATAACCGATATCCATCCGCGCCTTTTCGTTGCGGCTGGATTCCGAGATGGTGGCGAGGTCATTAAAAAACCCGGCTTGTGCCGGGTTCTGTGTGCGAGAGTAGTAAAGAGGGGTTATGGCTTCATCTAGTCGCTCAGAATGCAACTGTTGTGTAATCCAAGCCAGTAGTGCATTCCGTACTTCTCGTCCATTTCCTTGTAAAAGGGTATGTGCAACCGCTGCTCTCTTAAGCGTTGTGCTGCCCGCAAACGCCGGTTCGGGTCGATCATAGTTTCCAGACTCATCTCGGACGGGGAAGAAGGATTTAGCGAGTGTTTGGAACCACGCTTCACTGACAGGTTTGCCTGTTTTTTGATTAATGAATCGCTTTTCGGTAGTGTCATAGCGAATATCCTGGATGGCGGGTAGATCGTTGCTAATCAACTCAACAGAACGCTTGAGTAATTGCACGACATTATACCCGTCATTACCCGCCTGCCACGGAATATTTTGATCCTCGTGCGGCTCCATAAACGAGGTGGTGCCGTACTTGAGCGCCAGGGAGATCATGTGCTCCAGACGACGAGCGATACCTGCCGGGGAGATGCCTGCCGTGTCACCGACGAATTTCAGATTGTTGCGCAAGGCAAACGCGCCGACAACCTGATACAGTTCACTCCCCATCGAGGTGCCGCTATTCAATTCAATAGCATTCAGCATCACCCGGTCGCCTTCCTTGATGACCGTAGCAACCCGCCCATCACGCATCGTCAAATCGACCGTCCAATCCAACTTGTACTGCGCCCGGTATGGATTATCCCGACTGCGATCCGGTCTGGAGACTTGAATCTCAGGGTCAATTTCCTTCGCCAGCGCATCCAGGGTCTTGCCTTGCAGTTTCGGCGACTTGAACAACTCAGGACGCTGCGCTAACTTTTTCAGGTCTTCGGAGAGGCGTTCATAATCTTCGACTGTGAGGGTGTCGAGAGGTATGGGAGAGTAATCAGACTCTTGCTCCTTAACAGTAACCGCCTTATCTGTCGTTCTACCCATGATTCCGGTAGATCGACCGAGTTTGTTTTTGGCGCGATAGGTCAGTGAATCACCATCCCTTAATAAATCTTCAAACAATCCTGAATCATAGGCTTTCTTTTCATTTTCATCAGAAAATGATTTTGGAAGATTAACCGCGAATAAAGTCGCGCTACCGGTTGATCTCGCGATACGACGAGCTTCCGCCGCAAGACGCATCGGGTTGCGCTGTAGTAAATCAACAGGAACAGAAACAATAGCTCTAATCCCATCACGATGGGTTCCGATAACTTGGAACCAATTACCGTCGTGACTACGAATTTCATCAGCAATTTCTACTAATTGCGGGTACTTTGCTATCTGTCTTCCGATTAAAGGATGAGCAATCGCAGGTTCTCCGCCGACCTGATAACGAGTGGGGTCATTTAAGATTGAATCCGGCAATTGATGTATTGAAACATCACCGTTATCGGAAATAAAAGAGTACTGCGTTTGATCGACGACAACATGACCTGCAATCGGTAGATATTTTGCTAAAGCCTGTGTAGAAGTAATATCCGCAGGTGATGGCGAGGGATCGCCTGACGGATGGTTATGGACGACCCAAACCGAATCTGCACCTAATTGCAGTAGGTCATTCTGAATTTGCGCGGAACCTTTATCAAAAGAGGTATCCATGCCTGCAAAAATATTCGAGGTTGCTGGTAAGCGACTGGATACGCTGTTTTGCCCAACAACCTTCCCGTCCTTCGTATAGAAAACCCGGAAGGTTTCAAAACTCGGGTTACGGTAAATTTGTGCTAGAACAGCGAGGTCTGTTCCATTTTCGATGGTTTGCCCGATGAGGCTGGTGGAGCCGTTTTCGATATAGTCTCGGGTAATAGCGGAACCCAGTACGGTTCCTGGTATCCGCCGCAAACCTCGAAGGGTATCCGAAACGCTCTTCTGTGCGGCCTCCAACTTGGGGTCGGAGGGGCCAGCAAGTTCGTTGGGAGCGAAGAGGTCTTTCTGTAGAAGTGAAACTCGGTGAGTCCGTTTTCTGGGGGCTTTGACGGCATCAATAGTCTCCTCGTCATTAAAGATGTACTCATTATCCGCCTCATTGACCTGCCGACCCAACACATTTTCTGCGGTCAGGTTGCGCGTAGTGTCGCTAATCGCGCCCTTTACGACGGCCTGCTGATTGTTTAAGCGCTCTTGCAGAATCTTTGCCCAGCGGAAGTCAAAGTCATCCGGCATATTGGCGGCGAACAACCAATGCACGTTCGCCTGGGATTGAAGGCCGTACCGAGTAATACGCCCGCTGACCTGTTCAAATTCGGAGGCGGTGTAGGGAATAGCGACGTTGTACTGGAAGGACTGGCGATCCCCTGCGGTGTCATGCAGAGACAACCCAGTTCCGCCCTTATCCATCGTAGCAATCAGAATACGCGGGCCGGACTTCGATGCCTTCCAGGATTCCCGGTTTTCGGTGTTCTGCTTGTTGGTTAAATCCCCGTTGTAATCGACAATCCCCTTCTTGCCAAACGTCGGTTCCAGGTACTCTTTCAGGATATCGACCGGGGATTCCAGGCGCATATCGGACATCCCGGCGTCCATAAACGCCTGCGCCATGTACTTCGCATAAGCCGAAAACATCCCCAGGTTTTCTTCGGTCTCGGTGATCGGGTTGTACTTCATCACCCCTAGATAATCAGACCACTCCGCCTCCAGTGCGGCCATCTCGTTGCTGTCGAAACGCTTCCCACTCAGTTGGGTCTTGAGTTGATTGAGCGCGCCGATTGCACGAGTCTTATTGTTTTGGTACTTACCTAACGCCACCGCAGCGACTAAAGGAGAGTTCTCGCCTTCATCAATCGCCTTGTTGATCTTGTTAAGAATCCGTCGTTCTCCGGTTTCATCTTCCTTATCCTCCCAAACCTCGAACCGCCCGAACTCCATCGGCGCTTTGACCTTCACGAAGACCACGGCTTTTCGATCCGCCTGTTTCGCTAAGTCCTTTTTAATCAGTTCTGCGGTCGCTTTCAGCTTGCCGATTTCCGCCATGCGCTTTTTGACGTTCTCGCGCTGCATGATGAAAACCGACTTTAAGTGGCTTGCCTCGGGATCGGCCAGCGCCGTATCAAACAGCGCCACCACCGGCAGGTAGTAGTCCTGGTAGAACGTGGCATCAATATCAATCGGTGTCAGGTGAGTCTGCGAAGCCGCCTTGCCATTCTTGAGTGCGCTCAGTTGGATCGGGCGATGAGTCAGCAAGTTGCGATCCATGAACCACTGACGCGCTTCCTGACCGGCCTCCAGTTGAGTCAGCATGAACTCCAGGTGATCCGCCTCAAAGCGCTGAATCGCGGCCTGTCGATCGCCGGTCGATTGATTGGCGACACTCTCGAACTTCGGCGCTTTCGGCCAAGCGATCGTCAATGATTTGTAGCCCAGCGCATCCGACTTTTCCTTAATGGTTGCGCCATGCTCAACCGCCCAAGTCTGGAACCCATTCAGGCGCGTACCCTTGTATTCCAGATTCTCTTGTTGCGCTAACTCGTCGTATTCCTCAAACAACCCGCTCCTAGCCAAATAAGCCGACTCACTCGGAGTCTCAAACGGGGTCGCGCTGGAGTAGAAGGTGAACTTGGAGCGTTGCATCAACTCCCCGGCGTTGACTGCGCCTGCGCCGGAATCCAGGATATTCTTGACCTTGTGCGCTTCATCGAATATCAGGATCGTGTTCTGATCGACCGTAATCCGGGTTTCGCCTTTATTGAAGGTGATTGTGCTTTTGCCCGCTTCATGCGTGATTTCGGCATTATTCGGGTTCTGAATCCGGGCATAGGTAATCAAGTCCACGCGCCCGTCATTGATCCCGTAATCCGGTAAATCCTTGTTGCGAATCTGGTCAATCAGGGTATTGCTGTTGGTGAAGAACAAAACCCGCGTGTTGGGGTTCTCGGCCAGCGCCTCACGAATAAACCCACCAATCGAGAAGGTCTTTCCGGCCCCTGGATCGGAGGACAGCATGAACGCGGGCTTCCCTTCCCGGTAGTTGGTGAGCGCCTTTCCGATGTCCTCGATTTGCCAATCGACGACCTGGCGGGGCATTCCTACTTGGAGGCCGCGCTCGATAAGAGATACTGTTGACCCACTAACTTGTCTTCGATAATCTTCTGGAGTGCGCTGTTGGGGGGCCACTCGGTTGCGGAGGTAATCAGTTGATCTTGTGAGTCCCCGAATGCGGTCTCGTAGTTCGTCAAGTACTGCGTCACCGCTTCCTCGTACAGTTCCGGGTCGGTTTGCCGTACTGAAAATACGACCTCTTTCGATGGAGGTTCCGGCATCTTTGGCAAGGGCATAAGCAAGTCCTTCTCGAATCGCTTCGTGGTGATAATCAAGATCACCGATCATTTGATCGACAATCTGCTTAATCGTACTATTATCGGCTTCCGTATCCAGGTAATCCTTGAAAACCTTCTTCACAAACGCTTTTAATTTACCCTTAAACGGGCCGGACACGAAAACTTCGTGGTTTGCGGTATTCGATCGGGCAAACGAGTAAAAACTGTGATCAACATCAAAATGTCGGGCGATATTTGGGTTGGCTGAAAACAGGGGTGTTTCGCTGTTTGATTCGTAAGGAACACGCACAACAATGCTAGACTGTAACCCCTTACTCCATGACCACTGTGTCGGTGAAGTCAGAACCCCGTTCTGTTCCAGAATCCCATCAACCGTGATGTTTTCGACTGGAGAAGTCTCGGTAGTTTCTTCAAGATTTCCAGCAACATAATCCCGCGTAAACTGCTTGGCATACGGCTCAAAGCGATCCATAAACTGATCAATCTGATCGTCATTGAAACCCTGCTTAACCAGCATATCCTCCAGATATTCGACCAGCGCATCAATAATTTCCCGAATCGTGCGAGTCGCTTTACCGAAATGTTCGACCGCCACCAGGAAATGCTCCTTCATCTCCTCGTATTTCTTCTTATCAAAACCGATCGGCAAAGGTAAGCTGGCTGGCCCCTCCGGCATCAGCGCATCAATCATCGCTTTCGCGGATTTCGCTATACGTCTTGCGCCTGCGGCTAAATCACTCGCATCCTCGGCGGCGGCTTGCGCAATACGTTCCCCACGAGAAGGGGCGGCAGGTTCGGTGGGCGCTTCTGTCGGGGCAGCGTTTTCAGTTGGCGGTGGGGGGTTACGACGATTGCTCCGACGTGCTTTTGCGGCAGCACGGCTTTCCCTCATCTCGCGATCATATTCATCTTCCTGAGAACCTTGATCGGTAGGCGGCTGTTCGGCGGTGGGCGGTTGCTCTTGGTTACCAAATCCGGGTTCGCTCGGTGCATTCTTGTCATTTTCTTTTTCCGTAGGCCAAGGAGTACGGTCATCCGGGTCTTCCTCTTTCTCAACCCACTTCCCGTCCTTCAACACCTTGTTATCCGGTACGGCCATGCGTGTCCCGTCATTATCCTGTTCAATGCGATAATGATCGGGTAGGGTGATTCCGGCGCGTTCGACAAGATCGGCTTCGATGACTTGATTATCGTTCAGGTCTACTTTGATAGCTTCGATCAAAGCAGCGTCAAGCGGCGGGGTCTCGGGTGCGGATTCGATCGGAGTTGCGGGCGGGATGTAGTCGAGGATTTCGCTGCCCAGTAAATCGTCACCCACTAACTCCAGGTCGCCTGCTTGCTCACGAATCTTGCGGCCAATTTCTTCAAAGTCGTGTGACTTGATAACCGAAATCATGTTGCCTTCTGGCACCATGTTTCCTTTGGCGTCAATAGTAGAACGACGCCCTTTACGTGACTCTCTTAGTTCATAAAGACCCACTGTATCTTTAACGGGGCGCACTTCCCAGACATGATCAACCGGTTTTCCATTCTTATCTTGTGTGTGCGCAATCGCCAGTTGGTAGGGCAGATTATTCCACTGTTCGATATTTTCCTGGTTCGCTATCTCATTCTGGCGTTTCTGGTATTCATCCATTCCTTTTGACGTATAAACCGGATCACCTCCAAACGCGGCATTAATCGCATTCGTAAGGGCGCGACCGGAATAACCGGCAGTACCGTCATCTTGACCGTAATAACTTGCATCTCGATTCGCACTCTCAAAAACAGGATACCCAAACTGCGAAAGCGCCTCCGCCATTCCATCCAGCGATAATGACCCGTTCTGCGAAAACACATACAAACCTTCACCCAGATTATTCGGAGAACGATTTAAGTTCATTCCTTGAATTACAAACTCGCTCAACAAACTACTGTTTAATCCGCCATGCTTGGCAACTGCTTTTAGAATATCGTCTTGCTCGGTATCGACCTGGCGCATCTCCATTACCGGGTCGCCTGCTTCTCGTGCCGTCTTTCTCGGGGGAGCCGGGGGCGGGGTATTCGGCGTCGAACCGGTTGAGGTTGGGGGCGGCGTTGAAGTGGGAGGCGCAGCAGATGGGGGTGGGGTATTCGGGGTGTTCGGAGCCGCAGAAGTCGGTGCAGTGGGTTTAGCAGCGGCAGGCGCTTTCGGAACTAAGGTCGGAGCGGTCTCAAAGCCCTGAGAAGCCGCTTGCGCCACCAACTGTTCGTGCGTCGTCGCATCCATCTCAGGTAAACCGATGGCTCGCGCAATCCGATTCCAGACCGGAAGTGGGTGCTCAAAGGCTTTAAACGGCTGTGCGGCGTGAGTATCCCGAATCTGTTTCGGCGTCATCCGACGCGGCGTGAGCGGCGCTTTCGGCGTGGGATTTTCCGGGGCGGGTAAGGCGATAGGTTTGGTTTTCGGCGTAGCCGCTTGCGCCTGTTTTGTCTGAATCTCAGCGAACTTCTGGCGCAGCATTTCAACGACAGTCGAACCACCTCCGCTGGTATCCACCTCGGTCACAGAGCCGGTTAAGGGGTTAGTGAGAGTGGCGGTTTTAGGGGCAACCGAAGCAAGCGGGCTGTTGGCCGTACCGAGGGCTTGCGTTGTGACATCAACCGAACCGAGGCCGGAAGGCGATGAAGGAGCGGCAGGGGTTGCCTGAGTTGGATTTAACGTCTGCGCAGATGCTTGAGACAACAATTGCGCCGCTTGGCCGCGAATCTCTCGGTTTGCAAAGAGCTTATTGTTTGCAAAGAAATTCGTTTCAATTTCGGAAGGTGTTAAACCGCGCCCGATATTTTTTGCGGCGGTTTCCACCATCCTGCCGACGCTGCGAATTTGCTCATTAAAATTCAGGCGTTCTTCCGGGGCGGACGGGTTATTGCTCCAGGCTTGAAAATTATCCTCTGATCCTACCAGATTATAAAATTCGTTCATCCCGGTAGGGGCGGCCTGGGCTTGCTGCTTTCTTAAAGGGAACGCACCGACAATCCGCTCAGGAGGAATAACTCCAGGCGATCTTGTTGGGTCATTGTGCAAACGAAATTCTTCTGGCGTGAGATCAAAAACCACAACCCGCTGATGATCGCCTTGGAAACGAGGATCGTTCGGTTCGATATCTATGTTTTGTTCGTCATCCGCAATTCGTGCGGTACTACTAATCATTCCTTGGTTTTCGTAAGACAGCCCATTCATAATGGAACTATCTGCTGAATCTTGGGAAGTAATATGGGTAAGCCGAATCATTCCTTCTGGTTTTTTAGGGATGTTCGGATTCACCGCTCCTGCCAGTGGAGAAGCGGGGTTACTCTGACCTACCGGGGTTTCGGCTTGGGCTTGCACTTCTTGGCGCTGTTGAGCATCGAAGTTTCCTAGTTGAGATTGAAGTCCCGGCCCGGTGGGGGTCGGCATTTGTGTCTGAGCGAGACCTGAGACACCCAGGGTTTCCTGCCCGGATGCTGCCGTCACTGGACTGACCGCATCCTGCATCCGTTGGGCGCGACCCGCTTCAATACGCGACCGCTCGTTATCGATGATTCGTGCATCTTCTGGTGTCGGCGGAGACAGGCGCATCTGCTCTAACTGTGCCAGTTGCGTGTCTTCCTGAGTGCGTAATGCTTGCTCTTGCGGGGAACTCAGGAACGCTTCCGGGGTAATACCAGGCGTTGCAGGAACCGCCCTATTGGCCCGCCATTGCCCGCTGCTACCTAACGGAGAAGGGGTTTCCGGGGTTGCAACCGGCGCGTTCTGGCGCTCTACAACCACTTCATTCAGTGCATCCTGAAAACTCAGCGGTTCGGTGCGAGGGGCATTATCCGGCCCGGTAAAGCGGCGCTGCATTGTTAGGCGAGACAGTTCAGCAGGATCGGCTTGCAAGCCCTGTGCGGCCTCTTGTACAGCAGTCAGTTCCTCATCCAGCGTTTCCAGGCGCTTGTCGAACACCTGATTCCAGGTCGGGGACTGCTTCTCAAAAGTCTCGTCGGGGACTTGTTGCCGCAGCGCATCAAACTGGATCGGGTCTAACTGTTCCAGTTCACCCCATCCGAACTGTCCGTCCACGCGATTCAGGCTGTCCTGTTTGATCGCATCATTCAGGGTTTGCGTGTTGACCCGCAACAGGTTTTGAGCGCGTTCTTTCGGGATAGAGAAATCTTGATTCGTACCGACATCCCGTAGCACGATCTGATCGTCTTTGGCTTCGACGATATCGAACAGCCGATTATTCGGGTCATCCGAGAAGATCACCTGTTCGCCGGATTTAGGCGGCTTTTTGGTCTCAAACGGTGCGGCGTGATTGCGTACCTGGGTCGGGTCATTCCGGGAGATGACGGCATCAATCTCCTCGGGCGACATCCCGGCTGCGCCTTGAATTGCGGCTTCCGGGGCGGTATTGGGATCAACAGAGCCGGGGTTCGTAGTGCGGAGCAGGTCGAGTTTCTTTTGATTGAATGTCAGACCCGCCGAACCTAGCGTCCCCTCCATATTCTTCAAGCCTTGAAGATCAATGTCACCGGTCGGGTTATCAGCATTATCAACCCAACCCGTCAATCCAGGACTGTCATTCCCCAGAAAGCTCAACAAACCTTGCTGTTTCTGCGGCTTCATTGACTGCCAGAGTTCACCGAGAACCTGCTCGCGTTCCGCCTTAATGTCTGGCGTTTCTTCAACACGCGAATGCAGTTCCGCGTTGATGTTGCCGACGACTTCCGCCAACTGCTCGTTGCCGGTCTTCCGCTGCAACCAGGGGCCGAGGATCGCCAGATTCTCCAATGACTGATCCGGCATCGCGGCCAGGATGTTCGGGTCTTCACCCAAACTGACCAGCGCCTCTGCATCGCGGGGATTCTTGACGAACTTCTCGTGTATCTTAGAACCGACCTTCACGCTGCCGCCTGCGAGACCCATCATGCCGACTAAGGCGAGGGTTGCGGGTGCAACGTCCTTCGTGGCCTGCCAGAGACCGCCGACACCTTCATATTGCTTCTCAGCAGAATCCGCAGGCTTCCCGGCAACTACGGCTTCCATGCGTTTCTGGTCGTTGCCCTGATGGTATTGAGTGACGCCTTCTGTGGCGACCTCACTACCCACACCAGCCGCCAATGCCCCCGCACGAATCCCGAGTTTCTTGAAGGCTCCGCCCGTGATTTTAGAGATCGCTTCTTTGCCGAGGAACTTTAAGGCGATACCGCCGCCGGTCAGCATTAAGGCATTACCTACCGCTTCCGGGCCAGCTTCCCAAAGACCGGTATTTTCGGCGATAGGACGTAACGCCTCATATAGTGTGGCCTTTTCTTCCTCGTTCAGCCCACGACCCTGTTCTTTCTGCGACTTCAATTCAGCGGCCTTAAAGCCGTCGTTCATGGTCTGATTACCGGCCATACGGTAAGCCGCTGCGCCAGATGCGCCCATCGCGGTTACTGCGCCACCCACCAAACCAGAACCCGGTAACGGAACCATCGCCTGAGTCGCTGCGCCACCGGCCAGACCTGCCGGAATCGCCGCCGCCATCGAGACCCCGCTAAACCCTAAACTCGGGATTGCCTCCAGAATCGACTCGCTGACCGAATCGGTGTCACCTGACTTGGCTTGCGCCGCTGCCTTTTCCTCTAAATCCTGCTGGAGTTTTTCTTGCGCTTCAAACGCGGCGATCGCTTCGGGCGAATACTCATCCGGGCGCTTGAGACCTTCTTTGAATTGATAGTAGGCAGAGGTAACAGAGGTAGGCAGGCTCTTACCGGCTTCCCAAAGGGCGCTACCGGTATTACTGAGATCGAAGAAGGGTTTTTCTTCTTCCGGGGGTTGCGAGGGCGCGTAGGCGTTCTGATAGGCCGCGAACTGCGCCTCATTCATCGGTTGATCGGGGACGTACTGATTCAAACCATTCGCAACGCTTCCGGCCCCTGAATAATTGGGGAGAAGGGCATTGATATCAGGCAGGGCGCTATCGCCAAGTCCCTGGCGATAGGCGTCAACTAAGGAGTTTTCATCGAAAACCGGCAACGCAGGATCAACAGAAGTTGGAACCACAGGGTCATTTAGGGATTCTTCGTCAAACCAAGTTGCCATTGTTTTCTCCAACAATCATGCAAAGCGAACGACCGAGGGTTTATCGGTAGTTGAAATTCGGGGAATTCCAGTTATCAAGGATTCCTTGACACCTGAAATTCGGGCATAAAAAAACCCGTCGAAGCGGGTTACGATTTAAAATGGTAGTTCTGTTGACAGCAGTGATAAATAGGATTAGTATTCAATTAACCCTCGGCGCGAGGGTGTATCGGGCATGGAGGGAAACGCTATTAAAGGTTCCCGTTGAAGTGCCAACCCGGCTGGTTTACCGTAAGACCGGGAGCGGTCGCCTAACGGCGTCTAGCCCTATAATGACAGGGCTACCATAGCCCTCCACGGTAGCGATATATACCATACTGCATGGTAGAAGTCAAATCACTTCTTCATCGCCATCTCTCGCGCATACTTCTGCGCAGCCCTGATCGACATCACAGTTGGAACTCCGTTATCGCCAATCACGATAGCGACTCCAGGTTCGCTTCCTCCGTAAATCTTACCGGGTTTCCTGTCCTCTGCTTTTTCCGGCATTGGTTCCAACCCAAACGCTGTTCGATTTGCGATATCAACCGGCCTGTCGGTGCTACTCATCGGTTCTTTGCCGATCAACTCCCAGTAAGTCTTCATTTGCGGATCGTTCCGCGAGGCGGCTTCTTCCAATTTTGAGATTTCGATCTGACGATCTAAATGCTCTAACGTCGTCTTGTCCCCATCCTGTATCGCTTGTTGTCTCGCTCTCGCAACATCCAGTGTGTACTGGCGATCCGTGTTGTTTTGCGCTTGCGCTGCCGCCTGTCGTTCGTATAGCGCCCGCAATCCTTCTCGCTCTTGTGTAGATTGATTCTGCATCAAACTCTGCGCCATGCCGAGTTGCTGTCCGTACTGCCCTTGCAGGAGTTGCTGTTGGTTTTGCAGTTGCGCAAGACCCTGTTGATAGGGTTCCATTGCGGCGGCGCGTTGTGCTTTAGTAAGACCCTTCTGCGTGGATACAGATTGCATCTGCTTGAGCAATTCCTGCTGCTGCGATTGCAAGCCACTCATGTCCGGGGTCGGAGCCAACCGATTCATCTGTTGCCGCATGGCGTTCATCTGCTGTTCCTGCTCAACCGACATCCTACCTTGTTCGCCCCGGTTCGCATTCCGCAGTCCTCGCATTGCGGCGGTCTGTGAGTCAATCGAAGCGACTCGCGCATCAATCGCGGCCTGTTCTTCCGGGGTGCGCCCACTAGCAACCGAGAAACTACCACCGCCTTGGCGTTGCCCCATAAAGGTCGCCGTGCCTTTGCCAGGGATGGCGTATTCAGTGATCGCGCCGCCTTCCAATGTACCAACATTAGTAGCATCGTTCGGCTTGTAACCACCGCTATTCGGGTCTTGTTGAAAACCCATTGCTTGACCCCGCGCCGTCCCCATTTGCTGACCTTGCAACGCAGCGGTGTATTCTTGTGGCGTACCGAGACGTTCTTTCATATACAAATTGTTCGGCCCTAAGTACGCAGCACGACTCTTGGTGTCTCGCCCTCCCGGCATATTATCCACTTCCTGAAATCCATCTTTCAGAAGTTGGTTCTCCTGGCGCTGAATCGGGGTATTCGGATACAGTCGTGCTTGCTGCGCGGTGGCGCTGGCGTCCATATTGGAAGGGGATTGTGGCAGCGTAGGTAGCGGATTCTTATTATTGTTTTTAGGTATTTGCTTGTAATTAGGTGCGCTCGTAATAGAAGGAACATCAGAGTTCTTCCCTGTCATTGCTATTCCTGGTTGGTTCTCCTCATTCCACCATTCACGAACATCCGCCGCCTTTCCGCCTAAGAAACTACCTACCTTATCTGCCATCCCAAAGGTCGCTGCATTCCCTGTATCCCTTAAAACAGAAGTCGCTACGGCTCCAGCATATTCCAATGGACTTAACGGTTGATTTCCATTAGTAAACCCGCCTGCATTCTCTATGATATTCTCAGCGCCTTGATCGCCTAACCCACGCATGGATGTTTGAGCGACACCAAGAACAGGCGTTGCTGCTAAATAAGCGCCTCCTGCTGCTCTTGGAGTAATCCTTCCCGGATTTGGGGCAGTAACCCTTGGCCTCCCTAAATTAGATGTAGTGGCAATTTTTGGCGGCGTAGCTCCTATTTTTGCTTGTCCCAAAGCAGACTTATCGACTAATCCGCGAACTGATGATTGTGGCGCGTTACTAGGAGGTAGCCCGCTCTTTAATTGGCTTGGGGTAACAGGAGTCCCCTTCATTAAAGAGCGTAATTCGTTAGGCGTGAAAGCTCTACTGTCGGGGTATAACATCTTTTTTCTCCTGATTCCTACCCATAAAAACCCGCTTTATCGGGCAGGTTGTTTAGTTCTATGTAAAAACGATTGGTTTGTCAATCAGCGAAACAGGTCACGACTAGCGCTGGTGGTGGCGAATGGGTCGCTGCTTAATCGCGTAGTATCCTCACCCTGATAAATTGGAGCCGCTGGCGTTTGTGGTGTCCCGCCGAACAGCGAACCAAAATTGAAGCCTTGTGGTTGCCCATCTGCGCCGATTTGCGACAAGCCAGTAGTCGCCTGCTGATTCGGATTCTGATTTAAGCCGAACATCGAACCCATGAACGACTGAAACGCCTTCTGCTGTTCCGGGCTGAAATTCGGGAGTGCTGACTGGTTCGGTTCGGGAGCGGTATAACCCGATAAACTCTGTGCCGCAGCGGTTGCGCCTTGCTGTGACTTGAGTGCCCTGGTGTAACTGTCAGTCAGCGATGAATCATTATTCCCGCTCCCAAACGGAGTCGCTTTCGGCGCGGTGGAGCCGTCATAGCCCTGAATTGTACTGCTAGTCCCATCGGGATTGGTGCGAGTATAGGACGCATTGGGGGTGGACTTCTTAACCGTCGTCGGAAGCGACCCCTGCATTTTTGTAGAAGCTGCGTTTCCTATATCGCCAGTTGCAATCCCGCCAAACGGCTTGTTGGCGTTGTCGGTATAGCTGGAGGAGGTCTTATTGATACCGTAATCCATGATCGTCTCCTACGCGAGTCCGCGCTTTTTGGTTTTCGCCTTCACCATCGGGGTTTCATCTCCGGTGCGCTTACCGCCCTTGCCTTTATTCTGAACCGACTGCTTGGCGGTAGAACCGGAACTCTTAGCGGGCGCGACATCCATTCCCTGTTCCATCGTTTTCCGCAGGGTGCGCGAATTAATGAAAGCACTCATGTTTATTCCTCATACCAGCGTTGGCGACTACGGTTTTTCACGTAAGCCGATGGGGTGATCGTGACATCCAGATTGGCATTAGCGCGGCGATTCTCCAGAACCTTGTAGTCCACAGGTTCGCCCACCAGTTTTTCAAATTCCTTATTATGGAACCCTGTCCGGTTAATATCTCCGGTATCCGCATCGCGCTTCTGATAGGCATACGACAGCGCCCCATGAATCAGCGCCTCACGCAACCCTTCTGGCGGCTCATCCAGTTCCGACTTGCGCCCTGCCCAGGTCATCTCCTCTAACGGCAAGCGATAGACGGTCAGGTAGAGCGTATCGTCCGCAATCGGGATCGGGTAGAGGGTGAGCTTGAACGGACGGTTTTCTTCCAGGTAATGCGTCGGAGTGCCGGTCGTGGTGCGGTGATCGGTCATCGCCCGATAGTCCCGCAACTGGGTCTTGATGAGCGAGGTTCCAGTGGAATTGAGCAACACATCCTCAATCGTCATGATCCGCTGATCAATGTCGTAACTCGCGGTTCCGGCCTTGACCTTGATCTGGCAGATTTCCGATTCCCCGGCATCGCGGTAGCATTGGGTGCGAACCGCGATTTCTCGGTGGGCGGTATTGAGATAACGGATTAACTCCTCATTCTTAAAGAGCGCTCCCCGATCCTGCTCCTCCCAGTAATAAGTAAAGCCGGTGCTCACGGTGCCCGTGTCGCCACCCATATCATCAGCGCGGAGTCGAAGGTCGTAAATCAAATCTAAAGGGGTCATTGCGTAGATTCCTTATTCATTATGTCCACCCGGAAAAAACACCTACATAGTAAATATCGTGTAGTTCTTGGTCGCTTATTTTAATCCCTTTTTGCGAAAAACCTTCTTGGTAACTGGGTGAATTCGGGTCCGTATAGTAGATCACATTATCCAGCATCCCTTGCACCACGACATAGGGTTGATCAAAGTAAGGGTACGCGGAGGGTCCGAATAGGATGGGGGCAAACAACGCTGTCCATCGACCTAACACCTCAAGCCGCTCATTAATATCCTGATAATCAGCAGAATAAGATACCGACGCTACAGTCTTTACCGCATGTCGATAATAAAGGTCCAGTTCCCCAGAATTTCTGTAATCCCATTCAACCTTCCCAGTCCGGGTGCGGGAACTAGGGAGACCTCCTCCGATCGCCATGTCTCCACCTGCCGTAGCTTTTGACGAAGCCTGTAACTTTCCTACAACAACGCTCGGGTTACCTCTTAGTACCCAGGTCATATCCATCGACCCTATACCCGTTGTTATTGTAGTATACCCATAGCCTAAATCTTGATAATAGTCTAGCTTTCCCACATAGAAGGATTCAGTATCAAAAAATGGGATGATACAAGTCCCTCTACCGGAGTCCGAAAAAGAATTAGAGGTATAAATGTACCCCGTAATAGTCCCGCCGGTAAGGGTCCATTTTATGCTAGTATCAACTCCAGGAAAACTAAAATCAGCGGCAGTAAATGTGGGACAAGCATATTTGGAAGAGATTGGAATAGCTCTCCCCAGTAAACTGGTTCCCGTCACTATTTCGCCCGTTGATGCTATTTCCGAAGTCGCCTTAACCCGTGTCCCGCCCACAACGGTAGTCTTGAGGTAGGTTCGCCCATTAGTGACATAAAAGCCCTGCGTCCTACTGACCCCGCCGATGGTTTTTTCAACGCTACCCCCTGAACAGGATGTTACTTCGGCTATCACATCATTAACGGTATAGGGTTCTGAATCAGGTAGGCGTTCCCGAGAGACGTTAACCACCAACAACGTATCTTCATGGTCATAAAAACAATATACTGGGATCGACGAATCAATATCATCGGAAAACCCTCTAGGGGACTGGCACCAATAATACACAACAAGTTTAGCTTCTTGGTAATAGGGTATCCACAAGATATTGGTATTATCTGGGGTTCCTTTGTCTTCGCTTAGTAGCTCTGTGGTGGATTGGATGGGGTAGTTCCCTTCCTCCATAACCTCTTCTGGGTCGTAGTCAGCAGGAGAAATGCTTAGTTCATAATGCCGAGAGACTAAATGTTTACATCCAGAGTCTCCTGAGACTCGTTCTATTGCTATGATATTAGCCTTAGAACCCCTTGAGTTAAAATGCCAACCGTTTGCTACACTCGATCCAATAACCCCATGCTCTCCAATCTTAACCTTGGTTTCCCAATCCACCGAAAGAGTGGCGAGCGCATAACTCTCTAGTCTTAATTTCTCCTCCTCAGACGGAGTCCAATCATTAGCCCCATTTAGTATGGCGTCGATAAAAAACCGGCCCCAAACAATGCTACAGGGGTAAGCATAAACCGAAGTTCTTGTAATGGCTATGTAGTGGTAGGAATAATCGTCCGCAGCAAATAACCCATACGACCCCGAAATACTGTGGGGTGCATCCCAATAAAACTCCACCCTACCCAGCCCGCCTGTAATAAGCTTCCATAACTCGTCCCTGGTATATTCATTTATAGGGGATTGTTCCCCCGCATTTTGTGGGGCGTCTATCGGGGGAACTTCATAAGTAGGGTCGGCTACTCCGAGTTTCGCTTGGACCAACCTGCGGAGTAATCCCGTAACCATCGAAGTCACGTAGCGTAATTGTCGTTTATCCTCATACCCTCCGGGGATCGCATGACTCTTCTCATCGTAAAGCGTACTTTCCGGTAAAGTGCCCCTGGTTTGTGCGTCGAGTAGTTTATTAGTAGCGCTAGTATCGTCAGTCTCAAAAAGTTTATTTTTCTCCTGAAACTCCGAAAGGAATCCCACGCTACGCGCATCAATAAAACCAGACTCCATATAGATGCGTGACCCATAGCTTCTTACAGTTACGGAAGAGCCTGTAGTAGTAATCTCGATAATGTTCTGCTCGAAATTCCGCAGCACCCGAATGACCGTACCGTCCGGGAGTTCGATCTGCTGCCCGCCGTACCCCACGCCACCATAGGCCATCCGATTCTTCACCGCCCCCAGTAGTGCATAGGCGACGGGTAAATACGCCGCCGCCACCTTTGGATCACCGTAGAAGCGTTTGGCCGTCCCCTCCCCTTGCGAGGAGACCGGGACGTTCAGGGAGTCTTTCCAATCCATGTTAGTAGCTGTAGTTATGCGATTCAGTACAACCACTGGATTGTGACGTACCGTGGTTGTACCCAATGCTGGCCGACGCATTCACCGCACTCATCGCGGCACCCGCCAACTGCGCCGCCACCCGCGCCACTTCACTCTCTCCCTGAAGCGCGACCTTTGCCATCTCGATCACTTTGGTCTGTTCCATCTCAGCTTCTTTGAGTGCAATGCTGGTTTCAAACTGCGCCTGACGGAGTTGCTGGTCGATATTCTGTAACTCGGCACTCACTCGGGCCTTTTCAGCCTCAACCAACGTCCCAAAGAGCTGCGTTTGTTGACCATGCACCTTGGCCTTCGCATCCAGTTCTGTAGCGGAGCGTTGTAACTCGGCCCGATACGCCTCCAGCTCACTACGGAAGGAGTCCAGCTTCAGTTTTTCAATATCCACTTTAGCTGCGGCATCCTCGCGGGCTGCGGTAACCTTACTCGCATACCCAGACACTTCTGCGGCGTAGGCTTGGGTTTCTGCCTTATAGATTTCGAGAGGCAGTTTCGCAATCTCGACCTCCGCTTGGGTTTTCGCGAATTCCGCCTGTACTTTTTTGCCGTAGGCATCCACCTCGGCCACATAGACCTGGGTCTCTGCTTTGTAAGCTTCTAAATCCAGTTTCGCAATTTCCACTTCGGCCTGAGTTTTTGAAGCTTCCGCTTGTACCCGCTTACCATACGCATCAACCGACGCTATGTAAGTCTGAGTTTTAGCCTTGTAAGCTTCTAAATCCAGTTTCGCAATTTCCACTTCGGCCTGGGTCTGAGAGGTCTCCGCTTGCACCTGCTTCCCAAAGGCATCTACTTTAGTTGTATAGACTTGCGCTTCAGCCTTATAAGCCTCCATCGGTAGCTTCGCAATCTCTACATCGGCTTGTACCCGCGCAGATTCTGCTTGCACTCGCTTGCCGTAAGCGTCTGCTTTAGAGGCGTATGCCTGCGCCTTAGCCTTGTACGCCTCAAGAGGCAACTTCGCCACCTCTACTTCCGCCGTCACTTGCGCCCGCTCGGCGTCAACAAGCTTACCAAAAGCATCCACCTCAGCCGTATAGGCTCCGATCTCGGTCCGATAAACCTCGGCACCGAGTTTAGCGACCTCGGTCGCAGCCGTTACCCGTGTCCGCTCAGCGTCAATATTCTTCCCATAAATATCCACCTGGGTTGCGTAAACGCCCGCCTGGGTTTTATGGTCCTCCAACCGCAGTCGCTCAATATCCACTTCTGAAGCGACTCTCGCTTGCTCCGCCTGCACCTGCTTGCCGTAGGTATCCACTTTGGTCGCGTAGACTGTGGCGGCGGTCTGGTGTGCTGCGAGTTTAAGCTTGTTCTCCTCGTTCCCAATATCCGCTTTCGCCCGCTCAGCATCGACCCGCTTCCCGTAGGCATCCACCTGGGTTGAGTAGACCATCGCCCCCGCTTTGTAGGCTTCCAGCCCCAGTTTCCCGATCTCGATTTCCGAGGTGACCCGTGTCCGGTCCGCTTCCACCTGCTTCCCGTAGGCATCGACTTCAATCCCGTAAGCCTGTACAGTCGCTTTAAACGCCTCTACCTGGGCAGAATCGGCTTGCACCCCGGCGGTATACCCGCGCCATTCTGCTTCGTAGGCTCCCACTGAAGCTGTGTACGCCTGTACTTGTTTAGCGAACGCTTCCAGTTTGAGTGTTTCTGCTTGTATCTGGCTATTTGTCGCCTCGATCTGCGTCTTATACAGGTTGACCTTGGTCATTACCCCTTCCAGTCGAGCCTTATATAAATCCACTTCCTGGCGGTTTAAATCGACAAACACCTTAGAGATGTCCGCCTCAACCTTGGTGATCTCCAGTTTACCCATCTCCGCTTGGAGCTTAGCGCTGATATAATCCTTATAGACGCTCGCCTCCGTCTGCCAAGCATCGAGCTGGGCCTTGTACATCGCCAAGGCCGCTTCCAGCACTTTCACCTGAACGTCGATAAACTTGTTGGCTAGATCACCACATACGCTCCATAATTTCGTCTTGGTATCCCAGAACGCGGTCTGGTACTGAATCCCTGACGTAACAGCAAACCGCAAGTTCTCGATCTCCTGCTTGGTTTCCTCAATCCACAAATCCCGATTGAGTTCCCCTTTCTTATCCCGGCTCTGTTGACGCACTGAGGCAAGTTTGGCCTCCAGAGCGCCCCCTGGGAGCGTAAAGCCACGCGACAGCCAGTCACTGATCGCCGTCTGCTCCGCTTGATAGGCCAGCCGATCTTCCGCTGCGAAAGCGCGATCCCGAAGCAGAATCGCTACGGAAGCAGGAATACCTGTTGATCGCCCTTCCAGCATCCAGCGCACCACCTCATCCACGGGCAATACGGGAGTCAGGTCGGTCCCTAAATCCCCCCGGAGATGGTGAAAGGTGCTCAAAAACCCATCTGTGGGTAACGACAATACCGGCGCGGTTGGTTTTCCGTTTCGGATAGCGTCCAGAATACCGTCGATCCCTGACAAATCCGGGATGCGTAACGTCGGCAGCGGGATGCTATAGCTCTGAGGGTCTACCGGAGTCGAAAAAGAAGGCTTTTGTGGGTACTGAGGGATAGTAATGTCTGGGGCGCTCCCCGGAGACCGGGCGCTTAAACTGGGTGCTGTTTTCGGAGTGGGGGAAGGAACCACCCCAAAACTCGCTGTCGGCACCGTAATGGACTGAGAAGCAATAGAAGGCACTCCTTCATACCGATCAGAAAACTCTGTAGGGGGTGTTACGCTCCCGAGAACAACGCTCGTAGGACTGAAGACCTCGGTAAAATCACCTGGAAGCGGGGCGGCGTTGAAACTCGGAGCGTTGGGGGTGAAAGTATTCGAGAACGGTTCCGGGGTTTGGGGGGTAACGAACGTCTGCACCGAAGGCACAGAGTATCGAGTGTATGACGGACGGGGTAATCCGGGGCGATTAAAAGTAATAGCCCCTGGCGACTCTAACGTCTCTGAAAAATCTTCCAGACTATCGGAGAAATTAAATGCAACGGCTCCAGGTAAAGACAGGGTGCCCGAAAAACCAGGGGGGGCTGTTGCGGTGTTAACCGTTATACTTCCGAATGATGGAGGCGATCCTGACGAGTCTGTAGGTGCGCTCCCTTCAACGGTAAAATTAAGCCCCCCCGTATTGCGGCGGGCCGCAGAAAAAGTGGGGGGTTGTCCGGGTTCCTGGAATGAAATCCCGGCAGCACTGCCTGGAGAACTCGCTCTAAGCACCGGTGCAGGCCCAGGGTCGTTATACCCTACACCGCCGCCCTGACCTCCAAACGTCATCCCATTATCAGGACGTGCTACCTCAAAACCAAGGTCTTCAAATTCAGGCTGAGGAGGTAAGGAATAAGTCGCCGACAGACCTCCAGCGCCAGAATACCCTACCCCAGTGCCCATCCCTGCTGCGCTAATTCCGTTCGACACGCTACCCGAAATCGCGGTAATGGCCGACATAGCGTCTGCTATTGAGTCCCGTGCAACCTGCTCCGCAAAACTCCACTTATCTTGCACTAATCCTGCTGCGGTAGCACCCCCGATTAATGGTGAGCAATTACCCATGTCTATCGCCTCCGACTGAGCGGCTCGACAACAAACCGCAATTGATCAATTTCAGCAGGCCCGACGCCCTGCGCCGCAAACTGCCAGTACACCGACTGAATCCCTTTCCCGACTTTTACCACTCCATCCCGGTAACTGTTCCGGGTCAGTGGGGGGAGTCGGTAATTCCACTCTTGTTTTTGCCCGTAACGATCAGACACCACCTGGAACGTCGTGCCCCCTTCCGTCCGAGCTTGGAAGTTCACATCCTGCACCCGTTTAATCTGGTCGGTGCCCAGGTTGGAGAACCCAGTACGCAGGGTCCACACCACCGCCCCGTCATCATCCTGAACGGCGTCCAGCGCGTACAGCCCTTCTGGCCCAGCCAAGTACAACACCCCTTGATAGTGCATCACCGACTTAATCGTCGGCGTGAAGGTGTACGTACTAACAGCTCCCGTATCGGCGTTTACCACGATGATCTTCTGTGTGGCTTCGTGCAGCGTATCGCCGTACAAGACGGTGTCCGACAGCACTCCAACCAAACCCAGATGAGAGGTCAACCCATCAGTAACGACGAGAGTGTCAGCCAGGAACGGAGCATAAACCGCCACTGTCCCAATGAGACCGTCAGCAGCGAATACTGTATCTTCCAAGGCCGCGAACACCGCTTCGTTCACTGCCAGCACATCGGAGACCACTACAGTATCCAGCGCATCTGCCAATACAATGGCGCTGACGTCATCCTGGGCGCTAACGGTGTCCGACAACGCCGCAGAAGCCGTCAGAACGGCGCTCCAAGCCTCTCCGACGAACACCTTGTCTGTCAGACCATCAAGCTGTCCAATCTCCCCATCAAGGAGATCAGTAACCACTCCGGTATCTGCCAACGGGCCGTCCAGACCCATAGCGATAACATCAGATGCCTGTACCGTATCAACGGTGGTTGAAGAGGCCGAAACCGTCGAAATAACTTGATCCGCAACAACAACCTGATCCGACAAAACGTCTTTCTGGCCGACCCACCCATCAATTAAATCAGCGAAGATCCCAGTATCCGTCAACGGGCCGTCCAAACCCGTGGCGATAACGTCGGAGACCTGTACTCCATCGAACACGTAAGAAGAGGTATGCAAGGTGACTGCAAGAGCCTCTCCAACCAACACCCGGTCTACCCAACTCTCCGTCTGCCCGATCTCACCTGACAGAGTATCGGTGGTGATCAGGGTGTCGCTGACATCGCCGCCGAACACCACACCCAAATCATCCTGAATTCGACCGGAGTCCTGCAACACGCCGGTTATGCGCGAAACACTGGCCGGGGTGTCCGAAACAACGACTTGGTCATGGGCGACAAATGGACGTTCGACCTGAAGGGCTTCACTGAGGAGAACCGTGTCTTGGCTGACCTCTGCGTACCCGGCACCTATCACATCACGGGCGACGACAGTGTCCGTGCGCGGCAGGGAAACTTTAAGAATCCCCGACAAAGTGTCCGTTACCCCGAGCTGATCCGCGAACACCATATCGCGGGAGTCGTCTAAAAGATCACTAAAACGAATTCGATCAACTAACGACACAACAGCTGCGTCGCCAGTTAATACCTCACGCGCAAACACTACATCCGTTGATTCTGCTACTTCATATAGCGCAGTACGGGCAATGATTTGAGGGTCGTCCAGGCCCTCCAACGAATCCCAATCTCCAGCAACGTCGTACTTCACCCGCCCGGACATCGTGGCGTTATCGACGCGCTCCGTGCTGTTGAGGAATCCCGGTCCCGTATAGGCGATAAACTCCCCTGCGAACTGACCGAGGTCGGTCGCTTCCTGGATCGTCGCACCCGCAACCCACTTCAGTGTGTAAGTTGCTGAAAACGCCCCAACGTCAGAAACCTCCGCGCTACCCAGCGTACCCGTTCGGGTCTGTAGTTCTTTCGCTTCGCCCGCAGCGGTTGCACTGTCAGATCGATCCGTTGTACTGAGCGACCCCGTGACAGCGGGCACGGTGCCAGTAGCGGATAAAACCGCAGAATCCCGACTCTCTATGGAGGATAAAACACCCTGAACAGGCTCGACAGGATTACGGTATCGCCCATCGAATCCGCCAGAATCAGTAGATTCGACCGCAGCCAAAGTCCCGGTAATAGGTTCAACATCGGGCCGCGACCGTAGAACCAGGAGGTTGCCGGTGGGGTCAGTATAAGGGGAGGTAAGGATGAGGTCGGCGGTATAAACTTGGTCGTTAGTACCACCACCTAAATTTAGGTTGACGATTGTCGCCATTAGCTTGGCACCACGTTATCCATAGAGGCGGGAACCTGTTTAGGGTTGGTATGATCAAAACAGATAACGAAATAAATGTCATCGCTTATACCGTTAAACGAGTAGCTTCCGTTATTTGCGCTCCACGTTTCCCGGACTAACACCCCATCACTTTGTCTATAGAGCCGAACTCGGTAAGCGCCAGGGAAAAAATTCTCCGTTATGGTTCCGCTAATACCAAGAGACCCCCGATTAGCATACCCAAAAACAGAGCATTCCCACGGACCGCTGATATCAATTCCTACCCTAGCATAATCCTGATTAATAAACCCTAACCCAAAAAATCGTAGGGTGTGGTTGTTCGCGTCTGGAGCGACAGCTACGGTCCCATCATCAGGTTTTAGTTTATGCAACGGGGCATACATTCCGGGCATCTCCCCTCGGAAAACCTCAGTATTCGTATCCAAAGAACTCTGTTCAACCACGGATAACAAACTGACTCTTAGCCCCCCGGTTACTGGATCAGGATAATCAGCGTCGATAGCGCCATCACCACCAATATAGACCGCTCCAGTCAAGCTATTAGCTGATTTAGTAAACTTTTGTTGCCCAACAACCCCTAGATAATCTCTCGCTAGAGTACTCCCTCTATAATAAGTATCTCCTAAAGTTGAGATATTAGCCGATGTAAAAAAGTTATTCATCCCTGCCCCGTTCCCCCCTGGATAAACCATAGAAGCAATAGAACCTATTATTCCACAGCAGTAAGGGTCGCTAGTAGCTAATACCGATAGCACGTCACCAAAAAAATACCCTTCGTATGATAGAGCACTGTCTCCTATATTGTACCATCTAGTCAGTAGGTAAAAAGCCGAATTATTAGCGATAATAGCCCAAGGTCTACTACCCGCACTATTCGTTTTCATCCAATACAGAGGTGCGTCTAGGTATGTCCCAAATATATTCGTCCCACTATCAATCCCACTCATGGACTCATACCCATTAACCCTGGCGTATGTTTTAGTCCCTATATAGCTATCATCTATATACAGATACATTCGCGTAGAATCAGTATCCAGACTACGGAACGCCGCCCGAGCTGCATCTTCAAACGGAACCTCCCACGATCCCTGCGCAGCTTCACTACCAAACCCGTCAATCAGACACGCCCGAATAACCCCAATCAGCGACCCTATCACGTCAGTCAGACTAGGTGCTCCAGACATCGTCGAGTCGTAATAATGGACATCACTTACGCCATAGGTTGCCATCTCACGCCACCGTAATCACGCCCATGGCGTCGAAATCCCGAGGAACCGCCAGATCATCGCCTTGAGCAACCCCGACCACGAAATACTCACCCGGAGCCACCTGGGTAAACTCCCAAACTCCTGTGGTGCCGTCTGAGACCGTTTCCGCAATCTTCGCCCCGGTTGTGTAGTCGTACAGATAAACATCGCGGGCGGCAAATACTCCGTCACTGGTATCGAGGCGGAGGGTGCCTTGGATGATGGCAGTGAACGCCGGGGGTGGTTCGTTGGGATCGCCAGGATCGGTGGTGGGATCAGGGGCTGACCCATCCAGACCGTAAACGATGAATTTGACTGATGCCGTCGCAGTTTGGCCGGGGGCTGCTGATCCGTCAACAAGGGTCAATGTGGCAACGTAGAAGCCTTTACTGCGGAATATGAAAGGTTCGACATCGTTCCACGGCTTAAACATTGCCGTAATATCGAATGGAACGTCTGTAGTACTAGGGAATTGTCCCATAAAAACGCTATCTTGGATACTGACATACTCCCTACCTGTCGCAGTATCACTCCCCTTAAAGCCGTCGAGGGAAACAGTCGCGTAGTCATTCGCTATAAATGGGTAACTAGGTGTAGTTACCTCTATTTTAGCCGTCCGAAAAGGAGCCGTCCCTCCGCTCACGGTAAACAGCTTCCCACCATACTCATCGCCTTCAAAAAGAGTAATATCTCCTACCGGGGTAATGGTCAAACTCCCGGCTGTGACGACATGGAACGTCAAGGTCAGTTGGAAGGGGATATCCGTCGAAGCAACCCCGGAGACGATAATAGAATCATCGCCGACGTAATCAGCGGTCGGGGTGTACGAGAAGTAATAGGCAAGATAACCCGGCGAAGCGACCCACTCCTCCCGAAGTACAGCAACCCCGTGTGCAGGCTGAGTAATCGTGGGAAGAGTAAACCAGCTATAGGTTTTTGAGATACTCGGAAAGAGGGTCGGCATTACTGTTGTGCTTGCGTCGGGCCCAACGACATACTTAGTATTCTTGTAGACCGTTATTTCAGAATCCTGAAATTGAGTTGATCCTGATGCCGTCCCATCAGTAATACTAAATATTATCGTAGCGGTAGCGGTTTCCCCTGCGCTATCCGTTACTTTTACCGTAGCGGTCCACGAACCCGCCGTACTATAAGTCCCCCCCATAACCCCATCGGAAGTTTCCGTAATTCCGGGGGGGAGACCGGTAAAGTTCCAGGTATAGGGGGCAGTCCCCGACGAGGCGCTAAGAACCGTTGAGAAAGAATCCCCAACCTTGCCCGAGGCCTGATTAAACGGAGCACCCGTAATGACGGGGTTGTTGACCGTAGCCGCAGCGATAATGAAGGCTTGCGAGGTAGTAGCGGTTTTTCCTGCGTTGTCAGTAACGGTAACGGAAATCGTCCAATTTCCAGCGGCGCTGAAAGTCCCACCTAAAACCCCATCGGAGGTCTCAGTAATCCCTGAAGGAAGTCCTGTAAAACTCCAGCTATAAGGGGCGGTCCCCGACGAGGCACTAAAAGCACGCGAGAACGTGTTACCGACTTGGGATGAGACCGCAGGAAATGGAGCCCCTGAGATAACTGGATTATTAGCCGTCGCTGCGCTTACATAGAAATTTATGTACCCGTAGCCCCATTTCCCCGCACTATCTGTAACGGTGATCGTGACCGCCGCACTGCTCAGGCTGCTAAACGTGCCCCCCAGCACCCCATCGGAAGTTTCCGTAATCCCCGCAGGGAGTCCTCCAAAGGCCCAACTGTAAGGAGGTGTGCCGGACGAAGCGGTAAAAGCTCGACTGTAGGTATCCCCCACCTTAGCGGATACGTCAGCGAAAGGGGTTCCTACTACAGTCGGATTACCCGCGTCCACTACCTCCGAAGCAACACTGAAGGGTATTGTGGTAGACGCAGATTTTCCCGCACTGTCTGTAACGGTAACAGAGGTAGTCCAAGAACCTATAGTGCTGAAAGTGCCGCCCAGTACCCCATCCGAGGTCTCAGTAATCCCTGAAGGAATCCCTGAGAAACTCCAACTGTAAGGAGCCGTACCTGATGTAGCCGAAAGTGTCTTAGAGTAAGAACTACCAACTTGGGACGAGACCGTAGCAAAAGGGGTCCCCGAGATAATAGGCGTTGGAGATGCTATAATCGCCGTACCTAACCTCAACGTACAAGACTTACTGTCTGTTTTTGGAGGGGATTGTGAGTCAGTAACCGTTACGGTTATTGGGTATTCCCCAGACGTAGTCGGGACTCCGTACAGCGTACCAGAACTATTAAAAGTCCACCCTACGGGAATAGCCCCACTAATAGAGTATTTATAAGGGGGGACACCGTCAGTTGTAGAAGAGGATAGCTCAACATTATGAGTATTGTTCAGTTGTATATCTATAATACCGGTAGCAAAAGACAATACCGGAGGGGCGATACCCGTTAGAGTTACATAGTGTACTGTTGCAGCTGTCTCCCCGCCTGATAGTTTATGGGAGAGTTGTATCGTCGTGCGAGAGTTCACTGTAGGAGCTACGTAGGTATAAGCCGACGCATTCCCTGTAATTGTTCCACCACCGGATACTACACTATGAGTTACCGTAAATACATTCGCAGGACCCCCCGCATCCCACCCGCCACTTACCGTAATGGGGACATTGTTAGTTGAGCCTGAAATAAAATCCAGACCGCTAGGTACATCTAGTTGAGGCGTGGTATATCCCGCTGCGGCATAAACTGAAATCGTATAGGGATTCCCAGAACCTACGAACTCTACGTTGGCATTTATCCCTCCAATATACCCATCCGGCATTTCAAAATCGACGGCGAATAGATTTTGGGTGGGGGAATATGGATCGTTAATTCCGACAAAAGTAGCCCTGATTATATCAGGGTTTGAATATACGATATTCCCTGTATGGCTACTATATGCCGAGACTGACTTGAGTTCAGACCTTACAATAAAACTCATTCTATCCCCCTACCCCGCCTTTCAGCGGGGCCTATTGTTATTAGGCATTACCTTCGGTAATCGACGCCGTACTGATCGACACTTCGCCACCGGTCACGATATTGACCGTATTCAAGATAATGTCGGCGTCCGATGTACCCACATTCAGATCGGCCACAAAGGCTCCAGTACTATCTGTGATCCGCGCCCAAGTCGCTGTTCCATCCGCATCCGCTGAGGCATCAGCCGTGATCGCCGAGAACGTCAACACGCCCCCCGTAACCGTCCCGCAGGGGTCGCTAAGCGTCAAGGTCGCCAAGAGAGTCTGCCCAGACAGAGCCGCCCCCGTTGCAGGTCGTGCGCCGCCGTAAATCGTCAGGACGCCCGCCCCTGCCCCCGCATCTATTACCGTCTTCACCGCCTCCATGCGGGTTGTTTGTAACGCCGTAGCGTAACTAATTTTCTTGGCCATTAGGGGTATCCTTAGCTATTCGACAGAGTCAGCGTATACTTCACGCCCAGGGTGTCTCCTGTCGTAGGGAGATTCCGCACCGTGGAGTATTTTGCCGCCGAAAGTAAGACGCCAGTCGTCGCCGATTTCGTCGCGGTAGATAAAAGCCCCACACCCCAGATATTGACGTTGTCCTGGGAGGCCGTAAACACGGCTGCATTATCTACGTTGTTCGTAGACTTTAATGCAGGCACTGTCTCAACAAACTCAACGCGAGTGGCCTCCGAGTAAGTCGTTATCTCGGTAGCAGAACCTGCAAACGTCGCTGCCGTTAATGCGTCGGTGACGGTAATATTCCCGCTGAATGGAGCGATATAGAATTTGGAATAGGCCGCTACATTACCCAAGCCCACTGAGAGCAAATAGTTGGCCCCCTCGGTCGTGATCAAGTTGTGCGTAGCACATTCCCCAAGGCCGTCCGGGGCTGTACAAGAAAACACCCCGCCAATCCGAGCGTGGCCAATCAATATCTCCCCGTCATCATTCCGCTCCCAGGCATGGTTGCGGAACAAGCGGGCTAAATTGGCCCAATGCTTGGGGCGGAGGGCGGAAGCAAAAGTACTGAGATTCATGGTGATAAACTCCAAACTGTCATCACGACAGTTAAAATTGTTTAAGGGGACATCCTGTAAGCGCTTTCGATGCGATAAAACAACCACACTTACCGCAGCGTTCGATAAGCTTCTTTGTCAGTGGGACTGGCGTTACCTTTCTCTCTGGGCACTCCCGGCAAATCGCTAAACGCCGATCTCTCTCGGGTCTGTTAAGCATTTAAAACCACACCTTGGGGAAACACATCAAAAATTTTATTATCTACCGAGATTGTAGGCCCATTTTGTTCGATAGACAACGTAGAAATCAGTTGGCGGAGGCCATTATAATCCCGGTATACCACCGATCCTCTGGAAATTTCTCCCGCCGAATAAGCTTTCCTGGAGGGCCGAACAATGATCCCTCCAGGTTTGCCGATGCACAGTTGGCCGTCCGCCTCCCACCACGCACACTGCCGACTCGGAAAGGAACCTTCCCCTAGAAACAAATCGTAGGGAATCCGCTCCGATCCACCCTGAACAGCACCAACCGTGGACACGGGGCGCTGAGTCATCGCCGTTGGGTCTGATCCCTGGAGGTAATACACCTGATCGTACAGCCCAACATAAATCCCGTCCTCCGTCGCTCCAAGCATCGTAACCGGACTTTCAAACTGGTAATACCCGCTGTCCTTCTGCAACCAATGCGGACTTTTCTCTGACGTAAACCAAACAACCCGGCCCGACGCCACCCATAACCGTCCTTTATGATGAATCAGACACTGACCAGGAAGCGGGCGCACCACATTAAACGTCTCCAGAAGCTGTCCCAGAGGTTGTGCGCCTAGCAGAGGGAGCGTATCGGGGTCTGTCACCAACGCCCGCCGTAACTCGCCCTGGGTGCCTTGCGCGGGAGTTCGATAGAAGGCGAACCGAACGCCCGTAGCGGAGGGGGTGGCGACCTCAATTCCACCCCCTTCAGGAACCTCGACAAACACGATCTCGCTGGCTCCAGACTCCAAACCCGACGCATGGATCGCAGTCATGGCGATTTGGTATGTTCCGGCAAACAACCCACCATTGGGGACTGCGACGCACAGTGGGGTTGGAGGATTCTTCATCCCCCACGTCCCAAAGTCTCCCGCCGCCGTAACCTGACCAACCTCCACACCGTCTGTCCAGTAAACTTCATCATTCAGCAGGGCATAAATAACCGGGCCAGATACGGCAACGAGCGAAGTCGTGGTTTCCCCATTTAACCGAGTCAGTAACCCATCGACCACGACCAAAGAAAAACGCCCGTTAGGGTGTGCCCACAAAGAGTGGCAATCGCCCGCCAGCACCGTCCTCAACCCCTTTCGAGACATCAGCCCGCCGTCCCGCGTCACATCCAAATTCGTAGCTTCGCGTAACGCCCCATCCGGTAGGACGTATTCCCGGCTGCGGTTGTCGATCCCCTGGGGAAATTTCAAAGCCTGGGGTGCTTGTTGTTCCGCCATCACCCACCCCCAAACCCAAACCGCCGAATAATCTCATCCCCCATCACGATAAAACCCATCACGCCGAAGACCGTGATAAAGAGGAAAAACAACTTCTCGATCCACGCGACTCGCTCACATAAAATGCCGGATTCTTTCAAGTGATTCTCCAGTGCCTTGCCGACCGTGGTGATCGTTTCATTGGCTTTGTTCACCTGAGTCCACTGATACTCTTCCATCTCGGTGTGTACCGAGAGCTTGTTGGTAATCGCTGACATGGAGGAGGCCACCCGATCCAGATGTGTCACCATCTCGCTCTGCTGCTGTTCCAGACGCTTAATATCGCGCTGGACATTCTCTAAGACCACCTCGATGCGAGTCTGTCGACTGGAGATATTACGGATGCGCTCATGGTCGGCATCGTAGGCTTCCAGCAACTTCCGGTCGAACTGCCGACGAGGTAAATCTGCCGGGATCGGTTCATTGAAAACCGACGAATCACGCTCTCCGGGTTCCACTGGTGGACGACGACTGTGACTGTTAATCTCGGTGGGGTTATCTTGGCTCATCGGTTTTCTCCTCAAGGCGATGCCGAATCCCGCACCAAGGGCAATGAATATGGGTCGTCGCGTGATTGGTTCGCCGCTGCTCGAAATCCCCGATACTCCACCAACCCTGACAGGATCGGCAGAGGAAATGAACCAGGGTTTCGGTGGAGCGGGTGAGGGTCATAACAGCGTCCAGCATCCGGCGACGATCAGCAGGTAGAGGCCGAATTGCACAACGGCCATCTTTTGCGTGTGGGTCACGGCAACGGCTCTTCGACGGGAGGATTTGCGGCTTCTTCATCCCGCGCTAATGCAAGTGACCAGTACAGCGAGAAAAGCAGCACATACAGGTCTTGATAGGTGGCGGTCGCGCCTTCAATCAGTTCATTGGTGGTGGGATCACGCAGATCAAACACCACGCTCATGTCGTCAACGACTTTGCGGATTTCGCTGACATGTTCAGTAATCTCACGATCCCCGAGATTTGTGACCACCTCCTCACGAATCAACAGCGATGGAGTCCCGCCTTTCGGGTTCTCAAAATACAGACTTCTCCCACGTTGGTAAGAAGTTCCGGCGATAGAGGATTCTTTGTATTCAGGCATGATCATCACCAAGTAGAAAGCGCCGCACGTTTCCAGGTATCTGTATCTGTGCAAACGTAAATGAAATCAGAATCCCAACACACTTCCCCGGCTTTACCAGATGCGGTCGCAGATGCAGGAGTTCGGGCAGTATCCGAGAGCCGGATTTTATTGCTGGACGATTTGAAAAGAGTATCCCCGGCGCTATCGACGGTGACGCTGAGGTAATTCGTCGCGTCATACCCCAACCTTAACTGCTCTGTCGTTTTGATGGCATGAACCGCTGCGCTCGGAGCATCAACACCCGTTGCAATGTCACCATAGAGTCGAGTGAGGGTGGTGGCAGACGTGCCAATGACGGTGGTGTTGGCTCCGAGGCCAATCGGGGTATTGCCGCCGATGACGACGCTGTTGTTGTCAGAGTCGTCTTTGCCACGGGCTTGATAACCGATATAAACAGAAGAGTTTGGAGTTTGTAATGCAGTAGAACCATTTGCTTGATACTTCCCGGCATTCATTCCAACAGCAGAATTATAACTACCAGCAGTTATATTGTAGAATGATTCAAAGCCAATACAGCTATTATAATTTCCGCTTGTATTAACTCGTAACGACTGCATTCCTATTCCTGCATTACCCGCCCCATAAGTATTTGCAAACAATGTTGAGTAACCAATAGCGATATTAGAAGAAGATAGATTATTTTGTAGTGTTCCTGTCCCAATGGCTATATTAAAACTACCTGTAACATTTAGATATAAAGCATTACTACCTAATGCAAAATTATTTCCGCCCGTAGTATTATTTGCTAACGTATTAGCGCCAAATCCATTATTATAATTTCCTGAAAGGCTAGCAGAGCCTAATGAGCTTACTCCCATGGAAATATTCTGCGTCCCCGCTAAACTACCTGTCGCCGTTTTCAGATTCAAATAACTCGCAATCGCCGCCTTCAAATTCCCCCAACTCAGCTTCTTCAGTACCCAACTTGCCGCAGAATCCACTATCCCGAGTTCATCCGCATCAACCGGCGTGGTCTTTGCGGTCGCGGCGTGAATATCGCCTGCCGACACCTTCTCAGCATCCAGTTCTTCCAGCGCCGCCTGAACATTGGTGGCTTCCAGATTCCCGGCAGGCGAGAAGAGTACCGAAGCGGCCACCGGCGCAGAGACCCCACCACTCGGCAGACTGGACGCCGTGCGATAGTCGATGCCTTCCCGGTAATCGCCGTCGCCATCGAATATCCAGCGGTACAGCAGCTTTAATTCCGCTGCAAAGGGTAGTACCGGAGCGGTCGCCTCGCGGGCATTCGTGAGCGTACTGTATTCCAGGGAGGGCGTGACGATATAAATGGGTCGTTGAATGTCATTTGACGCATACACCCACAGCGCGAAAAACCAGCCCGTGCCGGAGGCATCCGTGAGCGTGTAACTATTGGAAGGATCAGGGTATTGAATGCGCGACGTACTGCCATTCCACAGATAAGGCCGATCATACCCGCTGTTATCCACCCCATCGGCGAACGTCCAGACGTTACTCGCGGTTTCGTACCAATGGCGAAGGAGTTTGCCTTGCGCCGTGGTCATTTCATTTTTAATGTCCTCATCCCACAGCGTCCCTGCCGCCAGTTCAATCTGTGCGTTATTCACTGCCGTCGGACGCACCTGGGCAAACGATCCATCGTTCTGAATTAGTGAGCCGACCGTGTTGTGCAGGTAACTGTGCAGGATCAGGTTCCGGGTATGGCCGTGCCGCTCTTCCTGAATCACCCCGACACTACCGTTCCAGTATACCGTCGCGACCGGCGTGTAGGTCAGGTTCGTGATCGACCACACCGTCCCCAGTTCCACCAGTTCCAGCGCACCGAGACCACCCTCCTGCGCGACCACAAAATGCGTCCCGACTGCGGGCGTCCCCAGATCACAGGTCAGCGATTCCGTCAGTGAATACGCCACCCCGTTCAGCCATACCGTCTGCGCGGTTACGGTCAATGTCACCACGGTTCCCGCCAGCGATAGCGCAGAACCCGTTCGGCCTTCAAAGCCATGCAGCGCCGCAACACCGAGCGTGGAACGGGCTACCGCCGCAGAGTCGTCATCAATGAGGGTTGCACCAAACGATGAAATCAGTTGTGACAGTGTGAGCTTCTTCGTCGCCCCGGCCTGCACGACGGGTAGGGTCTCGGTCAAATCCGGTGTTGAAGCGGCAGGGAGTTCAGAGATTTTCGTGTCGGCCATGCTTATCGCTCCTGCACCGTCAGAATCAACGTGCGCTCATCTTCCAACGTGACGGGAGCGGTATCCAGCGTAATATGCACCGTCGCCTCAATCTCTGTGGAACCCTCCGAAACCGATACCCACACATAGGTCGCGCTATCGACAATCGCACTGTGTTCAGCCACGCCGCCGGTCATCGCCCAAGTCGCAGTCTGGATAACAGCCCCTTCCGGTAGCCAATCACTCCAGTCAATGCCGTAGTTCAGCACCGCCCCGGAGTCGATGGGTTCCTTGACCTTGTAAGGCCACTTGTTTGATTTAACGGCGACGGTCATGGCTTTATGCTCACACTGGATCGGCAAATTCAATATCAAAAGACGGGATCGTGACCGTGCCACTGCTCGTCAATGATTGCTGAGTGCAGGTTGTGACGTACTGCATCACTGTGCCGTCATCCAGCACCACGCAGGTCGCATCACCCGTCGCGGTAATACTGACATCGGCCTGTTGAGCCACGGTGACTTTGCGCCCACTCACATCCCCATCCGCATTGGTGAAATCGCCACCAGTCAACACTTCGCTGGCGAGCGTTGCGGTAATGGCGGCGGCTCGATCTACGGGGTTGCTCGTCCCACTACAGACCCGCAGCATGACGGAGGTTGCGACCTCATTCAGTGCGGCATCCATCACATCATCATTGGCCCATTTTGAAGTCGCCATCTCATTTCACTCCCAATTCAGGACTTTTCACGACCACTTTACTGCCGGTGACGTTGAGCTTGGCGTTCAGTACCACACGCTCGCCCGTCTCAATCACCCCGGCCACATCTTTGGCCCACCCTTTTGAACACCACTTCGCGCCGACATCATCCGGCACTTGCAGCGAATCACCTTGCACGAGGGTATAACCGTCCGAACTGAGTCGGTCTTCCAACACTTCAATTTTCATTTCACACTCCAAAAGTACGGTCAACATCAGCAGCGGCAAACACCCGATCTTCAGCCGCTACCAGGAAAATACGATCTTCAGCCGCTACCAGGAAAATCCGCTCACCGGTCGGCAAAACCAACTCGGCAGCACTTCCCGCCAACTGCGTATGCAGCGCATCCGAAACTACCAGCGTGATATGCTGACTCAGGGAAACTGACTCGGCGGCTTGACTGTGCAAGGCGTCAACGACGGACAAAACGAAGGACACTGAAAGGGTGGTGGCATCCACCGCTTGACTGTGCAGACTGTCCGCTACCAACAACGAAAAGCCCTGCCCTAAATTGATCACCTCTACCGACTGGTCGTGCAGTGCCTCCTGCATCGCCAGAAGATGGGCCTGAGTCAGCGTCACGCCTTCTGCGGAATGTAGATGTTGTGCTTCCGCCAACGTCAAACTGACTGCCTGCGCGAGTGCGACACCGGATTCTTGCCACGCCAGGTTATTTCCATCTTCCAACAACACAGAATCGCCAGATTCCAGCAACGCATCATCCGGGTCATTGCCGATAAACTGCTGGCGATGCAACGCTTCTGCAACAGAAAGGGTTTCGCTTTGACTGGGTGTTGCCGTATCCGCTGCCTGCTCGTGCAAGGTCTCCTGAGCAGCTAAGATATGCGCCTGAGTAAGTCCGAGATTATCGGCAATCTGTGAGTGCAGCGATTCCGCTACGCTCAAACTGTTGGCTGTAGAGAGGGTAGTTCCCTCAGCCGCCTGATTGTGTGCGGTATCAGCCAAACTCAGCACATACCCCTGAGTCAGTGTCAACGCATCGACAGACTGGTTATGCAACGCTTCCGCGACCGCCAACAGGTGCGATTGCGTCAAAGCAGGTGCCTCGCTCGATTGGTTGTGCAAACTATCAGCAACCGTTAAAGCGCCCGCAGAGGACAGTGTGACAGGATCAACTGATTGGCCATGCAGTGCCTCACTCAGATTCAGGATATGCGCCTGTGTCAGTGTGACGTTCTCCACACCCTGACTGTGCAGCGCCTTTTGAACCGCCAATAGATTCGCTTGTGTGAGCGTCGGTGATTCGGCAGATTGCGCATGAGCGGCAGCGGCTAATGACAGCGCATAGGCTTGACTCAGGAGCGGCGATTCGGCGGATTGATTATGCAGGCTGCCGGCGAGGGCCAATACGTGCGCCTGGGTCAGTGTGGGCGCGTCAGCAAAATGGGAATGGTTGGCGCTGGCGACAATGAGCGACAGGACACCCCCACTACTCGGAATCAGGATGAAACGGGACGGACGCGGGCGAAACAGTTGCCAGGGGTTTTCGGAGAGGGATAGCGCAGCGGGGGCAGGGATTTCTGATGCAAAAACACCGGCCAGGAGCGTTCCATTCGGAGTTCCTGTGATCTGAAAAGGACTACTGCTATTTGCATAAGCGCCGGACGGCGTAGTTTCAGCATAAAGTCCGTTCGCAAAGCTCCGCAACTTCCCGGATGATCCATAAGTCCCTACACACGTTAAGGTTCCGTTAGGATTTGATGGTGTATTAGCGACAGCAACACGATCATTGGAGGAAAACGAATTTAGGATGATTTCTGAATTTCGTGGTGACGTAAACCGAACGATTATTTCTGAGGACTGCCGAATAACCCAAGCTCCAGAAAAAGCCTCTCCTACGCATACAACACAACTAATCGGTGATACGCCCCCAAACGGAATATCAAAAAAATCAGCAGTGGTGCTACTGGTTGAATAAAAACCAACCCCCCACGGAAAAATATTATAGTTTGCCAACCCCATCGGTACTGAAAAGCCAGTAACTAAATCACGATGGGTCGGGCCAAAGCAATATGTAACCAGTAATTTTGGATTGTACGAATACCAGGCAGGCGCGATCTCCACCGCCCCCTGCGGTTGCCGCCTCCATGCGGCCCTGGGCATCCGAATCAGATGAGCCATGTTAGGCGCTCACAGAACTCGTGGCTTCGGAGAGATACGCTTCAACCGTCACAGCTTGGCCGGTATTGCCGGTAAACTCCACCTCCAGATGCATGACCCCTGCTGGAACCTCAAAATCCCACTCATTGATCGCGTCGTTTTCAGTGCCGCCACCCACCACATAGACGGTCTTCCACACGGTTCCAGCGCTCGCGGCTGTGGGTGTGGTTCCGCTATCATGCGCCACCAGAATCCGCGCTTCACACTGCACGGTTGGCCCGGTCGCGCCGTTCGTAATTTTGTACGTCAGGAACGAACCGGGTAAAGCGGTGCGAAGGTCAACGGTTCCGCGCGTTGTGGCCCCTGCTGCATTGCTCGTTGCGGCGGCAACCAGGGTACGCGGGGTTTTCGTCATCGTTGCTGTGGCCATCAGCTAATCTCCACATAGATCAGCCAGTTCTCTTTCGTTTGCCACAAAATGTCAGCATCAGTAGAAGCGCCCGGATTCGCTGCAATGGTGGTGTTGGTTAAGACCAGAATAGCAATCTGTTCCATCGAAATAGTTTGTCGATTACGCAGTAGGGACTTCGCAAAGTTCTCGCTTCCAGCCACTACATTCAGATTCGTTCCTGCATTATCTAATACGGTCTCGTCCGCTGTAATCGCGCGTGCAATCTCTCTTGCTGCAATTAAACACCGCGCTTGAAACGTCGGATCAACACTGGCGTTGTAAATATCAATGTAAGCCATTTTTAATACCTCTGTGCGCGATTGGCGCGTTTCGCATTCATCTCAAGATCACTGAACGCCTGGTTTTTAATATCCGGGCAGACATCGACCAGACACGGCCCGGACCAACCCATCGTTGGAAAACCATTGGGCAACGTACTCTCAGCGACGGTAAAGCGGTTGTACTCGTAGTAATAAACGGGAGAGCAACCCTCGGGGAAGCACAACAGGGATTCAGTAACCGGCTCCGTACATCCGCCCGGCCCGAAACACTGCGCGTTCGCGTGGGCGGCGAAAATCAGTGCGATAAGAGCGAGGTATTTCACTGTTGTTTCTCCATTCCAGAAAGCACTTTGCCATAAGCGGCTTTAATCGCAATATCCAGCATCCACGGCGCAATCTCACTTCCGGCGCTGCGCAATTCATCAAAAATCAACTGGTGCTTCTCGCGGCCTTTCGCCGGGGAATTCCACAGCAGACGAACGCGGGCCTGAATCATCCCCCAATCAACATCAATGATCGCTTGCAGTGCGCGATAAAACACTGCCGTCCAAAACTTTTTCATGGCCTACTCTCCCGAAACCGCTTCACGTACTCCAGGTATTGCTGCTGATAGGCGCGCAATTCATCGGGTGTAACCGGCAAACGAACTGTTTTCCAGGTCGTTTTGTTGTCCCAGGGTATGTTGTACGGAACTTGGCTTTTCATTTTCCGATGATCTCCATTCGCCGCTTCAGCACTCGCTGATACGTCGCTTCCAACTCGTTACGATGATTCTTTGTCCAGCGATAATAGCCGTGATACCAGACTTTATTCACAAAACCCCAGTACGTTAGCCCTCTCTTCACGATGGCGCTTACACAGCGGTCGTAGCGTCGGAGTACGATCCCGACAACGCTACTGGGGTCTGCTTTATTCATTCGCTATATCTCGATCAATCTGGGCCTGCCAATCTTTATTGCGACGATCCAGTTCATCCGCAATCGCTCGGAGTTCCCATGCTGAAAGTAGTCCGTTATAACCCGGCGCAAACCCAACAAAACCATCTTCGCCAACATCAAACTCTTTACGTTGATCAGCCTTCTGAATGAGTTGATCGGCGTTCATATTAACTCACTATCTAAACAGCCGACTGCACTCAATAATTCAGTCCGTATCTGCATAAAACGCGAGTCAGCCCGTCTCTGTCGATCCAAGCCGATAAAAATATCCCGCGTCTCGTCATACAGCATGAAGACGAGGTTGTGACCAAAGTAGTTGTAGTCCACACTGCCGTTTTTCATCCATTCCACCCTTGACGCTCATCGTACTCGGTTCCGGTGATATGGTTTTCTGGAACCTCAATACGACTGGGTTTTGATTGCATCTCAATCGGCGGCAGTTGGATGTTGACTTGGCGCTCGTTCTCACGAAACAGGAACGCCACGATAGCTGCAATCGCCATCAGCGCATCGGTAATATGAGTGCGGAGTTCGGGTTCAATCTGAATACCGAACAGTCCCGCAATTGCGAGAATTGCCAACCAGGTTGACCGCTCTTTCAATCGTTCAGCGAGCCACATTACAGCCGTACTCCCATGACTTTACTTATCAGTCCGAGATACTTCTTGCGATTGGAGAGACCACGAGTTCCTCCATTGATCATTTTTACAATCCGATTGAAGTCGCGGCGATCACACCAATCATTCATCGACATATTCTTATATTTGCGAGTCTGCCAATACCATGCGGCGGATTGACAAGCTTCAACCGGTCGTTCCAATAACTCGGGGAACGTCACGCAGTTGATCGCGGTATAATCCGCACACGCGGTATAATTGGCTCTGCCCGTGACTTGAATAATCCCTCTCCCGCAAAACCTCGCCCCATCCCCGGGCTGCGTGTTGCCTAAGTCCTTGCGCCCTTCGTAGAGTTTGGTGAAGTAAGCGTCCCCGCCCATTTCCTTTAACCACTGAAAACCTCCAGATTCGTGGGCCAGATTAGCCATCGCATAACAAAACCGCACTTCATTGGTTAAATCCATCAACGGTACGCCCACATCACGAAGGGCGGTAAATACCCCGTCTTGTGCGCGAGGGAAGAGACCTTCAATGTCGTCCCAGGGGATATTCATACCGAGAAACTCGCAATCAGTTCTTTAGGGATACAGCCCGCTTCCTTGGCTGCGCATTTCGACTCAAAACTCCCGCACAATCCCGGAAACTCATCGCAATGCAACGCGCAGTAATACAAGTCCGGGTCGTCATCACGAAAATAGGCGCACACATGACAGGCGAGGTGCGAAGCCATAATGCGTTTTTGGAGGGAGCCTTTCATCAATACAGGCCGAGAATAAATGTTGCGGTCGTGCCGGTGGCATAGACGCGAGTGGCTTTAATCTCCAAAACTGTTCCTACAGGAACCGCTTGGAAGGTCACAGCCGTTCCACCTTTCATATCGACTTTCAGGTTCCCTGCGCCGCCGACATAAAGCGCCATTGTGGTCGCAATATCGACAGTATTGCTGGGAGTAATCGCTACTGCTTCACGGTAGGAGTAATCAGACATTTGCTTCTCCGAAATAAATTGCTTTTGCTTATTCAGTAATGATATAATACATAAATCAATAAGAGGACTTGTAATGAATAAATCAATCTTTATTAGTATATTATTACTACTTGTTGCTTCAACATCAATCAGTCAGTCTATTAGCGAAAAACTGATTAAGAAAGCACCAAAAAAACCGACTGTGCTTTGTGCGAACGGCCATTGCGACTACATTACCTATTCTTGCGGAGGGAACGTAGTTATCGCATCAGTTAGATTGCACGGCGAGAGTTTTCTTGGATGGAGGCCACCTTGTCTGAATTGTTCTTACGATACAGAAGATTATCTTGCAGCAGAAGCGCTTGAAGAACAAGTTAAACGCCGGTTTCCAGACGCGAAAACCGGGTTCAATATTATCCCTATAAAGGAATAAATCTATTGGCCAATGCTCTTTAGGTAGTCCGCTGACTTGTTTTTTGATTTCCTCACATTATCAACAGCAGCTTTACCTAAAGTGCTTGAATTTTGCAGTACCCTAGCCGCGTCTTGTGGAGTGCTTCGACCTGGCTGTTGGGTAGGTGCGCGACTTCTACTGGTGTTTGGCTTTGGCTTATCATCAACAAGCGGTTCACCAGCGAACGATTTTTGAATCCCTCGCGCCACGTCCTGCATATTCCACGCTACCTTTTCATTCTGTTTACGTCTAGCTCCACTATACGGAGCGCTTTTCTTCATCATGGGTTTGATCTCCAAGTCCAGCAAGGGGAAAGGTCTATCATCACGACAGTCCAAAAAAGAAAAGCCCCTAAAGAGGGGCTATGGGATTAAGCTGCGTACTGCGCTACGCCGCGTAAACCTACGGCGGTATTCGGGTCAGCCACGCGGATATAGGCCATCAAGGTCTTCGCCCCATTCAGCACTCCATTCGGGTCAAGCGTACCACGCACGTCGCCGGTGACCGCTGTAGCCGGATCAGTGGTGACCGCAGGAACGATGGTGGCGGCATCAACCGCATCATCGAACCAAACGCTCAATACATCCGATTTGCTGGCGATCTTGTAGGGGAAACCCAGAACATCGCCAAACCCTAAGTTCAGCGTGTTCGTTGTGGCATTCCCTGCTGCGGTAATGGCGATAGACTCAATATAGGCAAACGCCTTCAAGCCGGTCGCGGCCTTCGCTGTTCCACCAGCAGTAATACTCAGAGTCTCAACCATCTTGACCTGGTACTCGTCATAACCCGTAATCGTGAGGGTCATTGCCAAAACAGCGGAGGCATGAGTCACTGCTGCGGTGATATTGCGTGGAACATCCAGCGCCATTACGGTCTGGCCGTTGACGGTTGTAGTCGTCAACGCAGAAGAAGGATCAAGCGGGGAGGTTCCGTTGGTGGCAGCGGTATAGGTTTTTGTGTCGGCGTTCGGCAATTCCGTTGTGGTCGCAGCATTCACAATCCCAGCAGCAACCGCAACTTTGGGTGCGCCCAGGTCAATCTTGGTGATGAAATCCACAGGAACGCCAGCGCGGCCATTCCGGCCAAAAACGCCGCCGTCGTAGCCACCGCCGACAAAAATCTGATCGGCGCGAGTAATCGAGTGTTTAGTGCTCATTAGAGGTCTCCAATGCCTGCTTCGCAGCAGTCAAAGCCCGTGCGGGCAGAGCAAAAATCGGGGGAATAAAAAACCCGCCGAAGCGGGTTGCAAGTAACTACATTAGAAGCAATGACTGTTATTTTGTCAATACCGTAGAAGCAGACGTAAAAAAAGCCCCGAACCGTAAGATTCAGGGCTTTTCGGGGAACGCTAAAACAACAGAACAGGGTCTATTGTTTAGCTATTCCTGGATCAATCCTCAAGCTCCGCTCGACCCGAACATCCCCCTTGGGTCACTCCAGCCGTAACTGAATCGGGTACGGGCTTTGTAAACAGCGTTGCCGGTATTAAAATCGGTATCCATACCCTTCTCCAACTTCTTGCGATTAAATCGCTTGAGGCCATCCATGCAGTCGGTCTTGATGAACCAACGATCCTGGTCAGTCAGTCGCGTAATAACGGCGGGTTCCTCCGGGAAGGTTCCCAGGGTACGAATAGCATTCGTATCGTTGTCGCCCGTACCCGGACGCAGATTGGAGCGCAACAGACGAGCGGCGACATACTCCAGATGCGGCGGGATCACCAACTTCTTGGGGCGCAGCGCAATCGGCAGATTACGATCATCGACCGCCGTGCGAATCATGATAGCGATATCTTCCAAAGCCGTCTCAGACAAATCCGCTGGGGTCGCCAGGGTATTCGAGAACGTCCCCCCGCCCAACAGTGGGTGCGCCGTTGACAGCAGAGAAACACCATCACCGCCCAAGTAACCACTGTCCGTCGAACGATTCAGGATGTTCGCGCCCATCACTTCCTCGGTCTCACGAACCGAGCGAGCCATTGCCCGAGCGTAACGAGAACCCAACTGAATGTACAGATTATCCTCAAGTGCCTCCTGAGTGATACTGAATTTCATTCCTACTGTCACGTGAAGATAACGTGCCATCCATCCTTGATGCGCGCTGTCTTCGGTAAAGACTTCGCCTTCACCCTTGATCGGCGCGGGGCCAAACCCGGTCATCAGTACGTCTTCTTCAAACGCCTTATCCGACGTAAAGACATCGAAAATCTTGGAATACTCCACCGGATATTCGTTGTACGACATACCAAAATGGGCATTAAGACCTTCTTCCAGGTCTTTCGGGAAAGAACTGCGTGTAATAGCCATGTGATGTTACTCCTTATCGTTCCCGTTAAATGCCGCCAACACCGGCAACAACACCCTTCAAGGCATGTTCGGCGAAGCTGACTTCAATCTTGGCATAAGCGCCATACGCATTATCCGGGCGGGGAACCAAACGCATGATCCGCAAACCTTTCCCGGTTAAGCCGGTTGCACCGTTCACCACCGCATACAGACCGCTCAGACCGGTTGTTGCGTTAGGGGTGCCCACATTCCAATCCACCAGGGTACCGACATCTGCCGCTGCAACAGAATCACCCTGAACCTCAAACACAATGTCGGGATCATCGTACACCAGGGCCACAGCCTCGGTGGCGCTCACGCTACCCGGCCAGTACGCCGAGAACTTGATTTCGCCATCCGCCGCCTTGTAGCGGCAACCGGCAAACACGCCGATGTTATCGACATTCTCCGCAGCCGCTTTCGCGACATTCGCGCCAGTGCCGGTCATCTCGACCACATCACCGGTATAGATTGCAGTCGCATCGGTCGCGATGCTGTACTCTGTCAGGGTGATGCAGCCACCACCTACTTTACGCACCGGCTTTAGGCCGCGCGGGCCATTTGCATTAGCCATTACTTGTTACTCCTGTCCGTCTCACGACGGTCATTATTGGGGTCAATCGTCTGCGATCTTAGGTCGCCGACCGGTTGAAACTTGTCGTTCAAACTTATCCACTTCGCCTGCGCTAAACCCATGACCTCCAGGCATCTGTTGCGACAAATAGCGCTCGATACCGGAAGTCTGATTGCGCGTCTGACGTTCAATGAACGCCCGCTGGCGACGATGGGTTTTCTCGTCACGCTCCATCAAGATCATGTCGCCGTTGCTGACAACATTGCCGTATTTGGCGTGATTGATAATGGGCGCAAAAAAACCTTGAGGAATGGTCTCCGCTGAGCGCGGCATCCATCCTTCATTCTGTTTCCTCATCAGATTGGAAACGTCTTCCGTACCTAGCGTGGAAGTACGAACCCAACGCTGAACATATCCGGGGCGCGGGTCAGGCGCGTTCGTCATCATCGGAGCCATCCACTCATCATCCCCAACAGGATCGTGAATCACGTCCGCGTTTCGGGTCTCTTGAGCGCGACTGGTGCGAGTGCGGCTATCGTCTACTGTTGACTTGTTTTCGAGAGGCATTGCGTGATTCCTAGAGGTTGTCATTCCGTTTAATCCATGCTTTACGATGAACCGCATTGTCTTTATCGAAACCATAGCGCGTCATGCTTTCGAGATCAGCGGCAGTCAGGCGGCGCACAGGGGATTTCGGGGTTGCGGTTGAGCGTCCGTCGATGGATGACCCGGCTACACCGGATTTCGGTGTGGTACGGGGCTTGGCAGGCGGTTTGGTTTCCGCTTTCGCGGTCTCTGTTTTCGTCGCCAATCGAGGGACAGCGGCTCGCAACCGCCGATCCAGTTCCGCATACATCGTAGGATCGTCCGGGCTATAACCTTCCTCTTGTAAATCAATATCCAACTGCCGTGCATAGGCCGACGCTTTCGGGTCAGACCCATTCACATACCACTGATTTTTTTTCAACCAGGCACGAGTGCCGTCCGGTAGGTTCTCAGGAACCTCGACAGCCTCTTTGGCGGGTTGGGTTTCAGGTCGGGTATCTGGAGTGGCAACCTGTCTTTGCGCCTGCTCCTTGGCGAGTTCAGAAAGTCGGCGTTTCTCTGCCATCTGGTCGCGCATTTCCAACATCCTGTCTTGCGCCACCAGTTGAGCGTCAATATCGCCTTCTTCAACGGCGCGGCGATACTCCTTGCGCGCCTCTTCGTACTGATGCTTGGCTTGCTGCTCGGAATAAGCGATTTGTTGCTGGAACTCGGAAAATTCACGGGCCGTGCTTTTCGCCTCAATGGCGTTCACTTTGCCCTGCATTTCCCGCATCGCATTTTCCAATTCCCGCTTTTCACGGGTCAACTGATCAATGCGCTTTTGTACCCGCTTCCCGTAAGATTCCTTGTCCTCACTGCTGGCCTTTTCAGTGTCGGCATCTGGGTCTTTTTTGGGTTTTTGTGCAGGTTCCGAGGGTTCGGTTTCTTCCTCTGTTTCGGCAGACGGTTCCTCTGTTTCTACCTCAACATCATCCTCAGAAAAATCCTCATCCTCATACAGCGCACTCTCATCGGTATCATCAATTACAGCCATCATTACTCCGTTCGTCTCACGACGATCCACGCGGGGGCGAAAACCGCGAATTTAACGCCTAAAACCTTTTGCTAATTCTTTTTTACTGCTTCCGGGATAACCGTAAACAGTGTTTGCGTTGCTGTAGAGTTCGGGTTGGGTACTCGACTCATGATCTCCGCAATCATCTTCTTGACCGGCTCCTGGTCAACATCGGACGCCCATACATGCCGCTGATGAATTTGCAGCGCATCGTTTTCAGTGAGGGCAACCGTAATGACAAACAGAAGTTCGTCGTTCATTAGATATAAATCTTAATGGATTCCGGGTCATCAACCCGCGCCAGAATCTCATCATCATTCAGCAGTAAGTAGGTCACGTACTCACCGGGCTTGTCTTTCTTTTTGACTTCCATCTTCTGACCGGAATAGCGACCGTGGGCCACATAATCCCCGACCTGACACCATGTCCGTTCGTTAAACTTGCTATGCTGATAACAATCTTCTCCCATCGCCAGTACGCGCCCGACATACGTTAAATGGCCTTGGGCTTCCTGGGTTTCACTGGGGAGAAGAATTCCACCTACAGATTTCTCTTGTGGCCGTAAAGGCTCAATCAATAAACGATAGCCAACAGGCTCAATAGGCAGGTTGTTTTCTGAGTTCATAATCTCTTTGTCGTCTCGACAATGAATTTAAGGCATAAAAAAACCCGCGCTTGGCGGGTTCTTTCGGTTGTGAGTAACTTATTGCAAGATCGTCTTATTTTGTCAATACCTTAATCACGATCTTCGGTTTCGAGAACATACTTTTTCACAATATCCTCAAAGCGATCTAATGATCGCTGCATCCCAAGAATAATACCGATTTGATACCGGTAACTTTCATAGGACTCGCAGCGTCCATTCACAATTCCTTCGCCCTGCGCCTGCATATCCAACTTCATCGCCTTGCGATACGCTTCAATAAAATCCATTATCGCTTCCTCTTTGGCGTTAAAACATCCTTGGGTTTCGCAGGACTTGGCATCGCCGTTCCCACTTGTGCACCTTCCACCATATCGGAAGCACCGGCCTTACGGGATCGGGACTTCATCGCCTTCTCGGTACGCTTGGGCGGGGACGGGGACTTAATAAAGTTCGGCATTGAATTGCGTGTCAACATGACTTTCTCCTAAATCCCGCAAACACCGTCTTTACAGGAACTATTCTCTTCAAAGATCACTCCGGCGTTTTTCGTGGCTTCCGCATACGGGACGGTGGTGATCGGCTGACCGCCTCGTGATCCATCCGGGTAACAGGTAAACCCGCGCAACCCGTGAGCATACTTCGCCAAGAGGTTGGCAAACTCTATCACCTTGTCCTCGTTGTTCTTCTCGCTGCCCCAGGAAGGCAGGTTGATCGTCGACGCAATCGCGTGATCGACGTATGACTGGGCGGTGTACTGGAATTGAATCCGGCGCTCCGGGTCTGCTGCTAAATCCGCCGAGGTCTCAATCTCATCCGGGTTAATCCCTTCCTTCACCAGTACCTCGGCCACAGAATCCACTACGTATTCGTGTCGCCACTGAGTTGAGTTCACTAGATAGCGGCGCTTATAGGCGACCGCAAACAGGGGTTCGATCCCCGAGGTGGTGCTGGCGAGGATTGCAATCGTGCCGGTTGGGGCAATGGCGCGATAGCCTTTCGGATGATTCAGGTACAAGCGATTACAATGCTCGTTTGCGCCGGATTCCGAATAGTCTCGATAGGCGGCAAACCACTCATGCAGTTCCGGGTTAAACTCGTAGCGATAGTTGCGCTTCAACAACCACTCATGAATCCCCATCAGACCCAGGCCAATCCGGCGATTCTTGGCGCGCACGTCATACACCTTCTCATAGGGAAGTTGGCCGCGCACCGTACCGCAAATCAGGAACTTCGCAGCCACCGCCACAATCGCCTTGAACTCCTCCAGACTTTCGATCGCGCCCATATTGATCGAACCGATGTTGCACACATCCGAATCGTCTTCCGAGGTCAGTTCGCAGCAGTTCGAGATGATCACGTCCTCGGCCATGAAGGTGTGTTCTTCGACCCCGACATCCGCACAGAACACGTCCTCAACCCCGTCGGGGTACACGCCAATCACTTCGATGACAGGGTTCTTGGTACGCTTGCCAGGAACAGGCGGGAGCGAGGTATGCAGGCGATGCCCAGAGGCCAGCAACCCGGCAGGAATGCGGTAGATGTCGCCGCCCAATTCAACCAGGAACGGATGCGTCGGGTCGCAGCGAATCGAACGATCGCCAGTCATCTTGACCTTCACCACCGGAACCTTGCTGGCCGTGCGTTGAAACACCACGTTCCTGGCCCATTGCTTCCCTGTCCAGACGGTCGTCGGGGTCTCCAGGATGTCCTTTACGGGGCGATACCCGTCCAGCGTCCCCACCAAGGTGTCGGCGCATACCGGCGCGTTCCGCAGGGTCTCGTTGCTCTTCTCGCCGAAGTTGAAGGACAATCCCGGTTCGCCGGTCATCAGGGCTTGGCGAACATTCTTGACGTAGGTTTCCGGTAACTCACCCCGATTGATTTGCTCCAACCACGCATCGTCGTAATTCAGGGAGATGTTGGTCATATCCAGGGGCGCGTTGAAATTGAAGTCGTCCCGCTTGGCATCCCAAACTGTGTAACCCTCTTTCCCAATCGGCATCTCATGCCAGTTCTTCGAGACCAGGAAATCCTGGGCATCGCCATGTTGCCAATTCAGCGACCCGTAGATGGCGCTGCGCCGGGAACCGCCCTGACAGACATTGCGCCCGATCTCGTTAATGCTGCGCATCAAGCTCAAGGGGCCACTGGCAATGCCTCCGGTTTTTGAAAGCAACTGCCCACCAGGGCGAAAAATACTGTAGTCAATTCCAATCCCACCGCCCGACATTAAACAAGAGAAGGAACGATTCGCTAATGCACCCCATTCTTCACGCGAGTCGTCCTCTCCGCGTAATAAGAAACAGTTATTTATGAAGCGCGCTTGCCGTCCCGCGTAATAAATATAGCGCCCACCCGGAACAAACTTTAAATCGGTAATGATTTTTATGAGATAGTCACGTTCTTCTTTAGAAAGAATCGGCGTTTGTTTCCCGTTCGTCCCAACGCCACACACCCCATCCACAATCGACTTGGCTTTATCCTTCCAGGTCTGCGCTTGCGTCAACGCATACTTGTGTTTGAAGATATTTTCGGCAAAGGTGGACTTGAATTCGCTCTTCATAAAGGTTCCGTGGTTACTATTTGGAATGGTTGTCAGAGATGGCGGAAGACCGTGGAATCGAACCACAAGCGGGTCAACGCTCGATCTGCTTTCAAAACAGTCTCGGCCCCAGGCCGAGTGATCTTCCTTACTGGGTGTTAAAACCACTTATTCGTTTATCGACTCGATCTTTTTATCCAACGCATCGCGCCATGTCCCCATAATTCCTGCGGCACCATCTAATTCATCCGCATGTTCTGTGATTTCGGGGAGCAAATGCGCCGCATCACGCATGGACGTTGCAGCATTGTTCGTCTCCATCTGCAACGTGAAGAGTTGATTGTTGAGCTTGTTGAGTCGGTTTAAGTCGCTGCTCATTTGAGTGATTTCCTTAGTTTGGTGGAGCGAGAGGGAATCGAACCCTCACCCAACTTGAGTTTCAAGCCGCTGTTAGCCCATCGCACAGTGTCGCCCCATTAAAGCCCCCGCACGGATTTGAACCGCGATCGGTCGGATACAAGCCGACTGCTCTACCGTTGAGCTACAGGGGCGGATTCTTACAGTATTGACGCGACTTTTTTGGCGGCATCAAGGCAGGCATTCGCGCAAGGTTCGTTACCACGTAAATCATTCAACTTGATTTGCTTACGGGCCTTGACTTGCGCAAGGCTAATCGCAGCAATCTCTTCCTCATCCAGCGCGTCACGCAAACTGCCGTTTTTTGGGACGCTGCGTAGCGCCTTGATCTGTTTTGAAGTTCCCTTGAGAATCGGGACGTTCAGGGCATCTGCGCACTTGGAATACCCGATCCCTTCAACCTCATGCTCTTTCAGGGTGTTCGTGAAACCGTGCCAGTTACCGATCTGCTTGCAGCGGGCCTCGATCCATTCCTCCGACTTTCCCTGACGACGCCAAGAGGTGGCTGCGCGCTGACGAGTCCGTTCGATACCGAGTTCTGGATTCGCTTCCTCTTGAACTCTTTCCTGGAACACATCGAGGATGGCGTGTTCGATTGATGTATCGAGGTAAGCAGCGTACTTCGTGGCGATCTTCCAATGCGCCCAGGTGCCGCCGCCATGCCGTCCGCGCTTGGTTTTTAAAATATCGCTCTGGACGACATTTAAAAAAACACAAGCATTTTCAATAAATTGCTTTGCTACTTCCGTTTCCATCCATCGTCTCGGATCACGATTCAGCGGACTACCTGCCGCTGCATAAATCGCATTCAGCGACATCATCTTGCCTTCGGCAACATCCAGCAAAAAGGTTGACCCGTTGAAGGGAACGGATATTTGAGTTAAACTGCGCTTAGTCATGACTACCTCAGTTCGGTTGAAGGTACAGTGATTAGGCCCCTCCCGTCCTGCAACGGGAGCAAGGCCGATCAATACTACCATCTTATATGGTAGAAGTAAACGCTACACAGTCGGAATTTCCTCGGGCGCATCCGGTTGCGCCTTCACATTTGTGTCATCGCTTCCAAGTAGTTTTCGTCGTTCAGAACTAAACAGTCGGTTTCCAGTACACCAGGGGCAACCGCTCTGAGAAATCTATGATTATCTCTTCTTGCTTCAACGAGGCTGCCCAAGGGAACGGCTTGGTTTTCGCCAGTAAAACTCCCCATGAGTGGGAGTCTTACGCGGTTCGATCCG